TTATTCAATAATAACATCATAAACAGTTTTTGTGATTTTTCTATTAGATTGCACCAGGTAATTACCTCTAGGCAAATCAATATCAAAAGAACCTCGTGCAACTTTCATAAGTTTACTGTGTTTTAAATCATAAACATAAGTAACTTGAGCCGCATTGTTAGTAATAATTTCAATTTTTACAACATCATTAAAAATAACTGTTTGTTCATTAACAACTTCTACACGCGGATCATTAACCCACTTAGAATTAGTTTGTTTTAATGTTGCACAAGATGAAAAACCGCATAGTAAAATAAGGCTTATAAGCCCAATACTAAATAATTTTTTCATAATGACTTTTTACTTAATTTTTATAAATGAAACAAATGTGTTTCATATTGTATCCCATGTTGGATTCGAACCAACACCGTATAGTTTTTGAAACTATTGCCTCTACCGATTGGGCTAATAGGATTTTAACAATTGTGGCAGTTGTGAGGATTGAACTCACAACCAGTGTCTTAATGTATATAGAAGATTTTGCTCCTTTAAAATTTCATAAATCTATAAACATCAATTTTTAGTGCGTTTTGTTCACTATAAAGACTATTGTTCGACCCAATTGAGCTGCCTAGTTATTTATATTTAAAATAAATTTAAATTAGCATTTATAATTATTAATTTTATATTTAAACTTATTTTTATTCCATTTTCATAATATTGTTATTATGTAAAAAAATAATAAAATTGTTAAATTCTTTTTCAACAAATTTCTTATTATATCCGCCCATATCTTTTATAATGTATAATTTATATCCATAATTTAAAATTTCTTTTTCTTTTATTTTATCCCTATTTTGAATTTGTGCTAAAGACTAATGACTACCTTTAAAATTCATTTCTTCATAATGCCATTTTCCATTCCACATAATAGCATATTTTATATCATGTATAATAATATCAGCATCCCAACCATTAAATAAAGGTAAATTATGTTCAACATTTTTAAAATATTTTTCGCATAATTCACAAAAATATATTTCATTTTTACTACGTCTAATATTTTCCATTTTTGCTATATTTTTTCTAGCTGTTTCTGAAAAAGTATTTCTTGTTTCTATTGATAAATATTTTAATTTATTTTCATGATATTCCATTTGACATTCTTTACAACAAAATTTTTTAGTATTAATTCCTAAAATATATTTATAATGTTTATTACATATATTACAAATTTTATATGATTCTGTTGGTAAAATATTATATTGATTTTGCTTACATGTATCACATTTTACTTTATTATTTGATAATTGTGCAGAAACTAACGTATCTTTTCCACAAATGTTACATTTTTTAAAAATTTTTAAATTTTTTGTAACTCCTTCATTATTTTCATTTATATGACTATTTGCACATGATTTAGAACAATATTTTGAATATTTACCATTATTATATTGATTTTCATTTAATATTAATGTATATATTTTTCCACATTTTTTGCATTTAAATGTATATTCTTTCTTTTGATATTTTGGATTAGCTTTTATATTTTCTAACCGCTATTTATTAGCATTCTATAAATATTTGTTTGTTTTTTCAATATTTTTAATTCTATTTGGATTATTTTTACATCTTCCAGTATGTCCAGCTACTTGAGTTGCTTTTTCATATTCTTTTCCACAATATTTGCACTTATACATAAAATTTAACATAATTTTAATATTTATTTATGTAGCATAAAAATAAATTGATCTAACAACTTTTACGCTCTAACCAACTGAGCTACCTCGCCATAAAAAATGGGAACTAATTAAAGTTCCCATAACGGTGAAGAATTAACGAATCTTCTCATTAGATACTGCTAAGTAATCTGCAGCTTAACTTAACCGTCACTAATGTCGGACACCTGTGCTCGGTTTTCTTTTAGCCAACTATATTTGTCGAATCAGCTGGTGAACGTCACTTTGTTTCGTCAAGTGATAAACCGATTGCAATGAAGCAATGTTATTGTACCCCGACTTGGATTCGAACCAAGGACCCACAGCTTAGTGCTTATAAAAGGTTTTGCTCCTTTAAAAATTTCTTAAATCTATAAGCTTCAATTTTTTAGTGTTTTATTCACTAGGAAGGCTGTTACTCTAAGTCCAACTGAGTTACCGGGGCATTTCAAATTGGTTTACCTTAAATGATATAACCAATTTCAAAATCATTGAATAAATGGATAAAGATCATTATCGTTCTTACGAACTCCTTTTACACGATTTGTAAAATGTCTGTCAACTGAGAATACCAAACCAGATCCAATTTCTTTGACAAAACCTTTAAGCCAAATATCATATGTTCCTTCACCGTCAAAAGTATTAAATTGATTTGCAATAGAATCATTTACACGACGCATTGCTTCAATTTCATCCTTATTACCACGAAGAAGAACATCATTCTTGTATGCAACCTTAGCAGTTGTATCATTAAACAATACAGAATCACCTACATTCAATGCAAGAGCTGCTTTACCATTCATTTCATAAGAACCTTGTGGAAAAGTTACTTCAAATTGTCCATCTCCATCACCTGTAAGCTGAACGCCATAAACCAAACCAAATTGAGTTCCACATGAAGTGAATACCATACTGCTAATAATTGCAAGTGCAATAAATAAAAATTTTCTCATGTTTCTAATTAGTTTTTATTTTTTATTTTATATTTTCATAATCTTCTGGTGTTGGGTTTGTTATAACTTTTTCAACCTTTAAAAAGAATTCAGAAAGCTCAACTTTACCATTTTCACATTGCTTAATATAATCCTCGGCTTCTTTTCTTGTCGTAAATAATGCTTGTCCTTTTATAGTACTCCATGTTATATTAAAATCTTCTTTTGTTGAATTATTATAAATTTGCGCAATATTTGAATTATGCTTTCTAACAATTTTATCCCAAAACTGTTCAGACATTGTCGGAAATATAATTTTATGTTCTTTATCATAATTAATATGGTCAGTACAATCAAACCAAATATTACATTGAGAATCATCTTTAACTGCACTTGTTAAATAAAGATATCCAACTTCAATAAAAGTATTTTTCACAGATCCATCTTTCATTCTTTTTGGTGCACAATTATAAATTAACTTTCTTGGGTGAAATTGTGTTTTCTTAAAACCACCATATTTTTGAATAACATATCCTAAGTTATCCCAAATGCTCTCTAATGAATCAATTTTCATTTTTAATATAATTTATTATTTCAATTATTTTATTACATTAAATTGAAATTGTTTATTTATTAGTACCCCCGCCCCGATTCGAACGGGGAATGGGTGGTTCGTAGCCACCTCGTTTGTCCGTTAGCGTACAAGGGCATGGTCAGGATAGAAGTTTTTACGGGTTGTTCTCCGACCTCTCCCACCACTGAGAGCGCCCTATTTACATACATCTGCATTTCCACCTCAATGTTTGCAACCATCTCTGCTTCCATAACTTTCATGTTTTAGAATCCAACAAACCGTTTCATATTGGCGTCCCGCAACTACTAATGATTGTTTTCATCAACCCCGTATCTGTGCTATATCCTGGAGCGAGTGAAGAGATTCGAACTCTGGTCCGAGGAGAGACAGTCCCCAATAATAACCACTATACGATGATGTCATTATTAACTAAAATATTATTATGGGAGTTGCACCCATATAACTATATGCATTTTTTGGTCGATTTCTACTCCAGGGTCCGAACCCTCATGTATTCTATTACTCAATACTTTGCTTTTCATTTAAGGAATATATTTAGCGTCTGACCTAATATATTAGTTAAAGGTACTATATTTATTTAATGTTGTTATAGCCAACAACAATCTTACCCACGCGTTTACCTGTTTCGCCATCACAGTAGGATCCACTTCTTAAAGAATGTTATTAATTAGAAAGTGTTGCAACATTTATAAATTTATTAAATATAACATTCAAAGTGAAACACCATGAGTAGGATTCGAACCTACAAGTCGTTTCAGACATGGGCCTCTATCTCTTTTTTCTTTAAAAATTCTAAAAATTCATCAAATTTTTCTTGTACAAATGATTCTTTATATTTACCTAAATCTTTAATAATATATGGCGTGTAACCATATTTTATTATTTCATTAATTTTAATATTATCTCTATTTTGTACTTGTTCTACAGAATGTTTTTTATTAAGTTTTTTATAATGCCATGGGCCATTCCATAAAATTGCATATTTTATATCATGTATTATTACATCTGCATCCCAACCATTAAATATTGATTTATTATGTTCTACATTATTAAAATATTGCTCGCATAATGTACAAAATTTCATTTCATTTTTTGAACGTCGTATTTCTGATTGAACTTTTGCAGAATGCTTACCAGCTTCTGATAATTTTTGTCTAGTTTCATCTGATATAATTTTATTATGTATACTAATATTTTTACAGTCTGTACTACAAAATTTACTTAATGACGTTGGTCTATACTATTTTCCACAACAAGCACACGTTTTTAATTTATGTTCCTCTTGTTTTTCTTTTGACCCGTATATTTTATGTATAACTCCTTTACTTATTTTTTCTTTTGTCTAATCTGATACAACATGAGAATTTGCACAACTTCGTGAACAAAAATGTTTATATTTTCCTTTATTGAAATTATTGTCGCTTACTATTACTGAAAATTCTTTTCCGCATTTTGCACAAATAATTTGATGTTCATGTATGTTATTTTGTGTATTTATAGCACGTAATTTACCTAAATAACGATATGTATTAGCACCATTTCTAGATAAATATGAATGATCAATTTTATCATAATCTGGATTTAATTTACAATGTTTTTCGTGGTTTTTAACATTTTTAAATTCTTTATTACAATATTTACAATTTCCCATAATTAAATATAAATTATTTTTATATATTAATATATTATATTTATTTAAGTTGTGGAAATAAAAATTGAACTATCCATTTTTAAGCTAATTTGTGGCGTGGGGAGGACTCGAACCTCCGAGGCTTACGCAGTGGGTTATGAGCCCACCCAGATACCAGCTTCTGACACCACGCAATATAAAATTAGTTTTCATGTTTTGTCCTGACCATATTATTTGTTCGCACGATATGGAGGTTACTGCATTTTGACAAAAAACTAATAAAACCAACACTACAGCCTTTCACGTTGGAATGGAGGGACTTGAACCCCCGACCGCGAAGGTATAAGCTTCGAACTCTGACCGACTGAGTTACATTCCATTATTATACGTCTCTCCGTATTGTCACCAATCTCGAATGCACGCGGTTCTCCGTCCATTTGGTAGTGCCCATCCAAATCCCGAACTTACATATAGTAATCGTTGAATTGTAAATTTATAACTGATTGATTATCAATTAGTTGTAGCGGGTAGGGGAGTCGGACCCCTCTTGCAAGAATGAAAATCTTGAGTACTACCGATATACGAACCCGCCATTTTAATTATTATATCTTATATTATTAAAAAGTTTCAAAAAATTTGAGAGCCTAGGCTTCTATCATCTCTCCTGGCATACTTCAACCGAGTCTACTAGATATGCTTTGTAAGGTTACTCTACCACCTTCAAGATTAAAGTTAATTAACTGGTTTTTATAGTTGTTTTCCTTCAACTATTTGTAAGTGACTTTTGTTTTTAACATGGAGTACCACTCGCATCGTCTCCATTACTATCTCCGTGTACTTTGGAAATAAAAATTAAAATCATGTGTTTTAGTCCATTTATGTTCTAAGACCAATTTCAGGCCAACTATCACTTGGAAGTCTGACTAAATGCTTCTGCGCGATGTGGATTCGAACCGGTATCTCATGATTTATTTAATCTGTTAGTTTATGTAAATTTTATAACTAATTGTTTTTTAATTATTTAATTCGTAGGGTAGGGGGAGCACGATTCCCCAACCACTAGTTCCCAAAACTAGCATTCTAACCAATTGAACTACTACCCTATAATTATTTTTTAAACATTTTTCTTCCTTTTACCCAACCATTAGAAATATATTCTTCTAATTGTTCTTTCTTTATTTTAATAGATTCTTCATCATTATGAATCCAACATGTACCAAATTGAGAATTTTTTTCGCCTTGCTAATGATGTATTTTTAAAAATGTATTATGCATTTTTTGTTTAGATTCTTCTTTATGATGTTTACCTTTCCAAATTGATACTAATTCACCATTTAAATATCGTGGATCATCTTTAGATACTAAATAAAATTTTCCAGATTTATCTTTTACAGGTACATTATTCGATGATGTGGTTTCATATTCATTTTTATTGTATAATTCTTTTGGTATCCAACAAAATTCAGTTTCACCTTTTTTTCTACAACATATATATCCCTTATAAGCACTAACTAATTCTTTATTTAAATATCGCTAATCATTTTTAGATATTAAAAATGTATTTCCATCTTTATCTTTTACTAATACCTAATTAATAGTATTCCAACCTTTACCTCCACCTTCAATATTATAACAATTAGGGTCTTTAATTAATTCTTCTGTTATATAATCAGCTTCGTATTCAAATGCCTCTTTAGCAGTATCAAAAAATTTTAAATTCTCCTTTGTAAAATTTTCCATACCATATTTTTTATATGCATACTATAATCTTTTTCCAGAACCCATATAATTATCATTTATATTATCGGTATTATGTACGCCATAATAAAAATGATTATTTATATTATTTGTTATTTTATAAAAAATATGATATTTTCTTTTACTTCCTTTAACGCTTTCCATAATTAGTTCGAATTACTTTATATTATATTTATTTCGAACTAAAAAATAATTTTTTCAATTTTGTTGTCTTGGTTGGATTTGAACCAACGACCTTCATCTTATCAGGATGACAATCTAACCAGGCTGATATACAAGACAATTTAGATTAATCGCGAGAAGTATGGTAAGTTTAATTTGCAATTAAATAAAATAGGAACTCCTTTATGCAATTAATTTTGTTGCCCTGGAGGAGTTCGAATCCCCAACCTTCTGAACCAAAATCAGACGCTCTAGCCAGTTGAGCTACAGGGCAATATAAAAATGTAACCTTTCAATTATCCACCTGGCCAGGTATGAATAATCCGTGCTCTCAGAAATCGTGGTTAATTACTCCTCGATTTGGTTACTCACTGAGGCAAGTTTTGCTTATCGTTCAATCTTTTATTACGTCCAAGTTTTTATAATTTTAGTTTCGTCTAACAATATGGCGTCTTAAATCACAATATAAAACCCGAAGAAAAATATTTTGAGCACCATCCCGGAATCGAACCAGGATCTCAAGATTACAAATCATGTATAATAACCGTTATACTAATGGTGCAAATTTCAGATTTTACTTTAATCAGCTAAAGAAAATCTGAAAAAGAAATCTTAAAAAATTAATCTGCGCTTTCTAATTCTATAAAGCCCGTCTTCTACAACAAAAAATCCGGTGGTAAAGCTACGAGTTTTTTCAACAGCCGACTGCAATAAATTCTACTTAGACAATCCTAAATAAATTGTCTTGAATTTACCCCCCTTATTGAAAAACTATCGTCAATGTAGTCGATTAATTTTTACTCAATCAATCTATAATTTATGTAATTAAAAATAAGTATATTTGAAAGTCTTGTGTGTCTGTCAACTTTCTGGGACCATCTCACATTCAACTTGTCCTTTGTACAGTGTATTACCCTCAACTGCCAATGGGTTTTTAAAGTTGTTTTCCTTCAACTATAAGTGTGAGAGCCACGCACCATCTCTCTCATATGATACATCGTGCTATTACTACTCTATACAATTACTCCTACTGTATCATCAAATGATAGAAGGTTGCTGGGTTTATTTAAGTTGTTTTCCTTCAACTATTGTTTTGGTTATATGATGTTTTATATCATTCATTAAACTACCAAGGCAGAACCTCAGGTCAAGCGATACGAATTTGACTACTTCATATAACTGGGTTTTTAAGTTTTCCTTCTTATTAGAGCCGGAAGCGGGAACCACCCACTAGGTTATCATAGCAATCACCGGCGTTGTTTTGAAGATTATTAAGTTCTCCTTCTTATAGTAATTATTAACACGAAGGACTTACTGTCTACCATGCAATGCCTCTATTTCAACACAGAACTAACGTTCTTGACGCGGTTGCGACGCTATGTGTATGTTAATAATTGGTTATAAAGTTTTTCCTTCTTATAGTTAAAATATATCCACCTAATTTAATTTACGCACTTCTTAAATTAATTACGACTATTCCTTTTCATTACCTTGTGCAAGTGGTAGATTCTTATGGTTTTTATAGTTGTATTCCTTCAACTATTTCCGCTCCCGTTAAAGAAACTTATAGATTATCTAGAACCCTATAAGGAAGAAACTTACAGCCCACGGTTGCCCTCAGACTCTTTGAAGTGTTCGTTATTTAATGAGGCTTTCTCCCTCCGCAACACGAGTAATTTAATTTAATCTAATGCAGTTCTCTGTGTGTTTTCTGCCAGATTTTTTAAGTTGTTTTCCTTCAACTAAGAACTCCCAATCAGATTCGAACTGATGTTACCACCCGGGAGCGTCCTAAACCACTAGACGATAGGAGTAAATTAGGTTTATTTAAGTTGTTTTCCTTCAACTAAGATGTTAGTCACCTTAAAACTAACTTTAGATTACTCTCTGACTTAATAATCATTTCAGGATTAGCGCCATAGGTCAGACTTATTAGATTTTACATCATCAACAACCAGAGCCTGCGGTTTTTATAAATAATTAATAAGGATTTGGCAAGTTGTTTTCCTTCAACTATAAAATTGGGAGAGCGAACCAGCCCACGAGTCTACCTTTCTCCCGCTATTTGTATTCTCAATTCCCCTACTTCCAAGGAGCGACCTATTCAGAGCCTCAACAAATATTGTCTGGTGACGTAATGCCAATTTGTACAAATAGAGATTCCTCGACCTTTCTAAATTGTTTTCTTTTAACTATTTTGCCATCTATCCGAGTTACGGCCTCGGTTCTACCAACCTACATTGGTGCTTCAGCGTTTTCAATTCAAAGCTTATAGATGTACCACCAGCGTTACCTGGAAAATGTGTGGAGTTTCGTCTTTTTGTTTGCGCCATGGAATTTTATCCCCACTAAAGAAACCAGGACCTACTACGGATGTTTTACAACCAATTCTAAACTACAATATTAGCAATTAACCAAGTTTAATGAGTTTTGAACTCTGCTAATATGTGATGGATTTGAACCACCATTCTTCCTCGCGCAACCGGCAGGATTCGAACCTGCGAACCTTTCGGGGCAGATTAGGATGATATATAAGATTCGAACTTATTTACAGCCATTACTATATCATCTTCAATTTTTTAGTGTTTTATTCACTAAACAGTCTGCTGTCGTTGGCCACTTGACTACGGTTACAATTTTATATCAACAATATATTTCTGTTTAGATCTTTGTCATTTTTCCCAATTAATACCTCGATCTATGTTTCTGTTTTATGTTGATAAAGTGGATGCAGTAGGATTCCAACCTACATAGCCTGTTACTTCTCCTTATCTCCCTCATTAGAGGTTTAAACGATTTAGATTTTCTCCAGTAGCACATGCCATCTGCTTCACGCATCCAATTACGACTCAACTCCTAATCCCTTAAGGGTGACGCTTGTTGTGTCAAAGCGTTGCGGCTTTTGTATCAGTATAAACACCTTCACAGGAGAAATTACTGATACGAAATATATTTGACTTCCATTTAAATTTCTTTAAATAGAAAAATAATTTCTTTCTTTAATTTTAATCTCAATACGTCAAGGATCGCATTTAAATGTTTCATGCAAATTTCTTTGCAATTATCATTTATTATTTTATATAACAGTTTTCAAAAAAGTTTATTTTCTTTTTCAAAAAAGTTAATAAAAATTTCAAATATCACTTTGTCATTTTTTTGAATGACGATGCAAAATTACAACTTTTTTCTTAAACTAAAAAATAGAAGTTAAATTTTGCTTTATTTTTTTGAGGTTTACTCAGGATTCGAACCTGCCACCCAAATATGATTTTATTGTGCGCTTATCATATAAGTTCCCAGAACTCAAGTGGAATAATAAACCTTTATTTCAATTTGTTAAAGAACACTCTTTTTTAATTTGGTAATGCAAAATTACAACTTTTTTCTTAAACTAAAAAATAGAAGTTAAATTTTGTTTTATTTTTTAATTAAAAATTCCTTGAGTTTATTGTAAACCCAAGGAATTTCTTTTATATATTGTGTTTCCTGATATTAGGGTTTACCTCTTCAGCTAATAATTGGCATCATTATAAAGTACAGATGGTTGTTCTGTTGATGGACGTTGTTCACCAATTGTATTAATCATCATACTATGTTCTCTATAATTTTGCATTTATTATTTTTTAATTTTATTATTTATTTTATTTATTTTTAGAAAAAAGTTTATTTTCTTCTAATTATTTATTTTATTTATTTTTCTGGTGTTTCTGATATTTCCACCCTCTTTTTATCGGATAATTCTTGTGTGGCATGTGTTTCATAAGCATTATCTTCATCTTCATCATCTCCAACTCTATAATCTTTAAGGTCATTCATAATTTCATAAATCTTGATTTCTCTCATCATATCTTCAAAATATGTAAGAATATCGTCAATATCCCTGGCCTTATCATCAAAATGACTTTCAGAATCAAAATAATCTCCAGTTTCTGCACAGAATTTAAGAATAGTTAATCTTTCAACAACATAATCATAAATCTCTTCTTTAGTATGATTACAATAATCATGTGAATATTCCCAGCCACAATACCAGAGTTTGCCATCTTCTTTCCACCTGTCATATGCAAATTGTTCCTCAGATTGATTAATTTCATTTTCAAGCCCGGCAAGATAAAGTTTAATATTAAAAACTGCATTCTTAACATCTGGAACTCTACTTAATTTTTCTTGGGTTTCTGGAGGCATTAAAGTATAAACTTTCAAAGAAAGCCTATATTCTCCATTAGAAGAAAAACCATATATTCCTTTATTTTTCTTATTATATTTGTCCATTACTTCATTGGACATTCCTTTAAAATGAACTTCATATCCCATAATTGTAAAAAATTAAAGTTTTATAAATTATAATGAAAATTATTTTAATTGTTTAATTTCACGTTTTACTAATTTCCTATCATCATCTAATTCTTCAACCATGTAATAATTAGGCATCGTATCTATTATATATATTTTAACATCTTCAAAATGTTCATTTACTAATTTGATTCCATCTTCATCTTGTGTAGGCATTTCATAACCATTAAAATCATAACAAATTGGTGTCTGACTATGAGTATGCCCAACTATCTGAACCATCTTCTCACCATCTTTATTAATTAAACTATCTTCATTCAAAGAACGAGACCGGCACCAAATAGGACTTGCATATATTGTGTTTCCATACATATCGCCCCCGCCTTTATAAGTAAATTTGAATGCTTGGTGATTCATTTCATTAATAAACAAATATGAATCTTTATCATATTTGTCTCCTAAATTCTCTTTTAACCAAGTATTTGTTACACCTGCATGAGAATATATAGTATTGTTTATTTCATCGACATAAACAAATTGTAAATGTTGAGAATAATTATTCAAAATAAGTGCATTCTTACGTGCCATAGATGAACGATACCCTGAACATTTCTCAAACCAGTGATTATAATGAAAATCATGATTGCCAATTAACATCTTAAAATCTCCTTTTTTCAAAGCAAGATGTTCACCACGCAAATCAAGAATATCCCGATAACATTCATATATACTGTCATCAGAACCATGAAAATTATCAAAATAATCTCCAAGCATTATAACCTCATCAGGATTTTCAAGATCATAAATCTTTTTGAATCCATCCCAATGTCCATATATGTCACCTATAACTAAACGTTTCATGATTAATTTCTTATATATTCATATATAATATTTAATGCATTTCCATATAAATCACCATTACGCAATACTTCTTCAACCTCATCCTTTGTTACACCGGCTCCATTTAGAACCTCCATACAAATAGAATCATTGTCATTTATTGTATTATTGGCAAATGAATTAAAACAATTCCACCAGCCTTTATCAAATTGCGTCATAATTAATCTTCAAAATCTTCAGGATAAATAAACATACCACGAATTACATCATCAAGTCCATCATAATACACTAATATGCATGGATAATGAGACGGTTTACTATCAAATTTTAAGTATTCTTCATAACTAGTTCCTTTATAAAGTGTAGCACCATTATGACATTCAGCGCCATTCTCAATATCGCAACATTGAGACCCATATTGTCTAGATATATAACCAATTTGTTCTTGCTCACAATAAGCAAAATACTCTTCATCAGAATGTAAAAGTTTCTTTTCCATAATTATTTTATTTTAATTGTTAATTCAACTTTAGTTGGTTCTGCATCTTCCCATTTGACTTGAGGAAATTTATCATTTTGAATTTCTTCAATATAACAATTTTCGATTTGATTATCAGGAATTGCCCAATATCCATTTCCGTGGATATTAAGTTTATATGGTGTAGCACCCATAACTAAATTTAGCATTCCATCTTCATTTCTTACTACAAATGCCATAATTTTTTTCATAATTTTTAATATTTTTAATGTTTATTAAACTATATTTCAATACCCCAAAATAAAAACCCAAAAACAACAAATTGTTTTCTGTGAAAAATTATTTAGTTATATTTAAAAAATTACCTCAATCTGACAATATTACAAATTGTTCAACATAATTTCTGTCTTGTGACAAAATAGGCATATTATAATCAATAACCCATTTAGAACGTGTTTTTACATTTTCTGTATAATAATTTTTAATACAAGCAGAACCACGTTTTTTAACAGTATCTAGATCATTCCAGTTAATTCCTTTTTCAACCATCAATTTATCTTGCAACATATTACAACTTAAACCGTGCATTTGTTTTTGAGAAAATTGAGATTGTGCCAGTGATTGAATTGAATTTCTTGTCGCGTCTTGCTGCCGCCAAAGTATACAGTTGCAAACATCCTCTTTAGGAACATTAAATGCACGGCAATCAAAATATGCTCCATGTTTAGTAAATGCATCCCAGTGTTTTTTAAACAATTCTTCTTCATTTCCTGCATTTATTGCATTATATGCAAAACATTTGTTAAAATGCATACTTGCCATTGATGCTGCAACTGAACACATCTTTTGAACCTCATTATCAAACCATTGACTTGAATTCAAATTTTTATAATCAACCAATACAAGGGTGATTTCATCCGATTGCGTATATCCAAATACACAACCTTGAATATTTTCACACAAATATTTCATTGTATCTTGCATAGATTTAATCATTACATCATCAAAAGGTTTTGCAAATCCTTTAGTAAATGTATGAAAATGACATCCATCAAGACGAAGAATAACTGGCATTCTTTGAACTAATGAAGTTTTACTTACTGCCTCATATCGCTTCATGCGATCACCGAGACTATCTTTACTTCGCTTTTTCATAATCTTTTAATATTACTTGAAATTGTTACCGTTGCTTTATATGGAACATATTCACCATTTTCATCATATTCTGTATTATCATCAAATAAATCACAAAGATTTTTATCAAATAACAGTGTTACATTTGCTCTACCATGTACATCCCATTTTACATAACCATCCTCCAACTCATAAAATGGTATATCATTTTCCCATCCAAGCATAACATCATCTAATCTACGTTTCAAAACATAACATTCATATGTTGCAGTATGATTAATTTTATCTAACAAATCTCTAATATCATCTTTTTGTTTTTTAAGAATCTCTTCAACATAATCATCTGCTATATCAGCCGCATATTCAGTCGTGAATACAACTTCTGCGCACATATCATTATTTAATACGGGTAACATATTAAATAAACCGTTCCAACCATCACAATATGTTTCTTCGATTATTTTGCAATCTTTTGCATTAAAGTTGGAAAAAACCGGATACCAATTTTTTGAAAACCAATCATCATATGTCATCTCTTTGTTTTCTTTCATATCTGCATACATCTTTCCATAATCTGGTTTTAACTCATATGGTGAAAGAATATAGCGAATTTTATGATTTTCGTCTACATTACAGCAACTATCATTATCACGGCCAAGACATTTTTCTTGACGATATAAATACATCAAAGTTTGATTTTTTATTTTCATAATTAGTATTTATTTTTTATTATTATGATGCAAAAATAATATTTTATCTTTAAACTAAAAAATAGAAGTTAATCTTCACTTGCTTCAATTTGTTTTTGAATTTTCTCTTTAACTTCTTCCCAACTAATAGGTTTATAATTATTATTATCTACACCTACATCATACTGAGTGGGCATCAAATACTGAAGTCTATAAGTGTCTTTACCGAGAATTTCTTTCACTTCTAGGTCATTTATATCGTCAATATTATAATGTTGTGGCTGAGAATGTACATGCCCAAATAATTGCCATACAGCTTGCTCACCGCGATATGATCCACCATAACAAAGGAATGGGTAATGATTCAAATAAACTGCGCGTCCGTCAATATAAATATACATCTGAAATGCAACTGCTTCAAATTTTGAAATATATTCTTGACGCAAATTTTTCATATCATGATTTCCAAGAATCAAATAAATATGTCCGTTCAATCTATCAAGAACATTATTCCAAACTTCAGAACCACCCCATGCAAAATCACCAAGATGAAAAACAATATCATCTGAACCAATAACAGCATTCCAATTCTCAATTAACACCTCGTCCATTTCTTCTACATTAGCAAATGGGCGCTTACAGTATTTAATTATGTTGGTATGGTTCCAGTGAGTATCTGAGGTAAAGAATATCTTCACCTTAGATGAATCAAACTGCAAAATTTGTTTCTCGAAATATCGACTAACTTCACTCATATTATTTTTAGTTTCATAATTATGCCGGTCCAATAATTGCAAGAATTTTCTCTGCGAAATCAGCTGCAATTTCAGATTGTGTTCTAACTTCACTATAACCATATGCATGTCCATCTTCCCAACCTTTATCAACACATGCTTTAGCTATTGCACGACCAAAATCATATTCATTAGCAATCTCTTCAATAAGATTTTCACGAAATTGTTGATCTTCTTTACGACGCTGCTCTCGTGCAGCAAGTCTTTCTTCTGTTGTCAATTGTAGTATTTTTAATTATAATTATTTATTGTTTGTTTTGTTGCTCCTGCAAGCATTGATGCATTGTTTCTTTTGAGTTTTATTTCTCCCATAGGTTCCCAATCACCATTGCTTCTAACTGCAGTAATAAAACCTTTGGCATTGTGTTCTTTCATTGCCTTTTTAGCTGCTGGAAGACTATAAAATTCTTCATGATAGCCTTGTTCGTTTGAAACTGTGTAGATTCTCATAACTATATTATTTTTAATTACAATGCAAAATTAATAAAAATATTTCAAAATAAAAAATAGAAGCTTTATTTTTTAGCCTCTATTATTCAAAATGATAATTCATATTTTTAGTTATATATTGTTTGTCTATAGGCTGCTTTGTATAATATCCCCATTCATATCGAGGATCATAAAAGAAATCAATTTTATCTAATAAGTCTTTTGCATTAATGTTTAACAAAACATAATGTCTATTATTTCGAGGGTCTTTATTTGCAAGACATAATTGCTCACCAATATTCATTATTTCATAATTATCTGCAGTTCCTTTAATTAAATGAATTTTAGGTGGATATGAAAATATAAAATTATTAGATTTCGGTATCAATCCATTTTGCATAATACTGTTAAAATTATAAAATGGCGTCCAGTGTTTCAATAAACTGCATTTTTTAATTTCTTCATTTACTACATCTTGAAACATTGGATCAAAATGCAATGATTTGAATACATGTTGATCCATAATTGTGGTTTCATCATATGAAAATGTCCAGCCAAATGCTTTCATTCCTTCAATAATAAAATTAACATTATCAAATTTATCTAATATTAAAACACATGTTTCTATTTTATTTGCAGCAATTAGTGTTTTAATCCAGCCGGGTTCTAATCCTAATAATGATCTCCCAACTTTTGTAACTTCTTCAATAGAATACGTTCTTGATGGAGTTTTTTCTAGTAATTCAATTTTTCCTTCATTAAGCATAAATGGACCACCAAATACCTTAGCACTAAGAAATCTTAATGGAAATTTATCATAATATTTTAATGCTTTTTCATCATCTAGCAATTCATCTAAATCAAATATATAATTAATTTCATCATAATCATCATTATAATGTTCTAATGGTAAACCTTCATTTAAAGTTTTTTTAACTTCTTTTGAAACCGATTTCATTATTTTATTGTATAAATTCTTTTTATTCATTGTCTATATATACAATTTTGTTATTTATTATATGAAAAAAGAGAGCAAAGTTTCAAATTTTTACTCTCTTAAATACTATTTTCGTACCCCAAGAGGGACTCGAACCCTCGCGTAATTAAACCATGCGCCTTAGGCATGTGGCTATACCTATTCGCCTACTGGGGTGTATTTATTTTGCGGAGATCCCCGGTTCCGACCCGGACACCCGAAGGTGCGATCCGCTTAGCAAGCGGTCCCGTCTCCTCGACAGTTGGTATCTCCAATAATTTAATATGTGACCGTAGAGAGATTCTAACTCCCGATGCGGATTTCTCCAATGGCATTTGCAGTGCCATACCTTCGAACACTCGGACATACGGTCATATTATTTTTTATCATAAAGATATGTTAAATCATTACCATATTTTTCATAACAATAATTTAAAATATCTTTCATATCTTCTTTATATAAAACTTTTATATGTTCTCTTTCAACTATCGGAAGCTTTAATTTCCACTAGTCAGTAATTCTACCTTTAATTTCTATAATTTCATTTTCATTTATTATAAAATCTGGATAATATCGATGTTTATTTCCTTCATTATCATAATAATCAAATACTTTATCACATCTTTTTATTGGAATATTATTATCATTACAATATAAAATATAAGCTAATTCCCAAGTGCTATCGCAATGAATTCCATTATATTTTCCATGTTTGCATATTCCTGAATTTTCTCTATAACCTCCAGTTATACCATTTCTTTTTTGAGTTTGAACTATTTTAGCAATTCTTTCATCTGTTTCAGCTGTTAATCCTTTACACCAACCAACCAATTCTCCAGTTTTATACATTTTTCGTTGGCTTTCAATACCTTTATAACAAATTTTTAATAATTGCTCTTTATCAAGATTTTTAAAATTATACTAACTAATTTTTAAATTTTTATATATTGGTGCCGATTCTTTACCAATAGCTGCTCTATGTATATTACATCGTGAAAAATGACCATTAATCGAATTACCTTTATTTGTTTCGAAACCACATTCACATCTAAAAATTTTTAATTCTTTATTAAAATATTTTGATGAAAAATCTTTTTTCTAATATTGTTCACACCATCTTGCATGTGAATTTAAACTACTCTATGTTTTAAATCGTTTACCGCAATTACATATATACTAATAATTAATTTCATTTTCCTATAAAATACTTAACTATTTTTGTTTTTCTTCCTAATATATTTTACAAGATGTTTTATGCCCACCTAATGATAATTTATTATTAAATTCTTTACCACAAATACATTTAAAATTTTCCATTTTAATAATACTTATTTTTTATATTATATTTATTTATGGAATTATGGTAAAAATGGTATGTTCGCTTTAATTTTAAATTGCGAACCAGGACGGTACTGCCCCGCCTACACCATCCTCTTCAGGGATGTGCTCTACTATTTGAGCTACTGGTCCATATATTAAATCAATATTTCAATGTTCGCTTTTATTTGTAGTCCCTGTAGAATTCGAATCTACGACTTTTTCCATGTAAGGGAAGCACTCTAACCAACTGAGCTAAGGGACTATTTTATATTTTGTGCGTCCGGTGGAACTCGAATCCACGACCCTCTGATTAGGAGTTCATGTAAGAATCGAACTTACATACATCCATAATGAACTCTGAGATTTTTTAGTGTTCTCATCACTAGAAAGTCAGATGCTCTAAAACCGACTGAGCTACGAACGCGTTATTTCAAAGATCTTATTTGTTGCATGCCGGGTAGGATTCGAACCCACGTGAGAATATTAAAATTCTAATAATTTTGGAGATTATGTGCTTCAACCAACTTGCATACCGACATATATTAGCAATATATTAAAAAATTAAAAGTTCCTTAATCTATGTGATTAAAGAACTTTAAAAATGTCTAATCCTTAAAAATGTATAATCTTTAAAAATGTATGTTCTTTAAATCACTATATCACTCCTCTTCCAAGCACAAACCATTTACAGCTAGCCACCTTTTTAAGGCTGCTAAATGCAAAACTACTCATATGTTTAAAGCCCTTCATCATTGTTTTAATAGTAATTTAATTATTTATTCTTTTTATTTAATTATTTATTTCTTTTATTATTTATTATATTTTATTTTTGAAAAAAGTTTATTTTATAAGTTTTAAATTATCATTCCATTTAAGTTTATCAACATATTCCTGTTTAGCTTCTGCCGCAGACATTGGCTTGAAGCACCGATGATTTCCATTATAATAATACCATTTCCTATCAGCAGTATGAATAGCAGACGCGTCACCTTCAATTTGATAAATTTCAATAATATCAACTTCTTTTGGAAGCCATGCACCACTGTCTACACCAAATTTTTCATCAAATAATTTGTTATATTGTGCTTCTACCTCTTTATATTCTGGTGTTCCATATTCAAGAGAATCCATCTTTTTAACAATAGGTCCCCATACTGGATCTTTAAGACAATTTTCTTTTCCATTAACCCAATTATAATCAATTACACGAATAATATACTTTCCGGGTTTCTCAATACCTTTACAAGTATCATCACCAAATTTTCCTTGGAATTCAATTCCAGTTACATCAATAAAATCTGTTTTCATAATTTTGTTAATTTTAAAAGTTAATATTATTTTTAATTTCAATGCAAAATTAATACTTTTCACTTAAATTAAAAAATAGAAGCTAATTTTCTTTTATTATTTTTTGAAAAAAGTTTATTTTCTTTTTGAGAACATTGTTAAAACTGTTATAGATTTTGGTTGAAATGTATTTAATATATCGCATGCATTTTTAATTGTTTGTCCACGAGAAATACTATCATCTAATAGCAAAATATTATGTTGATAAATTTCTTTAGCATATTTACCTCTAGAAAATTCATCGCATGCAAGACTTTGTGTAATATATTCTCTATATGGTTTATTAATAGGCAAAAAATGATATGTAAATTTTCCATTTCTTAATCGTTTCATTTTATTAAATGCTTTTTTCATATCATTCATTGCATCTTCATAATCGTGTCGAGTTCTTCCAAATTTCTTTCTAAATGGAGAATCTAACGCATCAATATTTTCCCAAACCTCTTCAACTGTTAATTTTCTTAATAAATCATTGACTATACTAGTATCTTTTTTGTAATGTTTAATTGTATCAGCAATTAAAGTATTAACCGAACTTCCAGATGGAATAACAACTGTTATATCTGAATTATGTGTTGCTAAAAATTTTTTAACAATTTGTTCAAATAAATATATGAATTTGTTTTTATCTTTTTGCGTTTTAAATTTCCAACCATCTTCCCCTTTAAATGCATATAATAATGGATTACCATCTTTATTATCATAACCGATAAGTCCTGGAGTATTTTTTCTTTGAAAAATAGACCATACCTGAACATTTGGGTAAATTTCTGTAATATCAACAGTTGGATTATCTTGTATAGATGTATTTACATTATTTTCTATTGGAGAATACTCTACTGTTCGTGTATACACATCATACTTAATTCCTTCAAATAAATCTTTTTCACTTATTAATGCAGAAGATACTTCTTTTTTAACAATAGAATTAATTAATGAATCCGTCTGGGATTCATTAAGTTCTTTTGTTTTTTCTAAAATATTAGATACAATTTTCTTTATTTTTTCTTCTGATATTTTGATCATTATTTTCTAATTTCAATTATTCACTATATTTTTCATGTTCTCCAAACATTACATCTACTATATCCCATAGATGATCTTTTCCTAATCCCATAAGAGTATTTTTACTAAATCTCATTGTTCTTGGCCTTACTAACGGTTTGGAATCTCTTTTTAATAGTTCTACATAAATAATAGCTGTACCAATTTTAGTAATCTTTCCAGTATATGTTCCTCCAATAAATGGTTGAACAGTAACTTTATCACCAACTTCTAAATTTCTTAGCATATATATAATATTTTATTATTTATTGTAAAATTAATACTTTTCATTTAAATTAAAAAATAGAAGTTAAATTTTTAATAAAATCCAGTAATTTTTGAAAAAAGTTTACTTAATCTCTTCTATAATATTTCCATCTTCATCAGTTTCAACCTCAATATTGATCCAATTAAGAACTTTTTGATAATCCTCATCTAGGTCCCAATTAGGTTTGAAACATTTTTCATTACCATTATAATAAAAGATATAATAATAATCATGCATATCATCTGGAACTACAATAAATTGAGTTCCTCGATCAACAAATACTGATACAACTTCTACTGTAATTGAACGATGTTGTTCGCCTTTATCATCAGTATATGTACGAATAGGAATTCGATAATTACCAGGTCGTGTTAACCCATCTATTTGATCATGTCTAAAATGACCTTGCGCATTTTCTTTAGTTAAATCAATAATTTCCATAATTTTACTAATTTTTAATTTTACTAATTTTTAATTTCGATACAAAATTACATCTTTTTATTCAAACTAAAAAATAGAAGTTAAATTTTTTCAATTTTATATGTTTTTACCTCATATAAACTATTGACATATTCTTTATCCTTTTTTTCTTTTTCATTTTGTTGTGCAATAAATTCTTCATGTTGTTTTAACTTTTCAAAGAAATTACTTATTTTTCCACCACGTGAAGAAACCCATGTTCTCTCTTGTTCATATCCTTTAACTACAAATAAAGATTCACACCCATCTAATGGGCCATTCACGAATATTTTATGTTTTTTATTTGGTTCATCTATTTTATATGCATGAAAAGTATAAAGTGTTGTTCCAGATAACAAACTTTTGACAATCTCTATTTTAACATTACACCCGCATTCAATAAAATCAGTTGCGTCAGCTTCATTTTCAAATAATATTGGAACTTTATCTTCCTTTTGAAATGACATTCCTAAAAACTTATATTCCCAAATATATGTTATTTGATAATAAGTTGATATACGTTTATTTCTATCTTGATGACCAAATCTCTCTATTTTAGCTTCCTTTAATATTTTCATACTTTAACTATTCAATAATTTGATTCGTTCTCTAAATTCTGGCGCATATTGTTCTCTGGTTTCTCCATATAATTTAGCAAAGCTTCCATCTAATATATACGTGGTTGACCAATCATTTGGATGTCTGTTTCCGCGTCCAACTCCTTGAATAATTGCATTTGATGTTTCTGAATTATACCACTTAGGGAATAAAGACACTTTTGCTTTGACTAATTCATCGCCGAGATATGGATATGGAACTTTCAATATAATAATAAATCTGCAGCCATCATCAGGCAAATCAATTCCTTCAGTCAATGTTGGTCCAATCAAAACGCCATTGTCCGATTTTTCATATCGTTTAATAATATCTTGTTTTTCTTTAGATTCGCTATAAATAAAAACTCGTTTTTGAACTTCAGGATCTAACATATTTTTCAAATCCCATGCATTTTTATATGATCCTGTATGAATAATTCCCTTTTCATTTGCATGTTTTGGAGATTTTAATATTCTATTTATAATAGCTGCATTAGCTGGAAGACTTTCACCAATATGTTCACGAGACATTTTATTACCAGGAATATAATATATTGGCGATTTAGAAAAATCAAATGTTGAAGGAATTCTGAACATTATTGATTTTTTGTCTTCTGTATGTCGAGTTCCAATATTGTCATCAAATGCATGATGCCCGCCAACAGTTGCCGACAACATAACTGTATATGGTTGGTGACACAATAAAGTAAAATACGTCAATAAATCTTCCTTAGCAAATTTATATGTTGCCATTGGATCATCAGGCCAAACCATTTTTCCCGTTAATGGGTCTCTATATCTGTTATCAGATTTAACAATATATTTAAATTGAGGCTCTATATTTTCCTGGTATTTTTCATGTTCAGTTGTTCCATATAATACCATTTGAATATAATGCTTAATATTGCATTGACGAGCATCATAATATTTTGCAATATTATACATTTTATGTTCCTTTTTAGACAAGTGGGCTTTTTGACTGCCTCTTTCATTAGCCAAATCTTCATATAGTGATTTCATTGCGTGATAACATTGGCATGGATACATTTGTAAATATGCTTGATATTCACACAATGCTTCAAATAGTTCTTCTTGATTTTCTTTTGGAATTGAATATATTTTTTCAATAACTTTTTTAACATCGTCGACAAATGCTTCAATATTAACGTCTTTCATAAATTCAACGTGGTCTAAACAGAAATTTGTTTCTTTACAAAATGTTAACAATTCAGTCATTCTGTCTAATTCGCTATGTTCAAATATTTCTATTTGTCTATATTCTTGACAAAGTCCTGGAGCTTTATGGCACTCATCACAAAATATAATGTCGCGAGCTTTAAACGGAGCTTCTGCTTTGATTTCAGAATCACACATATAATTAAACCATAATTGATATGTCATTAAAGTCACTCCAGCATAAATAGCTTTTTTACGTTCTCTCATATATTTGCAATAAACTGCACAATCCCAACCATTTTTAATTGCCCAATCTTTATTAAACAAACTCGCAAATGGAACCATTGCAAGCCGGCATGGTGCAACATCAAGGTCCTCATCGGTTTCATTACAAATATAATTTCCGCGGAGTCCCTTTATTTTTCCAAAATCAGCTAATCTATAATCTTCAATTGCTCTTGAATATTGTTCCCAAAGATATAAATCAGAACAAAGAATATATGAAGTTTTTTTATAATAATCAAATAAAACTCCTGCCATGATAATCACCATAATAGATTTTCCAGAACCAGTTGGTGCTTCAATAATATTTAAATGATTGCCAGACAAAATGGAATATATAATATCAATTATATATTCCTTTTGATATTTTCTAAATGCGAAATTATTTAAATGAGTAATAACCCACTCATCAACTTTTGATTCAATTTCACTTTTAGAAATTTCTGTTTTAGATTCTTGAAGTTGTTCTTCAGAATTCTCTTTATTTAATACTTTATCTAAATCTTCCATATATATTGTATATGAAAATCTTCTAAAGTTTTAATCAACAAAATTTGTGCTTAAACATTTCTTTAACGAATCGCGCCAATACGGAATTTCAATATTATATGTTTCTTTAATTTTTGTTTTGTCTAAAACGCTATAATGTAATCTCTCAGCTTTTGTTTGATAATCTTTAGAATGCACAGGATGCACTTTACAATCTAAACCATATAAATCCATTATCGCAACAGCAAAATCATACCAGGAACAAATTCCTTCATTTGTATAATGATAAATGCCTCCAACCCACTTATCAGACATTATAATTTTACAAATAACTTCTGCTAAATCATCTGCAAATGTTGGAGTTCCAACTTGATCAAAAACAACTTTTAACTCTTCTTTTTCTTGGCCAAATTTAATCATTGTTTTGACAAAATTCTTTCCATAATTAGAATATAACCATGCAGTTCTAATTACAAGTCCATTATCGCCCAATCGTTCAAATAACCTATTTTCACCTACACATTTTGTTTTCCCATATATATTAATAGGATTTGTAATATTATTCTCATTGTATGGTTTATATCCTTTGCCATCAAAAACATAATCAGTTGAAATATGAATCATTTTAGCACCTACTTCTGCTGCAGCTCTAGCCAAATCATCAACAGCGGCAGCATTAACTAGATATGCAATATTTGTGTCATCTTCTGCTTTGTCAACATTTGTATATGCAGCACAATTAATAATCATATTAACATTTTCTTCTTTCAATAATACCAATATATCATCATAATTAGTAATATCAAGTTTTGTAAATCGTATAGTATCTGTATTAACATTGCCTTCAATATTGATATCAGTAAAAATAAACTTATTATTTACAACAAAATCAACTGGCATTTCTACACGATGATATTCTCTAATACAATTTCCTAATTGGCCATTGCAACCCGTCACTAAAATATTCATATTCAAAATTTTTATTTTTATATTTTATTTTATAACCAAAATAATGTTTATTGGTAATATCTCCTTGTCAACCCATCCGGATTATCTTCGGTATTTTCATTAATAACAATATAAATAGATATTCCAATATTATAAATAATTGTCAAAATCAAAATTAAAATCCATTGCCAGGTATCAAGCATTACATTAATATATTCAAAATCTGCAAATGCTTTACGATGCCATTTCTTAGGAACATTTTGAATTAAATATCTATTCAATTGCATTAAATCTAAATCTGCTCCATATTCCCAAAGATGATCGATTTCAACTTCAAGATCCGGCTTGTCTTCCCATGAAAAAGTTCGTACCCATTGAATTTGATTTGCACTATTTACCGAAATACAAATACATAATTCATTTTTATTTCCACCGGCAAAATAATCTTCTTGATAAGTTGATGTCTCTATTGGTGCGTCTTTCCAAATCATTATATATGTTCTGAATTGATATTTTCTACCATAATATGCATTAACATATTTAAATGAATCAATAACATATTTCGGAACATAAATCTCAGACATTATCGGACACTGATCATTCTTATATGAAAAATCCGGATAATCAAATAATCTATAATCTTTTTTATCTTGTTCAGAAACTTCAGAATAATTGAAAATAGATTTGCTTTTTAAAATTTTGTTTTTATAATAATGCGAATCTGTCAATGTATACATTCGATTTCTGTCACCATTAAAATGACATTCATATTTGTCACCATCTATTGTATAATAATGGCGATGCATATCTACAAATCTCTTTGGAGTTCCAAATCGTTGACAAATATAATTATATAAATCTTCTGAAATATATGTTTCATGATTAACATTATTAATCATTGTCCATTCTGCTGGATGATAATCTACATAAGAACAATCATATGTTTCAGTATGATATTTTGCATGTCCTTCACTGTCAGTTCCATCATAAACCTCACGTGTACATGTTCTATAAACATATTCATTCCAAGGTTCATAATAACAAACCTTTGTCACATAATATCCAAGATATTCAGTATCAGTTATTCCTGTATATTTTAAAGAAAAATATAAAACAAGCGTCAATAAAATACTCGGAAATATTAAAACAATATATTCCCACCATACAGTTGCATGTCTAAATCCAAAATATAGAATTAGACATGCAATAAAAGGTATAAGAAAACAAAAAATTAACATACTTATTGAAAAATTTTATGCCAGTAATATGAATAATTATTATTTGAAAATTTTGAAAGGACTTTACAAATTAAAGTCCTCCAAAAAATATGTAAACTTTTAAATAATATTAAACTTTTCATAATTATTTTTTAAACAAATTTACATCATCGTCAACTCCTGTTTCCATTGTCAACTTTGTTTTAGTTGAAGAAATTACAGTATATTCAATTGGCGCTTTATTTTTAACAAACCATGTTCCAGGATATGTCTCGCAAAGTGTTTCATGTTCACGAATAATATCCAACATTCGCTCTTGTGACTTCTGAAATTGCAATCGCTGAACTTCAATAGTTTGCATCAATTGTTTATACAAAGATGTGTCAAATTCTGGATTTGCTTCTTGAATCCATTTCATAAGACTTCCACCACCTTGAGAATAACGTCCAGCAATCAAATCTGGATAAATCTCTTTAAATGCATCTTTATACTTATTAGAAACTTGTGCTTGTTATGAAATAGTTTTCCACATAGTATCAAACACTCCTTCAACTTTTCCTCGTTGCGCTTCTGCTTGCTTTCGCAATGAAATCTCTTGATTATTATAACTGAAATACATACTTGCACAAACTGACAAAGCAGTAACAACAAACAAAGCTACAATAAGCCATACAATTTTACTTGTGCCAGATTTAGCACTAACATTTTGATAATCTATCATAATATTTAAATTTTTTAATTATTTTATTAATCACCCACATAAATTGGTTTTCCACATTCAGGGCAAATACCCATATATGTTACTGTTGAATCACGTGGATCCCATTCATATGGGTAATATTTGAATTTTATCATTTTTTCACATTCAGGACAAACACCTTCAGCTTGCAGGTCTCCATTATTTGCACTTTTTATACATTCAATAAAAATTTCTTCTGGAATTGTTGTTTTCATAATTTAAATATTTTATTTAATTATTTAGATTTTGGAATTTCAATCCACATTTTAATATCATCTATTGTATAATAATCATATTTGTCACTAATGCAATCAATATGCGTAGTTATTTCTCCATCATATGTTTCATCATGCAAACCGCTAAATTCTGCAAGTTTACCGTCTTTCATTAAGCAAGCAAATCTATGATATGCCCAATCATCAATTGCAAACAAAATATCATCTTCAGACTGTTTATGCCATTTAAATGTATCCATATTATTATTTTTGTTTCTGTTTCTTTGTACGATTTAAAAGTTTATTAGCTTCTAAAAGACTTTCAATATTAAAATTAATAAGATTGTTTAAAAATTGTTTTTTCCATTTTTCGTATTCTGCTATATTTTTCATAATTGTAATATTTTTTAATTTCGATGCAAAATTAATACTTTTTATTCAAATGAAAAAATAGAAGCTTTATTTTTCTTCTATTTTATGAATATAGTGTTAGTTTATAATCATCTGGCATTTCTTTAATATAAACTTTACCAATTATACCACCTTTGTTTATTATGTTTAATAATTTTTCAGTAAATTCTTTTTCGCTATCAAATTCATGAAGAATGTCATCACACCCGATTTTCCAAGGAGTTTCATGACTACCCCATAATAGTGCATCTCTAAATATTTCTCTTTGACCATCTTCAAATTTACACCATTCTTCTATACAATATATCTTTTTCATATCTTTTTATTTTTTAACATTTTCTATTTCTCCATTTTCTTTAAGAAATTTTAACCACCATGATGTTTCAATATATTTCAATGGACAATGTCCACTAACAACCTCAACCATATTTGGAAAAACTAAACCAAGCATAAATGTGAAATGGCCAACCTCTCCAAATGTTTTATACATTTCCAACCAGAATTTTTTCAATATATCTTTATGTTCATTGCAATATTCATGCATCTTTTTCCAATTTTCATTAGTGTCTATCCAATTAACGTTTGATTTAAATGCAACATCAGCCTCCCAATCATTATAAAGACTTATAAGCTCTTTGTATTCTTCATTATCTGTTTCTAAATATGGTTTTAACTGTCCTGTTTTTGTTATCATAATTTTATTTTATTTTTAATTATTATAAAACAAACACATTAAAAGTTTTAATAAATATATTGAAGTAAAATATATTATTTATATTATGAATAATGATAATTTTGTAAATCTTAAAGTTCGTTGTAAATGTTGTGGTCAAGAAATTCCAATATCTGTTGATTTAGAAGATTTAGGAGCATGGCAACGAGGAGAAAAATTGGTTCAAGAAGCATTTCCATATCTGCCACCTACTAAACGCGAATTATTAATAACTAGAACTTGTCCAGAATGTTGGGATAGAATGTTTTCACAATATGATTTTTAATTATGTTTCTATTTGAAAGTTTTACATATGATGACAAATGGGCAGTAAAATATTATGAAGATTTTTATAATGCTTCTAATTATTTTGCTAATTATCTAAATAAAGATTATAAAGATAATGGCAAATTTGCAGTGCGTAGATGTTGGGATAAAGATCATCATAATAATACTTATGAAATTTCATTTATCGATACTTATAAAATATTTTCAGACGGTTATGTTGATGTATTTCCGTTAGAAGCCCATAAGTATGCAATTAAAATGCTTCGAAATTATAATGGTGTAGAAATTACTAATGGTTTTAAAACAGATGAAACAAGAGGAAATAATTAGAAAAATATTAAATTTGTGTATAATATTAGAGAAGACGAAGTTAGATGGAATGAAGAGCATGACAATATCAATGCAGGAATGACATATGGGTTAATTCTGGACTCACAGCCAACATTAGAAACTTGGTTATATATGTTAAAAGCATATTCACAAAGAAAGTCCCCTGATAAAAGATTATTCTCTAAAAAGAATGGGTTAAAAGATGTATGTGCCAAATATATTGTCGCAGTTAAAATGGACTGGGAAAATGCAAAAGATACTTTAATGGAAATTATTTCTGAAATATTAGCAACAGAACAATATAGAGATAGAATTCCGGGTCCATTCAAAAAATGGTTAGATGCATATGCTAATTTTATGTATAAACCAGATGAGGATATTCAAGAATTAGCAAATGATTATAAAGATTATACTAAAAATGTTAGCAAGAGTTCTATTCCTGCAAAAATAATGCATATATGCAGAGGTCTTGATAATAATTCAAAAGTTAAAAATTATGAAGTTATTGATGGCTATCATTATGCAATCGATGTATTATTGACTAATGAGCAAGCTGGTAGAATTTATATTGATAATTATACATCGTCAGCGATAAAATATGAAGATGAGTTTTATACAGTGTCAGTAGCTACACATAAACAGCATTATGAAAAAAGAACACACCCTGTTAAATTAAAAGAAATTGATAATGAAATAGTTTCGGCTGTCAATGCAATTTATTATGACGATCCAGATGAATTAGGAAAAATAAAAATTAAAATTTAATTATGTTTTTATTTGAAAGTTTTACATATAATGAAGAAGAGGCTAAAAAATTATATGGTTTATCTTTTAGAAGTGCATAGTCTTGGATAGATGATGTTTTAATGGATGAAAATTATATATCTTAGTTTAATACACCAGAAGAACGCAGACATTTTATGTTTAGCGTAAATACTATTAGTATGCCATCTAATATGCCTGCACTTCCTTTTAAAGTTTTAGAAATTCATGAATACGATACAGTTGAAGAAAAAAGAATTCCATTAGATAAAGAACAAAAAGAATATATTAAAAATAAACTAAGTATTTTAGGAGATGCCGTCCGTATTATTGATGACAACTATAATGGTGGAAAAGCTATAGCAATAACGTATGATATTTCTAAAGATGAATATAGATGGAATTTGGTTCATAAACAAATCAAAGATCGTGAAGACAAATTAAATAATGCACTAAGCAAAATTGAAATTTCCGAACCGTCTTTTGAAGCTTGGGCATTTATGCTTAAATCATTTTATGATGGCAAAAATCCAAGAATAATATTCAAAAAATATAGTGGTAATCTGGATTAGCTAATGCAATATTTAATTGTTGCATATAAATTAAATTGGGGTAATGCCGTCAAATAGATTAATGGTATGCTATATACTTGTTTTGGCGATGGAAGATGGATAACGGCTAATGATGAATAGGCAAATCCATATAAAGAAGCAGCAAAAAGAGCAGCTGAAAGATATGAACCAGATGAAGATATTCAAGAATTAATAGATGATTATAAAGGTATTAATAAATCTTAGAAAAATATTCCGCCTAAAGCGAAACCTGTTGCAGAATTATTAAATAGTGACCCATATATTAAAAGTTTCAAATTTGTTAACCCTGACAGATATACAGATGATGTATTTAATATTAATGTAGATACAGCAGACGGAAAAAATATATGGATAGTTATTCGCCAACGACAAATACAATATGCAGGAAGGCCATATTATTTAAGTGCATATGAAAAACGTATAGAAGTTCAAAAATACGGATAGGCATATTTCCAATTTGAAAATGAAATTAATAACCATACATATGTCACTTTACTTAAAAATACATTAAAAGATTTGTTAAATAATTATTGGGAAATGCTAATGCAAGATATTAAAGAATATAGAATGAAATAAAAATGAAGAGAAATCAAATCTCTTCATTTTCTTTATTGTAATATTCTTTATACCAATTTATAAATTTTGGAATTCCTTCTTTAATTGTTATTTGCGGTTTGTATCCAAAATCTTTTTCTAATTTTTCTGTTGACGCATATGTTGTCACTACATCTCCTAGTTGCATTGGAAAAAATTCTTTTTTAGCTTCCTTTCCAAATGCTTTTTCTATTTCAGATATAAAATCTAATAATTTTTCTTTATGCCCACATCCTATATTATAAATTCCATAATATAAATTGTCTTCATTTATTGGTTGATCTGCATTAACAATATTTGCAATTCCATTAACAATATCATCAACATATGTAAAATCTCTAAACATTTCACCATTATTGAAAACTTTAATTGGTTCATCATTTGCTATTGCATTTGCGAATAAGGTCGGTGACATATCTGGGCGTCCATAAGGTCCATAAACAGTAAAGAATCTTAATCCAGTTGTATGCATTCCATATAATTTAGAATATGCATGTGCCATTAATTCATTTGATTTTTTAGAAGCTGCATATAAAGAAACTGGTCTATCAACTTTATCTTCTTCAGTAAATGGTTGTTCTTCATTTAATCCATAAACAGAAGATGAAGATGCATATATTAAATGTTTAACATTATTACACCTGCATGCTTCAAGAATATTCATAAATCCGACAATATTTGATTGAATATAATCATATGGATGATTTATAGAATATCTGACTCCTGCTTGAGCAGCAAGATTTATAACTTTGTCAAATTCATATATTGAAAATAAATCATCTATAGTTTGCTTGTCTGCAATGTCTCCTTTAATAAATGTAACATCTTTACAAAATCTGTCTAATCTGTCTAATTTTAACTATGGATTATAATAATTATTAAGATTATCTATAATTACAATTTCATGATCAGATTTTAATTTATTAACTAAATGAGAACCTATAAATCCTGCTCCACCTGTTATTAGTAGTTTCATATTTTTATTAATCTAATTTTAACATATTTCCTAATAATAAATTTGTTTGTGGATTTTTATATTTTAAATATCCAGCTGCTGGATAAAATGTTAATTCACTTAAATAAATCTAACTATTTACTTCATAAAAATCTACTCTAACAAATTTAAAATTATTACTTAATTTTTTTGCATACTTTTTCATTAATTCAAAATTTACTGGCATTGGATCATTAATATCATTAGCTGGAATATCTATTCTAGAAATATCTAATTTTATTCCATCCATATTATAATAATTACAATGAAATTTATTAGTAAATCTATTATTTATTATTTGAACTATTTTTGGCTCTCCATTAAAACAAAGAAATTTATAATCTGTTATTGCACCATTTCCTGTTTCTAAATATTCTTCTGCAAATATTTTTCTAGGAATTGGTTCATAAGTCATTTCAAGACCCCAAAATGTCCAATCTTTTGATAACCAACCATCAAATTGTTTTTTAGCTAAAACTTTATTTATATTTTTATTTTTAACAATAATATTTGAATGACTTCCATGATTTGTTTTTAATATATAATTATTTGGCAATTCATCAAAATTTATTTCATTAAAATTATTATATATTTTAAGAATTTTTGGACAAATATCTTTACCTAAAACTTCTTTACAATAATTGCGTAATTCAACTTTATCATTTGCCCGAATTTTTAAATATGTAGCATCATAGATTTTAAGCCAATTTATTTTATCAGTAATTGTCTAAGGATTATCTAAATTCAATTTTGAATTATCTCTCATTCTTATTGTATATAATTTAATTAATTCATTTCGTTTTGAAATGCAATAATTTTTCCATGCTATTTCATTAAATGGCTAATCATAATTTTTAATTATCATAATTAAATAGTTTTTTATATTTTTTATATATTTCTGGATATGCATTTAAAACTGCATTTAACCAATTATCTCGTCTAGTATAACCATTTTCTTCTTTTTGATGGGACCATGAATTTATTCCCGTATTCATAGTATTATTAAGATCAGTTCCCCAATTAAATGTACATGCATATAAAGGAATATCATAATATACAACCCATGGCTAGAACCAGCATTCGTCACTTATCGGAGATACTTTATTTCGTATATTTTGGTTTGCTTCACTTAAAATTTCTTTAGGATAGATTTTTACAGGAATCATAGACTATCCGCACCACCTAAATTTATTAATTTCTTTTTTATTCATTATATTTTTAGAATCTGGTGTATATATAATATGTTTTCCCTAATAAACATGAGATGAATAATTATGATATAAAATAATAGTATTTTCATTATTTTTTGCACAATTTATTACCGTTTCTATTAGTTTTTTATCATATTCTACATCATCATCTAATAAAAATACATAATCATTATCTTCTGCATATTTAAATATTTCATGTCGTTTATGAACAAATGTATTTTTCTCCAGCCAATGTAACTATACATTTTTATGATTTTTAATTGTATTTAACAAATCTATTGGTAAATCTTTTTCTTTATTAGGAAATTCTTCAATACTTAACCATAAATGTATTTCATTAGGCGGTAATGTTTGTTTTGTTAATAATAATTCTATAGATTTGCTAACATTTCCGATTCTTTTAGGATATGATGTCATTGAGACAACAATTTTATTGTTAATTATAGGCATAATTGGATATTTAATATATTTTTTCCAAAATGTTGGATTATAAACCAAATATTTATGAACACACATTGGTAAATTATTTTTATTATGTTTATATAAAAGATCGCAATTATTCTAAAAACCAAATTCTAAAGCAAATTCAATTGGTGCAATATTAAATATATTTTTATAATATCTAGAAAATGCAATATCTTCTTGTATTTTATTATCTAACTATATTGGATTCTTTTTAATTGACTATAAGTTATTTATAAATGCAGAAATTTTTCTAAGACTTACTCCGCCATTTCCATTTTCGCCTTTTTTAGCTGTTGTCACTGTTTCATGAACACATCCATAATAATCATAATTTTTATTCATAAAATAATTAAAATTATCTTTAAAAATCCAACCATCTAACTAATAAATAAACATCCATTCATAATTGACAAAACATTCATAAAATTCGGCAGTTTCTAACATAAATGAATATGGGGTTTCATATAAATTATTTCTCTTTTTAAAATATGCTGGATTACAATTTAATATATTAAATTTATAAGGTATAAGTTTTGTATAATTTTCTATATTTAAAGAAAATGGTTTTACTAATATAATATCATATTTATATTGTACTATATTGAATAACTAAATTAACGAATATTCTTCGTCTGCTGTTAATTTTTCTTTATATATTGGTATAACTATGCATATTTTTTTATTGTCACTTTCGTAATTATATTTTATTGCAGTATATATCCAATTAATATTAGATTTTCCGAATATTTTTTTGCCATTCTATATATTATAAAATAATTCAGTTTTATTATCATTATATAAAACAACATCTTTATTTTTTTCATAATTTACTTTAAAACTATTATATGTTTTCTATATGTTAACTCTTTCCGCCGCGCCAGCACCGGCACTAAATGCATTATTTGCATTATACGATTTCATATTTGTAGAATATTTTACTGGGCTCTATTTATATTCGTTGCTATTTATAATAGCACAATAACTATACACAATGTCATCACTACCATATTTAACAGTTTCTTCATTTATAGCATATAGCTAATTTAAAGAATTTAATAATTTGTAGCTTGTTAATGAACCGCAACCACAATGACAATTCATATTAAAAAATCTACAATTATTTCCACTTATAGGATAATTTTTATTATATTTAATATATTCATTATATAATGTTTGTATCATGTCGCTAGGATATATCCAATCATCATCTATACAAATTATTATATCATTAGGGTATCGCAATAGTGTTGGAATTACTTTTTTCCAAACTTTAGTATTATGCTTTACCCAATATACTTCAATAATATCTTTATGATTATTTAAAAACTCGTTAACATTATTTGGAAAATCTTTTTCTTTATTTTTAAATTCTTCTTCTGCTAGATTAATAACAATTTTATATGGTTTTAATGTATTGTTTAATATATTTGTTAATACTGTAGGAATATTTCCTATTCGTTTTGACCAAGTTGTCATAGTTACAATAATTCTTTCATTATTACTATAATGAACTTGCATATCATCAGATTCACATATATAATATAAATAATTATCTTTATTAATATGTGCATTATTTTGTATTTCCTATTTAACTTCAATTTTTTTCTCTTCTACTTTCTTAGCTGACACAGCAGGTTTAGCACTATATTGTGTAGTAGTCTGCTTGTTAGTTTCCCATTTTAAATCTTTATAAAAATTTGCATATCCTGATGACATCGTTGTTTTTTGCGTAATTTCGTTTTTATTTTCTATTTTATTATTCTCTATTTTAGCAGGGGCCTATATATTTATAGGTTTATTAGATTTATTCAATCTCATTTTAATTAATTCTAATCTGGTTTTATAATCGGATTTCTATATAGGCTATATAGGTTGCTAAACAATCTTAATATCCCCAGTTGTTTCGAACTCATCTAAATTAATATATTTTTTCCAATATGAAGAATAATCTCTATGCCACCCATGCAGACACATTGGCAATTTTCCATCATTGTATTTTGTCATAAATCTTCCCCATAATCCGCATAATGAAAAATTAGATCCAGCCTAAACTGTTGGCAATTTGAAATTTGCTTTTGCCTTCATTGTTTTGCAGAAAAACAAATCTTCAGTTTTGACCCAATCCTTTTCATAATCTTCAGGAGTAAAACTATTGCAAACATCTATAAATTTTTGAACTTTTCTTAAGCTGACTCCGCCATTTCCAATAGTATCGCATGACAAATTGAATGACCCACCGTTCCAAGGACTTCCAATATAGTCAACATCTAAATCTAAATATTTCTAAACATCATCTTCAAATATCCATCCATCAAGCTAATATATAAATAGATATTTGTATTCACTAAAACATTTATAAAAATCTGCAGTTTCACACATATAACTATATGAAGCTGTTCCCATAAAATATTGTTTAGCACAAAATAATGTGGATAGTTTTACACTATACTTATCTGCAATATCAACATATTCTCTAAGATTAAGATCTTCTGGGCAGATTAAACATATTTCAAATTTGTTTTGAATAATTTTGCATAATTGCGTTAATGATGCTTTTTCTGTTGTAGATAAATCTGATTTATAAATAGGAATTCCAAATATACATTCTTTATTTGAACTTTCAGAATTATGATTAATTTCAGTTGGCAACCATGTTAAGTCTTTAAATTTTATATTATTTTTTATCATTGTATATATATCATCAAATATTGTTATATAATTTTCATTTTTGTTAAACCTATATTTATATGGAAATAATAGCTTAAAATATGATAGCCGCGTTCCAATATTTTTTATATTTCCATAATATAAAGCATCATCCTGATATTTATATTTTTTATTTAATCTTAAATATAAATGCTTCTATCTAGAAACCAAAATATTGCTACTTATCATTTTAAGATGTAAAGTAATAATAGATTTTGTAATATAATTTCTATTTGTTGAATATGTTAAAGAATTATGTCCAAATGCTATTTTTATTCGTGGATCAAAAACAATAGCTTTGTGAATATTTACATTTGGATATGCATAATAGCCTTCTGCAGTGTGAATTAGAGAATCATATTTAGGATTTAATTCGTTATTGATAATCTCATAATATTTAGTTTGGAATAATTGTATATTGTCTTTCTTAGCAAGAACTAATTCTGGAAGAAGATTTTCAGTTGGAAGAAGAACTTCATCAATATCACAGACCATAACATAGTCTGCTTTTCCAATTGCATCTGCATAACAGAAACTTTTATATTGAGAAATTTTTTCTGGATCAAATGTATTTTCAGTATCAAATTCTCTGACCTCAATCCAAGAATATTGAGATAGAATTTTCAGAGAATTATCTGTTGATCCATTGTCATAAACAATAACTTTAGCCGCATACTATTTCCAGTATTCAATAACATAAGGAAGAATCTTTTCTTCGTTATAACAGAATGTATAAACCCATAGCTTCAGTGGACAATTAGTTTCCATTAATATTAATAAAATAATATATTTTATTATTTATTAGGAGAATTTCTTAGAAGCTATATATTATATTAAAAATAAATTTATTTCACCGAATAACTAACAATTAGTTATTTTATGGCAGGTTGAGAAAAAAGTTTTTTATATATTTTACTCAAATATATTCAAATTTATTTAATAAATATAATATAGTAAATATAGAACATTTTGTTATTAATATTATTAAACAATAAAATTATAAAAATTAATAAAAATATAATTATGAAACACATTATTAAAGTTGAGGTTTTACAAAACCTTCCAGAAATTCGTCCATTGATTGCGATGGATATTAATGGTAATTTATTTGCTGAAGGAAAAACTCCTGGACCAGTTCCACCAGTAGGACCTGAGAATAATGAAATTTGGTATACTACAAATGATGGTAAACCAATTGAGCTTGGCAGTGGAGGTTCAGGAAGTGGTTCAGGAAGTGGTTCAGGAAGTGGTTCAGGCGCTAGTTGGCCAGAAGTTATATCAAATACATATGAAGGTGGTAAAGGTATAATTAAATTTATTGAGGATTTAAAAGAAATACCAATTAACGGATTTTTCGCACAAGAATCACTAGTTTCTGTGACTATACCAAATAGTGTGACAAGCATTGGAGGTGGTGCTTTCGCTAATTGCTTAAATTTGACCTCTACGACGATTGGTAATAGTGTCACAAGCATTGGAAATGGTGCTTTCCAAAATTGTTATTATTTGTCATCTATCACAATTCCTAATAGTGTGACAAACATTGGGGATAGTGTTTTCGCTAATTGCCGCAGTTTGACATCTGTAACATGTGAAGCAACAACACCTCCAACATTAAATGGCGATTTAGTATTTGACAATACAAATAGTTGTCCAATTTATGTACCATCTGCTTCTGTTCAAGCATATAAATCTGCTCAACATTGGTTAAACTATGAATCTAGAATTCAAGCAATCCAATAATTTATGAAATCTTGTATTTGTACAATAATAAAAAATGAGCATCAATACCTAGACGAATGGATTCAATACCATCTTCATCTAGGTATTGATTATATTTTCATTTTTGAAGATTTTGATAGTGATTCGCATAAAGGTATTACTGACAAATATAGTTGTATTTTATTATTAAACATTTCAGAATTATTTAATGTAGAAGAAAAAACATATTTATTAGAATTAAAACAAACTAAAGTAAAAAGCCCACATCATTTTTATGTAAAACGATGCCTTCAATATCTTTCAAGTAATTATTTAGAATTTGATTGGTGCTTTATGATAGATGCTGATGAATTTATTACACTTGAAGATAATAATTATAAATTAGATAATGTTATATCACTATATAAAGATTATGATGCTATAGTTTTACAATGGAAATGTTATGGAGCTTGCAATTATATTCAAAAACCAAATCAAAAAGTTCTTGAAGCATATAAATATGAATCTACAGGGTATTTAGTCGAACAACTATATGCACTTAGCAAAACTTGTTTTAATTTGAAAAAATACGATGATTCTATTTTTTGGAATCCTCATCAACCAAGTGATAAATGCAATTGGTGCAGAACAGATTTTTCTAAAAATCGTTCAGCAAAAATATATGATAAAATATATTTGAAACACTACATAACAAAATCTTGGGAAGAATATGTTTGGCGACTAAAAGAACGAGGTTTTATGTGGGGCAAAAGGCGAAACTTTGATTTTTTCTTTAATCTTAATCCTGAATTAAAATGTGTAAAATCTGAACTTATGGAAGCACTTAAAGATGAAACACTAGTAATACTACCTTACAAGCAAAGTAGTGCACAAGGAACAGAACTTGAACTTACACTATCATTGTGGAGAAAAAACTGTATATTCAAGTATCATTTTGTAGTAATTGGCGAATATGACAAATCTTTTGAAGAAAAGTTTCCTTGGGTTGAATTTATTGAGTGTCCAACAAAACCAAAAATAGATGGACAATACAATCCACATCTTGATATTCTGAATAAATTTGTAACAGTAATAAACAAATACAAAGATCAATACACTGGTTTTGTGGCAATGTGCGATGATGAATATGCAATAAAGCCTTTTACTTTATTTGATATATTACAGACACACTATCATTCTCAATCCTTTACAGGTAATTCAAAAGCACCTAAAAGTTATTGGAACTATGATAAATGGAAAACACGTCAGTTATTTGACAAAGAGGGTATACCACACGTGAACTATACTACACATTTTCCATATTGGTATGAAATGAACAAGCTATTATCAATAATTGAAAAATATAATTTAATGAATGAAAGTTATGTGCTTGAAGATATTTACTTTAATTATTATGAACATGAAAACCCTGTTAGAGATGATGAAATTCGACTTGGAATATGGAATTATGACATTTATAAAAGAGACTTTCAAAGAGCACTAGAAAATCCAAATATTAAATTTATGTGCAATAGCGTAGAAGGTTGGAGTAAAGATTTGGAAAATGATTTAATTAAATTAATAGAAGAACCAAAATAATGGTTCTTCTTTTTCTTTATAATAAATAATTAAAATGAAAACAATTATATAATTTAATAATGCCAAAGGTTCGACAACAATTTGACATACATAGTAATGTATTAGACAAGCAAGCCGAATTAGAAAAGAAATCTAAAGTTTATTCTACAGAAAAAATCAAAGAAATAACTACAAATGTTCTAAATGGTGGTAAAGCTGATACAACTCCATTCTTTCACGGTAGTCCAGATTGGCGTGATGCCGGTGTTATATTTGAATATACTGATGAAGAACTTAAAATAATGGACAAATGCTCTAATGATTGTATATGGTTTGTTGAAAATTATGCAAAATTTTTGAATAAGAAAGGAAGAACAACTGTTAAATTATATGATTTTCAAAAAGAGAATTTAAAAACATTATCTAGTGAACATTGGGACCCAGATGAAGAGGTTATTATGCCAGACAACCCAATGGTATGTTTACTTTAGAGTAGACAAACTTCAAAATGCCTATCTGGAAATTCCATTATAGATACTAAAGAATATGGAAAAATTAAATTATATGAATTATATTTTAATAATATTAAATTTCCATCTTTATTAGATAAAATAATTTATAATGCATATAAATTAAATGATACTAAATTATTTAAAAATAAATTAACAAATATAATTTATAAATTAGAATCTATAAAATTTGGTAAAAATCATCAAGAAAAACTTATAGAAAAACAAGATGTCCAATTTGAAATTAAATCAAAAGATTAGTATAATCACGCTACACAGCTTTTTAGAACTAAACCTTTTGAAATATACCATCTTGAATTAGAAAATGGATTAACTCTAGATGGTGCAGATAATCATAGAATTTATGCATCTATTAATTTTATTGAATAGTGGATTTTTATTAAAGATTTAACTGAAAATCATTATATATTAACTGAAAATGGCTGGACAAAAGTTAAATCAGTAGTAAATACTCATCAACTTCAATATATGTATGATATATCTGTTGAAGAATCAGATCATAGTTATTATTCTAATGGTATTTTATCTCATAATACTACCACTATTGGCGCATTTATAATGTGGTATGCAATATTTCATAATGATAGAAATATTTTTATTTGTGCAAATAAAGAATCTACTGCTTCTGGAATTGTAGAAAAAGTTAAAGAATTTTTAGAGGGACTTCCATTCTTCTTAAAACCGGGTATACTTAATATTTCTGCTAATAGAATTAAATTAGAAAATGGAACATGCATTAAATGTGCAGCAGCTTCTAAAACTCCTGCAACTGGTGATTCTATTCATTTATTATATATTGATGAGTGTGCTCTTATTCCTCAAGGCGTTATTTCAGAATACTGGGCATCTGTTATTCCTACAATGTCCAGCCTTGTAAACTCATAGATTATTGTTTCGTCAACACCTCGTGGAACAACTGGAAAATTCTATGAAATTGTTGATAGTGCAATTAAAAAAACTAGTGATTGGGTTCTTAACCGTGTTGACTGGTGGCAAGTTCCAGGACATGATGAAAAATGGTTAGAAAGAGAGAGAAAGAAAATGATGGATGATGATTTGTTTGAACGAGAATATAAATTATCATTTGAATCTGACAGTACAAGATTAATTTCTCCAAAATCAATTCTCTTAATGAATAGAATTAAACAAGATTTTGTCCATAGAGAATTCAATCATGTCCCATTAGAAATATCTAATAATATATTATGGGCACCAGATTTCAATCCAACATATATGGATTATGAAACACTATATAGAAAATCATTCTTGTTTGTTGTTGACACTGCACAGGGAATTGAGCAAGCATCTGTTGAAAAAGAAGATTCAGATTATAATATTATTAATATATTTGAAATAGAACCACTTAGTCCTAATAGAATTAATGTAAACAGAAATGGAGGCCCTATATCTATTAAAGATTGTGTCCAATATAAACAAGTCGGTTTATATATCGATAATTTTAAAGATGAGACACAGTGTGCAGAAGCAGCTAAATATATTGCATTTCAAATATTGAAAACTGGTTATGGTGAAATAGATAATGTCAGAATTTTGATAGAAATGAATTTTAATGGAAATAACTGGATTAATAAATTCAAACAACATCCTACTTATTATGATGCATTAATTCTCAAAACAGTTAAAGGGATTTAGAAACCAGGATAGCCAATTCAAAAAATGAAACTTCAATATGGATTCAGAACAACAGGCGGAGAACATGGAAAGAATTATTACTGTGAATTAGGTGCTAAGATGATTCATAATAGACAAATATTAGTCAGACAACATGATCAAGATGTTAATCTCAGTTCTATTAATGAGTTGAATCAATTTGGAAAGAATAAAAAGAAAAATTCTTACGAAGGATCACTATGTCATGATGATATTGCAATAACATGCTTATTTATTTCTATTGCACCTGAATCACGTCAATTTATTAAATTCTTAAATGAATGGATAGAAAAAGCCCCATAGACAGAAAAACTATATAAAATTGGTTAGATGCTGAATATATTAGTTGAAAAAGAAGCATAGTTAACAGATGAATAGTTTGATGCATTCTATAAAACAGCTGGTGCTAATTTCAGAAATCTACGACATAAACAAAATGGTTATGGTGCAGTAATGCAAGGAAATATAGATCAAAGTTTATATAACAATAATGGTTTCCATCAAGGATTTGGAAATATGTTAAGTGGAAGGAGATTTTAATTATGAGATATATTTATAAAGTTGTTAAAGACAAAATAGTTGGTCCAGGTGGTCCAATGCAATCATCTGCTAGAAAGATGTCTAATCTTTTGTTTCATGGAATGAATAATTTGCCAATAGAAGAGGAAGACAAAGATTTGTCAGGTGATGTTGAATTCTGTTATGGTGGAAGTTTTATGCCATGTGAAGGAACATACGGTGAGCATCCATTATATATGACAGATCCTCTAGTTGTCCAAAAATATAGAGACAAAAATCATTATGCTAAATTATAGATGGTAAAATATTTTGGTGGAGAATCTAATTTAGATGATGGATATATTGGAAAATGGAAAGATGGAATTAATAAAGTTGCAACAATATATTATATTTTAATGGAAGATGGCCCTCATGAGATATTTTTAACTAAATATGATGATATGAAATTTGTTTCTAACACTCAATCTGCACAATATGTTGTCAATATAAATGGAAAAATGATGGATTGTTCTCCTGAAGAAGGTGACGTTTTATTTGATGATTTTGAAGAAGCCTCTAAATACTTCAAAGATGTTTATATTGGTGAAATGAAATTAAAAAGAGAATTAGAAGAAAAAGAATCTCAAAGAATCAAAGATGAAGAAGAAAATGGAAAACCAATAGAATCATTAGGAGACGGAACCTATATTGGATAGTTAATTGGAAATAGTTTTTATTTTAATGGGCAAAAATTTAAATCAACTATTAGTACTAATGGTTGCTTAAATGTAGTTATTGATATTAAAAATGGAAAAGTTTCTCAAAGAGATTGGTTCACTAAAATATAAAAATAAAACAATTTAATGTTTTATATATTCATTAAATTGTTTTATTGCTTCATCTGCATATTTTGTAAATATTTCTAAATAATTTAAATTATTTTCTTTTGACATATTTCGTTTTTTGACATCTCTAATAGTCCATGTATTAATAGCATTATTGAAATACTATGTATTTTTAGATTTCCATAAATTTAATTTATCTATATCTTCCTAATTATTTTCATCAAATGGATGACCACCATGTGTCCAAGAACCATTTATTTCAATATATAAATCTAATGACTTTATGTAAAAATCACAATTAAATGGATATAATTCTGATCTATATTGATATTCAAAATCATTTGGATAATTTTGTTCTAGATATTCTTTAAATTGCTATTCTACTTTTGATGAATTAACTGTTCCTCTTAATTTTTTAATATATAATTGATGTTCCTAATATTCTTGTGATGATACCATATTAGAAACAAATTTACGATATTCTAGTGTTTTAGTATAGCTTGTTTCATTATATAATAGTAAACATGTATTTTGTTGTTTTTTAACTATATTTGCAACTTCTTCTGTTGTTTTTGATTTCCATGTAGTTTTAAATTTATTAATAGCTATTTGAGATTTACTTCCATCGTCACATCCATATAACTACTAACAAGTTTTAATATATTTTTCTTTTATTTTTTCTGACTAAAATCCAATACCTCCATTGTTAGCAATGCATGTCTATTTCTATTTTTCTGAATTATTATAATTTTCATTACCATATTTTAATAATTTGGTCTAAGATGTTTTTTCATGATTATTATAATTTTCATCACCATATTTTAATAATTTAGTCTTTTTTACTTTATTACTTGCCTACTTTTTCTATTCAATTGATTTACTATTTATTGTTTTTGACTATTTTTGTTTAACTTCTTTATTCTAGCTAGGATATAATGTATTATATTTTATTAAAGACGTTTGCATTACTTTTTGCTTTACTTCTGGATCATTTGATGCACATTTTGAACAACAAAATATAGAGAAACCCCCTTTATAACCATTAAAGCTAACCGGTTTACCACAACTTTTACATATTGGGCGGATTTCAATATTATTAATCATTCTATATAATGTTTCCTATATAGATTGAGAATCTGAATATCTATTTTCAATATATTTTTTAATAGCATCATGCTTATTTAAAAATGAATCATATCGTCTAATAAGGAATTTACCATTATTAATAAATACACTCAATATATATTCATCGTTTAATAAATTATAATCTTCTATATACTCTTTTTCATTCATAATTTGTAGGAGTTTATTTTTATAATAAAATAAAGTTCTTAATTATATACTTACAGCTCCTACCCTGCTTTCTATAAAAAAGAACTTTAATATTTTTAATTATTATATAAATTAAAACAAATTAAGTTTTAATTGTAGGAGAAAATAATAATTTATTACATTATATTTATTTCAAAAATAAATATAAAAATATTAGTTTTTTATAATGACTAGAGAAGAATTTAAAAATTGGTTAAAGGCTGATGTAACAATGGATGGGGCTATCCAAATTAATATACCTGATGCAACATATGAGAGAATTATAGATAGAGAGTTAAAACAATTACTAGAACTTGATCCGGATGCGACGGAAGAAGATTTCTTTATCATTCCGGCAGGATTATTTTGGACTCCAGAATTCAGAAAAAATAGAAAAATTGCATTCCCTGATTGCGTAGTTGCTGTTACTAGATTCCAAGAAATGAAACATAGAAATGCAATGTTTGGAATTATGGATCCTGATTTTGGTTTCAATAAAGCATTTATGTCTGATTTATGGCTAGGTTCTTTAATGAACATGGATTCTGTTGCATTCAGAACTATATCTTGGAGTGCATGGGATCAGCTTAAACAATTTACATTAGTAGATATTCAACATAGATGGAATTATGTTCAACATGAATTATTGGTTCTTGGTCATGATCCGAGAGTTAATGTTTTCTGCGGGTTAAAAGTTAAAGTTCCAGAGCAAGAATTATTTGATAATGTCTGGGTTCAAAAATGGATTTCTGCACATTGCAAATTATAGGCAAATAAACTAATGACTGTATTTTCAACAAATCTAGTTGGTGGCATCACCATTCAAATGTCGGGAATAGTTGATGAGGCTAACCGTGACATTGAGTAGTGTAAAGAATGGTTCACTAAGTTGAATAAAGTTCCAAATATGTATACACTTCCATAATTTTTGAAATAAATAATAAAAAGAATAAACTATTAACCCTGACATTATTATAATTAATAGTTTATTAATAAATTTATAAATATCCTATATAGAGAAAGTAGGGGTCAGGGCCTATAAGTATCTATATAGGATATTTTATATAAAAATAAACCCCTGACAAATATGGTACAAAAAATTTACAATAAAAAAATTAGGTAGTATGAATATTTTTATGATGAAATAAATGATAATACTATTATTGAAATTTTTGTTAAAAATGAAACTACTTTAAATTTATATCAACTTACTCATTAGTGGCTTGAAAAATATAATGATATTAAAAAATATTTAGATGAACGTTATAATGATAGTAATTCGTATAGTGAAATAATATATAGAATATATCATCATATTGATATTCATCCAATTTGCCCAGTCTGTGGAGGATTACAAAAATATTATAATTTTGCTAAAGGATATTATATGCACTGTTCACCTAAATGTGCAGCAAATGATGATGTAACCAAGAAAAGAAAAGAAGATACAAATTTAAAAATATATGGAAATAAATAGCAATTTAAAACATTAAATTATAAAATTAAATCAAAACAAACATGGATTAAGAAATATGGTGTAGATAATCCGGCAAAAGCTGAAATAATTAAATAGAAAATGTATAATACATGTTATGCAAATAATGGTGTTTACCATCCATCTCAAAAATCAGAATTTGTTGAAAAACAAAAACAAACATGTATTGAAAAATATGGAGTTTCTACATATTTTAATACTCCAAAATGTCGGTAGTTAGCAATATCTTTAGATGCAAGACATAAATCTTTTCAAACTAAAATTAAAAATGGAACAATTAATTCATCTAAAATAGAACAAGAATTTAAAGAATATTTAGAATAAAATTATCCAAATAATTTTGAATATCAATATAGATCTGAAGTATATCCATTTAATTGTGATTTTTATATTAAAAGTTTAGATTTATATATTGAAATTCAAGGGACATGGATGCATGGTAATCATCCATTTGATGAAAATAATTAGGAAGATATAGATAAATTAAATTATTGGAAAGAAAAAAATACCAAATTTTATAGTTGTGCATGTAATATATGGACTATTAGAGATGTTAATAAAAGAAATATTGCAAAATAGAATAATTTAAATTATTTAGAAATATTTTCTTGTGATTTAGATAAATGTATTGAATAGTTAAATGATTATATTAAATTACTTCCATAATGAAAAAGAGCTCCAAAAGAGCTCTTTATTTTTAATAAAAAACAATATTTTCAACTTTTTGGTCTATAGTATACTCCATCAAATGTGATGCATAATAATCAGCAATTTGAAGAATATTCAATAGTGGGCAATCGTCTGTTGCACGTTTCAGTGCAGGCCCCTCATATGGAGACATAAATGCGCCTGGATCAAAAATTCCCATATGCCAACGAATAGCAATAATCTCAGATGCTGTCAATCTAATGAAATTTTGAATCATAATAACTGACTTTTCTCCATGCCCAAGCGGAAAATTATCTACACATTTATATGTCTGATATTTTTTCCAAGTATTAGTTGCTTCATCTTTAAAATTCTTATACTCCTTTACATAAAAATTTGTTTTGCATAAATCATGTAAAAGTGCAGCAATAATAATAGATGTATCAGAAATTTTGTCAAGCTCATATTCTTTAAGAGCAGTTGTTTGACTGTTTTTAATAAACTCTTTAGCTGATTTATATACATTTAAACTATGTTGACATAAACCACCATCATAGTTTCCATGATATATAGTAGAACTCGGTGCGGTGAAAAAATCTGATTTAGTTTCCAACCAATTAATCAAAGTTTCAATCCCTTCGCGCCCTGTTGAACGGAGGAGATTAATAAACTCTATTTTATTTGCTTGAATTTGTTCTTGCGTAAGTTTTGTCATAATATTACCATTTTGTTAATAATTATAGAATAAAAAGCGAGATTGTTTCAACAAATTGAAATTAAATTTTCACGCTTATATGAACGCCACTCTTGTTTGTCTATATCAAAATATGTCTGGCGATTGCTGTTCTTTGCATGTGGATAAACACCTGCAGGAATACAATGAGATGGAATAACCTGAACACTGAGAGTTCCTGTAGAATGGCGGAGAGTTCCATCAACTTTGCGGAAAGTGAAAGTTGCGGTAGATTTACACATTGCTCTGTAAAGCTTTGCATTTTTCCATGCAACTTTAAGTGCTTCACTCATTGACATATTATTCTCTTTTACGAATTTCCAAGCGAGATTCATAATTGAACGAAGATTTGCAGTTGTCATAGCTTATATTGTTTAAAGGGTTAATATTATCTTTTTTAATTACAATGCAAAAATAATACATTTTTCTTAAATAAAAAAATAGAAGCTAAATTTTTCTCAATAAAAATAAAATAAATATAAAAAGAAAAAATAAATTAGAAAGGATATGAAATACCTTAAGAAAGTCATCACTGCAGAATTTGATACATATACACAAACTGCCCGTCCAGCTGTTATTTGGAATGGTGTAGATCCAAAAACAAATCCATCTGAAAGTAAATGCAAAATATTAAAAGAAGAAGCAGTATCTTAATTATAATAAATGCTAGGAAATTTCCTAGCATTTATTATTTTTCTTCATCATCTTTAACTTCTTGGAATTTAGCAATTAGTGCTTGCTTCTTTTTTTCTTGAAGCATCTTAGCTACATTTCCAGTTCCCATTATTACATTTTCTAATTTTTGTGGTTCCTCTTTAATTTCTTCTAATGCAGGCATTTCTGCTGTACGTTTTGATGTTCCAATAGCTAAGTTTTCTTCTGCATTATCTTTTTGTTGCAAATCCAAATATGTATCTATATAATTCTTACGCATGTTGTTTTGCACTATTGTTATTTGTTGTGCTAAATCAGATTGTTGTTTAGAAAGTTTAGCATAAACTTCAAATAATCTTGGAGATATTTCACCTCGTCCAAGTGCATCCATATTTGCTTGAATCACTTTGTCTGTTCTAATAGATTCATAATACATATGTCCAAGTTGTTCTGCATCTTGTTCTACTTTATCAAGAATCATTGTTGAATTCTGCAAAATAGTTGGTACAACTTCTCTAACAATTTTCATTAATTGTTCTTTTGCCTTTTTAATGCACTGTTTTTCTGTTGATTTATAATTAATTTTGAAAACTGGTTCAGGATTCAGCATATTAGTTGGAATAGAATCATCTATGTCTATAGGTGTTCCACCAAAACCAGAAGAAACTGGTGCTGACGTTCCAGAACCCGCATTAATTTTATTAATTAAATTTCCAAGTGCATTAGATGTTCCTTTTATTGTTGCCATTTTTATTAAACACTTTAATAATTTTATTATTTATTAAACAAATTGTTTATTTTGCTTCTATTGCATTATTTTTGTTTCTATATATAAATTATTATTTTAATAATAAAAGTGTCCCAGAAATGAATCTAGGGCACTTAGTGAGGCTTTTATTATAATGTTCTATATTACATTGTTTCACCACCTTCAGGTGCTGGTGCTTCTGGAGCCGGGGCTTCTGGAGCAGGTGCTTCACTGCCTCCCATGTCCATTCCGCCACCCATATCAGGGCCACCGAATTCTCCACCGCTCATAACATCATTGGTACCGAAGTTCATTCCGCCTCCACCCATGTCCATTCCGCCACCCATATCACCTCCTGGTTGTTGTGGAGCATTAGCAGCTGCGTCAGCTTGTTGTTTCTTCATTAACTTAGCCAACTCTATTTGTTTAAGAATTTCAGCTTCCTTATACTTTTGGTTAGTTTCAATATCTTGATCTGACAATCCTAAATATTCTTTAACTAAGAAATCAAGTGCAAAATATGGTTTTCCATCAGGGCCTTGTAGTCCAAGTAATGTAGAAACTGTATTAGCACCTTCAGTAATAGCTGCACGCTTTTTAGCTAATGCAAATACATTTTCTTCATTATATTCAATACCTAAACCTTGTTTAAGAATATCAGTATATGAAAATTCCGGATGCATGAAACAAATTTGAACCAATAATGGTTTGAGAAGAATTTCTTTGAATGCATTTTGAACACGTCCAATAAAACGAGAGAATGCGTATTCTTCACGAGTCACATTAGCATCACCAACTAAAGCATTATTAGGTGCTTGTGAAATATTCAAATTGAAACGGTTTGCAGGAACTTGGGATTCCAATATAAATTTACGCCAGAAATATTGAAGTTCTTCTGTAGTATTCATATTGTATCCATCACCTTTAACAGTATCCATTTGAATTGCTTGTCCTCCACGATCCTCAAATACATAAGTTTTTTGGAAATTGAATTTAGGTTCACCATTGACAAGCATTTGTCCAGACATATCGTCCATCGTTACTTCTTCTGCATAGTCTGCATAAATTTCACTGACACGTTGTTTGATACGTGCATCTGAAAGTTCACCTACAGGAACAGTGATTTTTACACGGTTTTGAGCATTTTGAATATTCCAAATCAAGTGAGAGTTTTCTAATTGTCTCAACATATTAAATGGGCGAGTCAAACCTTCAACATATGAAATATTAGTATTTCTAGTATCTCCTAAGTCACCCCATGAAATATAAATTATATTTGAATTTGGAATTTTTCTTTGATTTGCTGCGCCTTTGAATTGGTACCAAATAAACAATTCTTGCCCGTCTTCTGTCACTTGAATATCTGGTTGAAGAGTAGTTGGATCAAGATTCAAAATACCAATAATATTTTTATGCTTGTCATCAAAAACAATTTCAAATGCAAGGAATCCGTCAACTAAGAATTTTTTGAAATAGTTCCAAGCACCACTATTGTTTTCCCAACCAAATGCAGAATAAACTCTATTGAATGCAATTTTGCAATCATTGATTAATTTGTCTGCGTTGGTATTTGTTTTCTTATTGTCGTATCCTTTATTGAGATATAATTTAAGTTTGTCAAGGTTGAGGTGAGCAAATTGTCCGTTTTCATCATTTACAATTGCCTCATTACAAATAGTTTCTAATATAAAGTTAATTTCAACATCCCGTGCAAGTTGTCTGCAATATTGACAACGAGTTGCATATGTCATGTCATAATACGCATAATTAGATGATTGATTCTTTGTTAAATCTTTATATTTTGTAAATCTATTTGTTCCGGTTGCATCATAATAATTAGGATTGAGTTGATCATCCATCATTCCATTACGAGTCTATGAAGCACTAATAGCCAAAGCATTTTTCATAATACTTTGGTTACTTTGCAAACCGAATGATGAAAGATTAATCAATGGATTAACATGATTATGATTCTACTCACCGGGTTTAAATGATCTTAATATATATTTTTTAGCCATAATGCTAATATAGTCTTTTTATTTAATTATTTATTAGGATCCATAATAGATATCTAATTTAATGTATCTTCAAAATTCAAATAATCTTGTGAATCTAAAAGATTTACATCTTTTGCATAATGACATGCTTCTGATACCGCTTGCATTGCTTTTCCAATTAATTCCAATAAATGGCCTTTAACATATACTTGTTCGTTAGCTGATAAATCATTAATACCAAATTTGTGTGGGTGTGCACTTGTAGTTTCGTCCATAATTATAAATTATTATTTTATATAAAAGTTATACAATCTGTAAATTCTATAACTAATAATTATTATATTATTCTCAATATATTTAGTTTTTTAGTATAACTACTGGGCGAACTGGCATTCCACAAAATCTAGTATTAGATAAAAATGGTTTACTATTATTTCCATAAAAATATGTTGCATAATGTGAAGAATCTGATATTGATGTCCATAATATTACTAAATTTTTATCATCTAATAATTGTCCATCATAATAACCTGCTCCCGGAAAAAATACAGAATTGCCATTTATTTTAGATGTAAATAATAATCCATATAGACCATTTACCCCATTATAATCATGTTGTAATTTCTTTGTTGTATATTCTGCTAATTCTTTAAATTGATCTTTAGTTGGAATACCAAATTTAATACTAGCAGGATTATTAAATTTTTGATATATAACATCATCCTCATTCTATAACTAAAATAAATTATCAGTTTTGTTATTAAAGGAATATTCTGCAGCACGTGAGTATTTTGTTAACAAATATTCTCCAGCATATCTATCATATGACCGATAATTTTTAACATAAAATTTATAATTATCTCTAGTATATTCATCTTTTGGCTCTAATTCACCCCAAGCGTAATAATCACCAAACCAATCTTCTGGAATAGAATCTTCTGGAGTTTTATCTAGTTTTTTATAATTAACACCAAAATTATATTTAAACCAACATGTTCCCGAAGGAAGGCCAAGATCAATGACATCTTCTATAAAATCCAAATATTCTTTAGTATAGTCTCTATTCTAAATCTATTTAGACCTGATATTCTAAACTTGTTCTTCATCTTCAAAGTCATCTAATGCTAGTTGAATACCTCTGTTTACTGCTTCTAATATTTTATTATAGTTTTTCATAATAATCCTAATTGTTGTAGTGTTCTTTCTGTTATTACCATAAATTCTGCACCTCTTTCTTCAAAGTATTTCCTGGCGGCGGTCCATTTAGAAATATTGGTTAAATATGTTTGTGCAGCTCTATTATATGCTTTATGTTCTTTTAATGTTGCAGATTCAGTTAGTGGTTTTGGGCACTATGTCTAATCATATGGTTTTATTTCTATAAAAATTCTTTTCTTTCCATCTGGTTTTGTTTCATCTGCTATTTCAATCCAAAAATCCGTATAATATGTTCGGGCCTTCCAATTTTGCGGATTAGTTGAATCTAAATTATGTTTCATACAGTATTCTATATTTCCTGTTGGATCTAAATATTTAATTCCAATAGGTTCTGATGCAACTTTTAATACTGATGGATTTTGATCGCACCATCTACAAAATAAAAATTCCCAAGAACTTCTATATATTACATCCTACGTTAACCATTTTTCTGGATGTTCAGGAATATAATACCCTTGATGATATTTTACATTCTCACTTTTTCTTGGAGCATGTGTTCTTTTATACTGGTCATTCATTTTTACTTAGTTTTCATTTTATAAATTTATTACTGGACGAACGCTATAACCATGACAACGATAATTATTATAAATACCTAAATGGTCTGAATATGATAATAAGTAGTAAGCATAGTTAGAATTATCTAAGCGAAGGTTTGAAGTCCATAAGTATCCGAACATACCGCTATTAATATTATTAAAACCATTACATAAACCCGCACTCGGAATAAACAACTAATTTCTATTCTATCCTTCAAATACCCTGCCATTCAATCCTTGAATTCCTTTATCATCTTCTGGATCGTGAATAGTTTTATTTGGATTATAATTTTTAACACAATAATTTTGAGTACAATTCTTTAATTCTTCATACTGTTTTTTAGTAGGTATATGAAATTTGAAATTATGAAGTTTTTTAGTCTAATAGGCTGTATCATCTTCTGGTAATAGTTGAGTTAAATTATCGGTAAAACCATTTAAACCATTATTAGAATTATTACAATATTTAGTTATTTTATCATAATCTTTTCCAAATTTATAATTATCCCAACTAAAATAAATTTTTCCATCTTTATTAGTTTTATTTCCTTCTAATTCACCCCAAGCATAATAACTGCCATACCAGTCTTCTGGCGTAGTTAATTGGTTTGGATTGACACCTAAATTATATTTACACCATAAAGTCCTTGATGGTAAACCTAAATCAACAACATCTTTCATTAAATCTATATAGTCTTTAGTATAATCTCTATGATTAATCTATTTAGATTTAACATTCTAAATCTATTCTTCATCATCAAAGTCATCAAGGGCTAGTTGAATTCCTCTGTTGACTGCTTCTAATATGTTATTATAGTTCTTCATATTTAATATATTTATTTAACTATAATAATAAAATGAAATCAACTATTATAAATAATAGTCAATTTCATTTCTCTATATATTAATTATTTAGGAGGGTTTTTAAATTAAATCAATTTAATCCAAATTTAATACGATCAGAAATTAAATTCCAAACAATATTATTGACAAAAGATTCTTTAAGAGTTTTATGAATCTTTGGTTCAACATCTGCTTTAATAGCTTCAGTTACTAACCCAACATTATTTTGACGATAAGATTCTGTTATAGCAACTAAATGTTTTTTAACTTGCTTCTCAATATATAATTTGATGTCCTCTTTATTAGAAGCTGGAGATAAAGTCAATTCATTTTCATTCAATAACTTTACACCCTCTTTCTTAATACCAGTCTTTGGAGACCAATATTCAAGAAGACGCGCAGCAAATTGTTTTTGCTCTTCTACCGGAAGATCAGAAATATTGCCAGTAACCATATAGTTCTCTTTAAGAACTTTTACAATTGCCACCTTTTGTGACTCATACATTGCAGCTCTTTCTTTTAAAACTTGTTGTCTGCTATTATTATAAACTGTATTAAAATTTTTCATAATTAATATATATTTGTGGATACTTATATCCTATTTTTTATATCTCTTTTATTATTTATTATAATTTTTTGAAAAAATTATTCCAAGCGTTATTTATAACTATATATTTAATAATAGTTTGCTGTATTTTGGTATTTTATTTATTGCTTTTATAACAATAACTCTATTTACTGGATCCCAAATATAATTGCAATTTCCATCACCTAAATGATCACTTAAGTAAAATCTGCAATATCCATAGGGAAGAACCCACTCTTCATTTGGAACAACTTCAAAAACGGATTCCCTCATATCTTTAGAATATAACGCAGCTTTGTCTATTTTTTTAGTTGGACAAATTTCAATAATATCACCAGGATAGAATGTTGCATTTGCATAAACATTTTTACCATCACATGTGACTCTGCATTGATTAGCATTAGTAGGAACCATGTTTATTTTATTGATTTTAGATTTATTATATCTTTCTTTATGAGACTGATAATATTCCAAACTGTCATCAAACCACGATTCATAAATTCCTTTAGCTTCCCACGACTCTTCGTCCATTATATTTTGATAGTCATCAACATCTTCAAATTGATTTTCAGCATCAACTGCATTTATTAAAAACTCTAATTGTTTGTCAGCTAATGTTGCATCGCAGTAATCAATAAATCTATTATGCCATTTATCATATCCATTATAGTCACTATTAGATGTCATTAAATTAAATATTGCATATGCTAATTTACGACATTTAACATATAAATGAAATATTCTTGAAATAGTTACTGCATCAACAGAACTGCCAGATACAAATAAACCATCATCGCGAAGTTCATCAATAATTTTATTTAAATTAGGTTTAAACCAATTTAAAAGAACGTCTTTTTTACCTGCTTTATTAGAATTATCATATAATTGAATATTTGCGCATCTATTATTAAAATATTTGAATATTGCATTTTCATCACTGCCTTTTGATATTTTTAATTTGCCAATAATATCTGCAATCTATAGAATAATATTTTTACGATTAGTTCTATATCTTAAATAATTAGTATGACGTGCATAAACTCTATTCCATGAATTAGCATCTTCTATCAAAACTTCATTAAATATCCTCATAAATTCAGATTTGAGTTTTTCTGAATGCCATTCCACCGAAGGAAGTTCAGATTTAAGCTAATCTAAATTTTTATTATATTCTGATAACAAATTTTCAAACTGATCATTAGTTGTGTCAGTCCAATTATCTTCATATAAAGTATACTCATATAAATCAAGAATCTATTCATGAATTTGAGCAACTTTTAATAATAAAGATTTAAAATTAGAATTATCAATAGTTTTTTCAAATTTAGTATATATTGACGGATCTTTAACAATATGATTATCTACAGTAATATTTTCGTCAGGTTCTTTAGAAATAGTATCAGTTTGCATAGCTTTTTCAGCTTGATGCTATTTAATCAATTCTGCCAATTTTGAAAACTAATGGGTTTTCTTATAAAACTATAATAATGATTTATAAGATTCTTCAGATTCATTAATATTTTTATTAAAATCAAATTGCATAATATAATTTTATTATAATTTAGGAAGTGACATAGGAGTAGCAAATACAGTTGCGGTCTAATCTATTTTATTAATATCTTCCTAATTACCGTTTTGTTCTGAATTCTTTGTATTATTTAATTCCTATAAAAACTTTTTTGCTTTTTCTTCACTCTACATAATAACATCTAATGCACCATTAAATGTATCTACTTTTTCTTTTTTATTTTCTTCATTTAAATCCACAATATCAGATTCAAATAAAATATTATTATTAAACTAATATGTTTTATTACCGAAATATATTTCTTCCATAATTTTAATTCAATATATTTATTTTATATATTATTCTTCATCAGCAATTTTAATTGCATCATCAATACTTTTAACTATCTATTTATATTCAACAATATCTTTTGAATTTTTTATAGCAGTTAATAAATTATTACAAATAATAAGTTTATCATTATCATCTAACTTATTAAATTGTATACTAGTATCTTTAATAGAATATGTACTTAAATCTGTAATTAATGATTTACTATCATAATTTTCATATTGTTTTTCACCTATTTTAATTATAATATTACTTAAATTATTAGTATCACCCTACAAATCTAATACATATTTAGATTTATTTGATTCTGCTTTTGCTGCAACATCACTAGATATTTTATTATATTCTTTAATAGTTGATTTTATATATTCATTTTGATTATATATTAAAATCTTTTTACATTCTTCAAAAGTAGGATTATTTGATGCATCAATAGATGATAATGTATTATATGCAGCAAGTTTTGCACACGGGATATCTTTAATTTCTTTAATTAATTCATCAATTTTAGTGGTATCAACTTTTTCTGATTTATCTTCATCTTCTACATATGATAATATACCGGATGAAGCCAGCTCTACTAAGACTGGAAATATTGCACATGATTGTTTAATACCATTTTTTGAAAATAAATGTGGTATTCCTAATTTTGTTCTATCTGCAAATGAAATAATATATGAATAATAGTCATTATTATATTTTGATTCAAACATATTTTTAATTGTTGATATATATATGTTTTCATCGGTTTCATTAAGATTTGAAAAATCAATATTAGAAAATATTTTATGTATATCTTGCCTAATTTTATTTAAAGTTTTATTATCATTTTTTTCTGCTGCTTTAAATTCTGTTAATAATTTTGTAATATCACCTTCGTTTTTCATATATATGTTATAAATAACCATTGGATTATTATTAGCAATAATATAAAATGACTATGCAATATTTTTAGCATTTTCTACATTTAAGTTGGATAATACATTATTACCTATATTTTTAATTTTATTATATGCCGTTAATATAGTATCTTTTAATGCTTTAATTTCATCATTCATTTTAAATGTATTAATTAAATTATCAAATTCTATTTCAAAATTATCACTTTGTGGAAAAAGCGACATTGCTGGATATCTTTTAAGTGCCCCATATAAGCCATTATATAAATATTCAGCGCCTTCTATAGTTTTATTAATATTTGCTAAGTCTACTCCCATTTTAATAATATTTTCATCAGATAGTCTAGGTTTAAGTTTTTTAGCTAATAATGAACCGTATGCTAAATAATTTTCATTTAAAGTAAATTTACCATTTTCATCTGGAGATATACAACTTTTACCAGTATTAGTATAATCTCCACTATAATTATTTAAAATGAAAATTAATTTAGCCCTTGGACTCTCTTCATATATAGTTTTAAGGCCAGTACTTGTATCATTATACAACTCCATATCCTTTTTAATTTTGGCTGTATTATATGTATACATTCCTTTTTTAGCTAATACCTAATACCCATAACGATATGTGAGCAGCCTTGATATAAGATCAGGCATAACATTTTGTAAAAATGAAATAGTCCATCCAAGTGTTCTGGTTGAATTTCCAGTATCAGTCATTATTTTAATTCTTGCATTCATTCGCTATTTAAGATCTGCTAAATGACGACTCCAAATTTCTAATAAATTATCAGCTTCTAACGGATGTCCAGCTAAAAATTGTACAGCAGCTTTAGTTAATCCAGATTCATTTCCAGATGAGGTCTAATTAGATTTTGTTATTTTTTCTATTCGATCTTTAATAGTTTTATCCGCTTCGTCAATAAGGAGCTTCATATTTTCTTTGGTTTCTTCCAAATTTGTCATTTGCTTTTTATCAAATTTAGCGCATAATGCATCAAAATTGCTTTTAAGATCTGTGTATAGCCCTTTATATATTGTATCTAATGGTAAATCTGGTTTATTTCCTACTGCTAATTCTTCTGCAGCTTCATTTAAACTATTACTATTATTTCCTAAATATGCAGCAGATGCAAGTTGAGGTGTTTCTTGCGTCTTTTTAGGTGATTTCTCGATACTTGTAGTATATGTTACAATAACTTTTTTAATGCCACCTTCTTCTAATGCATCTTCCAACATTCTCTTTTTTTCATAGTCTTTTGAATTAGCAGTTTTATAATAATTAATAATTGCGTTAATTTTTACAAATTCATCTTTTCGTATTTGCTATTCAGCACTAGCTGCTTCTAACATTTTTGTTATAAAATTTGATTGTTTTTCTAATGCAGTTTTTTGTTTATTTAAATCAATAATTTCTTTATCATGCCTTATCTTTTCCTATTCTTTTAATGCTTCAGAGTTTTCCTTTATAAAATTTTCAGCTTTATCTGATGATACTGCCATATAATTTGTAATATATTTAGAAATTTTATTAAAGTCCTCTAACATATTTGGAGACAATCCCTATAATAAATCTCTAATAGATTGCATAATATCATTAATATATGTTTCTATTGCTGGAGATACATTATTAAAATCTAATGTAGTACTTTTAGTTATATTAGATAAAATATCTTTACTTGGATCTGTGATTTCTTTTCCATCTTGTTTTGTTCCATTTGGAGTTGCATCTGTTAATTTATAGCCGGCATATTTTGATATCTCATGTGTGCCGACACATAATCCAGCAAATAAAGAACCCCATACAGTAACAGTTGCACCAACAGTACTAACTAATCCCGCTCCAAAACAATTAATTAGATTAATTCCATGAGAAATAGCTAATCCACTTTGAACTCCAGCAGCAGTTGCGGCTGCAGTGGTAATTTCATTTAATACATTAGTATTTTTAATTAAAATGCCTTCTGATGCAACATTTTCTTTATTCAGTTGTTGCTCATCTTTGGATTTGGCTAATTGAATTTTAGAATTAAAATTTTTAAATGCAGTTGCACAACAATCTTCAGCTGAATTATATGTAGCAATTGGATCAACCATCCCCCATTTTTCAAAATCCCTAGTTTTTTCAGATTTATTGGTAATAGCAGATGTCATTAAATTCTATATATCTATTGGGGACTTTAAGATATTTAAATTTGTATATAATTTATCTGGAACTACAACATTAATAAGAACATCCTCCTTTTTGCGATCCTATATAAATTGCTTTGCGCATAGCGCTTTATATAAATTAGCAGCAGTCGATTTATTATTTTCTTGTATAGCTGGATTATCCAATTCTAACAATTGGCTTTCTTTTAATTCTTTTATATTCTTATTATTTTTAATTTTAATTTTCATATATTAAAATAAAATTTTATTTTTCATTTTTATTCATTTGACTTAAGGTTTCCTAATTCATTAACTGGCTCTGCAATATTATTAATAAAATCTTGATAAGAACCAGCAGTAAAATTACTCTATATTATATAAGAAAAAGCAGTATCCCAATTATCTGGAAGTAAACCAATTTTTTTACATAAAACCATAGATTTTGTAGCTATATCAGCCTAAAAATTTTCTTGAAGCATTCTAAGGCATATAGTATTCTATTCACCTTCTTTTAATTTTTTTCCAAATAAAGATTTTATTCTATTCCATAAACCACGTCCTTTAGTTTTATTAACACCATCATCAACTTTTTCTACAATTTCATTCATATAATTTTCTAATGCTCGAATTGCTCCTTTTGTTTTTCCGCGCATTATCATTGCTATAATAATACTAAATGCCCCAGCAAATATTCCTCCTAAACCTTCTGCCCACCATGTCATATCAGGACCAATAGTATCTGCTGCTCTTTCATTTAAGGCCCTTTTTCCAAAATCTTGCATATTATTAACTATTTCTGTTATTACTTCAGCTGCTTCACCTTCAGTATATATTCCTTCTAATATTGCAGTTTCTATAATAGCACCTAATTCATCTATAAACTAATTAGTTTCATATAGTGTTAATTCATTGGCAGTTTCAAAAACTTCAGATTCATTAAGATAATTAAATTGTGGATCCTTTTTAATTTCTTGCACATAATATCCTTGACGCTCTAATAAAGCATTTTGATATTCTTGCATGCATCTCTATTTAGTATTATAATCGAAAAAATCTGAATGCTCAAATCTATATATTCTCTAATCTTCTTTAGATAATAAACTTATTCTCTATTCAGATAATTCATATGGAAACTTCATTTTCATAATTTATGTTATATATAAATTTCTTTTATTATTTATTTTATATTTTTACAGAAACTTAGTTTTTATTTATAAAAATAAATATATTGAAATAATAAATTAATTATGAAAAACTATAATAAAATATTAGAAGCAATAAATAATGGTATCTAGCTAGCCCTAGATGATTTTGACGATGATGAACAAGTTTAGAATATTAAATCTAAATAGGTATCAGTGCCATTTGAAAAACTAATAGCGCAAAATATTCAACATAATAGACCATTATCTAATGAAATGTGGCAAGCTGTATTTAAAAATTTGCCATTATATCTTAAAGAATTAGGTATAACAGAAGAATAGTTTTATATTATTAGATATATGATTAATAGATATAATCCAAATGAATTAGATGAAGATTTATATGAAATTTATGAAAAAAATAAACCACTTTTTGATAGTAAATTTAGAAAAATTACATCAAAAAGAGATTTGTAGAAAATTATAATTGAAGCAGTTGAAGAAAATGGGCCAAATTGTGATTTGAATTGGATAGATGTTTCTGGCGTAACAGATATGAGTTTCTTATTTAATTTTACTGATTACTTAGATTATCCACAAGCCGATAAATTTAAGAAGCAATATCCATTTAATTGTGATATTTCTAAATGGGATGTATCTAATGCTAAAACTATGGAAGGAATGTTTTGGGGCTGTGCCGAATTTAATCAAAACATTTCTAATTGGAATGTTTCTAAAGTTGTAAATATGGAACATATGTTTACATTTGCTAAAAAATTTAATTAGCCAATTGGTAAATGGGATGTGTCTAACGTCAAATTATTAAAATGTATGTTTTTAGATGCAGATTCATTCAATTAGGATATTTCAAATTGGAAATTTAAAAATGATGCAGATATATTTGATACAAGTGGGGTATTTTATCCATATTATAATTATGAAAGTGTGTTTATGAATTGTCCTATTGAAGAAAAATATAAACCAAAACAATTACAAAACAAATGAGATTCAAATTTGAATCTCATTTTTCTTATCATATTTTAAAATCTTTTAAAGTTTTGCCATCATTGCGCGTGCATCCCATTCATCAAATGAATTCATAATTTGGTCTGCAAGTGCATAATTGTCTTCATCAATATATAAACTAAGCCCGGTAATATCTTTATCGATTTCTCCAAATGGAACTCCATTTTTCATAGTCAAATCAACATTTTCAAATGGAATAGTGATATTTGTATATATCATATTATTAGTATGTTGCGTATGATCATCTACATCACGCAAAATAATATTCAAAACATCTTCATGTAATGGATTAAACAAAGCCTTAGGCTCTGTATTAGTAATATCACATACATTTTCTAATGTTAAATCATCATCTACTTTTATAAACCACATAATTAACTATTCATAATATTTTGTAATTTATATATCAATGCCAACAAAACAATAAATTTGTCAATTGCATAATGAAGTTGAGATTGATATTCACAAATGGTTATAATAACCATTGGTAATTTATTTATTCTATCTGGACAAACCGTCTGAATATAATTTGGGAATTGTTGTCCAAGCATCAATAACCCATCTTCAGCTTTTGTTGACCAATCTGCTACTAAAGCTTTATAATTCTCTGTAGGGTTGCCGGGAGTCATAATTATATTGAATAATTGTCCACAGTCAAAAGTTGTCCCTAATGTTGCAGGAGTTAATTCTGTAATGCCTCTTGTATATAATTGTTGAATCTTTTTAATGATTGACCGCATATCTGGAAAATCTGCCTTCACAAATTTCTCAACATCCTCGTCTTTATAAGTGATATGGCACGCATTCAAAATTAATTTAGCTCTCTCAGTAAAACCATTTAACAAATATGCTTCTTCCTCTTGATTAATTGGTTCAATTGGGATGCAATTGAAACGTGATTGAATTGGCTCTGGAATTTTTTCAATATAGTTGCAGTTTCCAATAAATCGAGTTGTTCTATGGAATTGTTCAATAGTTGCACGAAGAGCTGACCAAGCGTCATTTGTCAAATTGTCGCACTCCTCAAGAATAATAACTTTAAGTTTTTCTTCACCACCCCATAATGATGAAGATGAAGCATAACTAATAATCTTTTCACGAATAGTGTCAATGCCGCGTTCCAAAGATGCATTAATATAAAGTGGGTCATCACATTCAGATGCAAGGATACGAGTTAAAGTAGTATTATGATGAATAATTCCATTAGATGTAAAATATAAATGTGGTGCCTTTATAGCAATATCATATGCATCGCCTTCACCTAGTACTTCTTCATTAATTTTTTCTAATTTGCCATCATATATATTTTGACAATAATTTGCATCTTTAGCTAAACAATTTTTTCCATATTCATCAATAAGAATATGTTTATCACTACATGTTAATGTATAAACATTATCATTTGCTACGGCTTTATATGTATACTTACATAAATTTACACGTTTTTTAACATATCCTAAAATAGGAACAATTTCTCCATCAACATTTTCTATATAAACTTTATATTTAGAATGTTGCGTTTCTTCATATTTAGAATTATTTAAATTAAGTTTATCAAATAACTCTCCAATAGAAATATTAACTTTAACTAATTTTTGTGCCATTATATATTTGTTTAATTCTGTTTAATATTATATTTAAAATTTTATCTTTGTTTTCTAAATATTCATCTTCCCAAATAATATCTAAAGTAAAACCCTTATTAATTATTGCATTATTTTTAAACATATCATGTTTATATTGTTCTTTAGCGGTAACTCCCCAAGGATTTGTCCAATTTTTAAATTCTTCTTTAGATAATTTTTCTTTATTTGGATGAAATCTATTTCCATTAAATTCTATTGCATATTTTAATTCAGGAATAACAAAATCATATAAAACTCCACCGTGCTTTTTAATTCCAAATCCCCATTCATGATTTAAATTATGATAATAAACATTGCAATTTATATTATTTTCTTGTAATAACTAATATAATTTATCAAATAATTCCTAAGATATATTTGAATAAAATGAATGAGAACACCTTTTTATTATTACTTCAATATAATCATCTTTAGACTATAATGTATTCTACCATTTTTTCTAGCGCTCTTCGAATTTTTTCCGCCCTTCAATTTCACCATATCTTTGAATACATTTTTCTAATGTAAATGTCTATTGTCTTTCTTTAACTTTTTCTTTAGCTTCCTATTCAGAATAACCTAACTTTATCCAATAACCAATTTGATTTTTCTATATGTCTTTATACTATTCTGGATTTTGTTCTCGTTTATTCTAATATTTTAATGAATTTTTACTTTGAAGTTCTGATATTTTTTGTTTAGCATAATTTTCATCCCATCCTCGGGCTAACCACCATTTTATACATAAAATTGAATCAGGTGTAATATCTCTAATATTTCCACCATCTATTAAAAATTTTTGTATATTTGATAAATTTTCTTTATTATTATAATTTATATTTTCATTATTACCTATAAACCATAAAGGATGATCTGCAATTGCTCTATAAGTTTTTACAAATTCTTTACAATCACATATAATAATATTATTTTCAAATTTTAATAAATTATTATTTTTTAAATATTGAAATGTATTATTAACTGTATTAATGCAATTATCATGACTTAATATAGCAGTAAGCTTTCTAAGTTCATTTGGATAATCTTTAATATTACTAAACTATATAATATTATCTTTTATATAAAAATAATTATTATATAATAAATTATATGTATCAAATGTTATATACTATTTACATTTTTTATTATATCTACACCAAGTTGAATGCGGATATTTACGTTCTTCAAATTTATTATTAGATATATAAAAAGATTTAACATTATTATTAACTAAATCTGCAATAGAAAAATCATATATAGTAATTATATTATATTTTTCTAACTACTATACTATTTCATTTTTTAGCATATATAATAATGGTAAATCTCTAAAAATAATATATTTTTCTTCCATATCTTTAATAAAATAATATTTTATATTATATTTATCTTGGATGTGGAAAGAAAAAAATCACATTTACTCTTTAAATAGAATATTATATGTTTCTTCATCAACATATACATCTATTTTTTCATCATAACCTAAACATTTGCCACTTCCAGGTTTTCCACTAAATAAAATATTGTCTACCAACCCTTTAGATAATTCTTCTCTAATTCTCGGAACTATTACAGCTTGTTCTAATGTTTTTGGACGAAATAATTCAGTAAATAATTGTTGTTTTGGATTTGTATTATTTTCCATTAGATTTCTTTTTAATTTCTTTTATTATATAACAAAAATTTATGCTTGTTTTATTTTTTTGATATATTCTTTTGCAATCCACCTATGAAGAAATGGATTTTCCAAATAATCATTAATATCTACATAATCAATTGCAAAATCTTCTTCAGCATCAATATATTGTTGAATTTTTACATATTCAAAAACTTCATGCTCTTCAACCTTTCCTTCAAAGTCTGTCACTGCAATTTTATGATTTTCTTTGTCAAGTGCACATGACATATTATACCATACTAATAAATCATTTAACTCATGAGCATATAATTCTCTACTAGGACGAATAGGCTCACTAAAATTATATTCATATTCATGATTAGAATTAACAGAAACCTCTACCCTATTATTACTTAAATATTTGAAAATTCCACCAGCTTTTTTAACATCATCACGTTTTGCAAATTCAACTAATACTTTAATTGGGTCATAATCTGGTTGTTGAACATATAAGTTCAATCCAAAATTAAAATTCCAATCAAGCTGCTGATTAATTTCACGCCTAATATCATATACGGTAAATGGAATTCTTTCTTCTTCCAATCTATGATATATTTCTTTAATCATATCTCCAGCATGCATGCAAGATGCTATAGTATGACGGCCAATTGCATAGCGATATGACATCCACATTGCATCAATTTCATACTCAGACATAGGTTTTGGTGTTTCTGCTTTCTTTTTCATATTATTAATACATTTATAATTTTTTTTCTAATTATTTTATGAAAAAAATTCTTTTTGTTTAATAATAAATAATAAAAGTAAAAATATTTTTTGAAATTAATATGAATAAGAAACAATTAACAGAATCTATAATGGCAGGTGTAAGACGTGCTTTTATGGAAAATAAATCATTAAATGAAGGATTTAGTTCATGGAAAGAACAAAATGTACCAAAACTTGATCATGAAATGTTAAAATCTAATATTTTAAAAATTTCTGAAATATTAGGAAATTTTTTAAATTACAAATATATACCCGTTGTAAGTGTTGTATATCATAGCTAGTCAGCCGCTGCATGGACAACTATTAAAGAACTGACAGAACCTTCTACAGTTGATCGAGGAATTTATGATTCAATCAATATTGTTAAACAACAATATTGTGAAAATGATGAAGAAAAACTTATAAAAGCATTAGATGATACATATATTAAAATGTATATTTCAGTTAAGTCTCATTTAATGAGATATATTCAATCAACTTTAGTTCCAGGATCAAATAAAATTAAAGATATGCCGTATTTTGTATTAGTAAAAGGTGATGATACTCATGTTGGACTCAGATTTTCTATAAAATCATTAATTGATAATGGTAATGAAATTATTGAATATTTTAGTTAATTATTAAAAATATAATATTAAAAATCCTGGTAATTAGTTTACCAGGATTTTTTTGATAACTTTATCCAAATTGCACCTCTATCAAAATCAAATTTTCTTCCAATAACTATATAGTCTACTCCGTTAAATTTTATTTGATCATTTTCATTTGGAATAAAATCATATACTCGTCCTTCTGCTAATGTTATTAAATCTTTACCGTCATCTGTTAAAGCAATATAACTAAGATACCAATTGAATTTATTAGCTTCATTTAATTGAATGGTTTCCATATATATTTAGTTTTCATTTTTCTATTATTTAAATATATTGAATATGTTGATTCAATATTGCTTCTTTCATTGAATTAACTGTTTGTGCAGTTATACCGGGTCCTTGTGGAACTTTAGCATCTACCACTCCTGCAATTAAAGTTAATAATGTCATTAATGCTGAACCATTAATTGCCGCTTCACCTGCAGTATCTCCTTTTAATTGTGTAGATGATTTGCTGTTTAATATAATATTATCAGCCTCAAGATTTATTGTTCCTGGGGTTGTTAAATTGATTTGCTCATTTGCTTGAATATCTACTCGTCCTTTTGATAATTGAATTTGAGTTCCAGTTGCTCCAAGTCCATAATGAATTGTAATAGTATTATCAGGCATAATTTGAATGAAACTACCTTGATAATATATTATTAATCCTGTGCCAGTTTGGAATTTAATAGACAAATCAACGGCAGAATCATATATTAACACCTATGCATTTTCATAATCATCTTTAATTTCATTAATCAAATCTGGATCAACTTGATTATTTGCCATCCATTCCATAGATGTTTTTTCTCCAGATTTGAATTGGACACGAACTTGCTGACCAACTCTGGCAACAGATAAAGAACCACCACCATTCCCAGAAAAGAATGGAGAACCGCCAAATGTGCACCAAGGCAATTGTTCAGTTGGAATATTATCATGAAGGCCAGGAACTCTAACTTTAATACGACCAGAATATGTTGGATCATCTATAGATTCAACAGTTCCAAGAATAATAGAATCCAGACCAGTTTTAGATTTATGAGCCATAGATTAAATATAATTTAAATATTTATAATTATAGAAAGAAAATTAGTAAAAGTTAAATTTACTCATTTATTGAATACCCGTTTATACTATTTTTTATTGAATATTGGTTTATACTCATCTTTTATTGGGCAAAGTAAGAATATTCCGGCCCTTCTATTTATACCTGCTTGATCAAATAAAGAAATATTAGAAACGTCCCAATTAGATATGTTTTGATTAAATGGGCAACTCCAAAACATATATCGCATATCATTTACTTTAGAAACATCCCAATTAGAAATATCGCCATTAAAAGTTGATCCTGCAAACATGTTACACATATTTTCAACATTAGAAACATCCCATTCTGAAATATCACCGTTAAAATATAACTCCATAAACAAGTTGCTCATATCAGTTAATCTAGAGGTATCAATCCAGTTTAAATCTGGTGTCTAATATTTAAGATTAGTCCAGTATATATTTAATTATTGTTCTTAATTCTTCTTTAGAATTAACAGTATATTTTAAACCAGACAATTTAGATAATTTTACTAATTCTTCAAGTTCTTGCTTAGTTAATTCTTTACTCTTTAGTTTAACAATTAATTTCTAAAAATCTAGATATTCTTTAGTATAGTTTCTGTTCTAGACTTGCTTAGATTTAATATTATTCTAAACTTGTTCTTCATCTTCAAAGTCATCTAAAGCTAACTATATTCCTCTGTTGACTGCTTCTAATATTTGTTTATAGTTTATCATACTGGGATTTCTATTATTAATTTTACAAAAATCTTTTCCATTTTCTTTAGCACATTTTCATAAATAGGAATTTGTTTCTTTGCAATCTATTTCAATAAATCATTTTCATCGCCTTCAAACTAAATTAACTTTTTAGCTGGAGATATATGCAATGCTGTTTTAATTGCCTTAGTTGCGCCTTTAATTGCTTCTACTGCTACATCCGTATCAACATTCATTTTTTCAAGTTTCTTATAAAAATTATAATATGCTTTATATGTTTTATAATATTTGCTTGAATAGCAACTAATACTTAAATTATTTAATATGTTAGAATTAAATTGTTCTATTTTAGAAACATTATTAAAATCTCCTTTAAATTCTAAAGATTGTTTTATTTGTTTTTTGATATTAACAATATCACTTTTGATTTTTTTCATCATATCAGCAGCAAACTCTTGAATAAAACTTCTTATTTCATCTATATCAGAATAGTAAAAACCTGTTAATAATGTTCTTTCTAAATATCGTGGATTTGTATATATTTCATTATTAATTTCTATTAAATCCTCAAATTTTTGCATTGCCATTGGATGATAATTGCCTCCATATTTCTTATCATCAAAAGCTTTAGTAGAATGATAGTATAAATTAGCTGATCTACTATTATATAAACGAATTTGTTTTGTTAATTCAATCCAATGAGTATATGCATGTTGAAACTCATGAACTAAAGTATCACAAAATGCATTTGGATTTTCCATATTAGTATTAACTTCAATAGTAAAAACTAATTTATTATTATTTAATTTTGCATTCCTTTTTAGAAATGTTCCTTTGTTGTTTTTATCTTTAATAATATCAATAGTAAAAGAACCAACCCAATTAGGAATAATATAATCAGGAATTCTCTTAGAATTAACATACTGATAATATGATTCAATTTGCTTCACTGAAATTTCAGCATCTCCACCATTATAAAATGGGTCTGCATTCAACCCATTTTGCAAATCATAAACATAATCAGTTATCAAATCAGACAAATCATACCATTGAATTCCATCTTTATCTACCAACCCCTACGATTCTTTTATTAAGTTCTTATTTTTCATAAATAAATAATATGAAATACTATTTTATTATTTATTAAATTTTCATTATTGTGAAGTTATTTTATTTTGAAAATAAATAAATAAATAAAATATAAAATTGAAATTATTTAATTAACTATGGCACAATGGGAAAATATTAATAGCGAAGGACTCGACAGATGGGGTCACTTTACATCATCTAAAAGATCAATGGAATTACATGAGCCAATCTATACAAATTTATGGACTGCTCAAATTTTACCATCAGATCTTCCAAATGGCATGTTAGAATATGGATATGGAGATGACGATGTTAAAATCGTTCTTGAAGGTTTAAGACAAGTTACTGGTCTTGATACTCAACGTGGTGTTGGTTCAGTAAACCAAAAATATAAACAAGCTGAACGTGGGTTTGCCGGTTCTGCTCCATCTCAAACTCACCTAGAACTTCAAATGACATTTGAATTGAATATCAAACGTAACGATGATGGAACTAATGATAACTATACTTATAAATTCTTACGTCGTTGGAGTGATTTGACATATGATCCATTAACAGGTCGTATGCATATTAAAAAGAATTATGCAGCTAAAGCAATAACTATTATGTTGCATGATAAAGAAGGAAAACCTATCCACCAATGGATTTGCTACAATTTATTCCCAACTTCTCAAGTTCCATCTCCTCAATTGAACTATGACAATAGCGCAATTTGGAATGGATTTAATATGACATTCTGGTGTGACTATTATGACGAAGCAATTCTTTAATTTTTACAAATCATAAATCTACCGAAAATAAAAATGCAGGATTTAATTTCCTGCATTTTTTATTATTAAAATAATTTTTCACTTTCAAATTTTGTTTCTTTACTATGTCCAGTATCTCGCAATCTAGTTAATCTTCCAACAAATTCTTCTTCTGTCAATAATGTTTTCATCCTGTCTTTATGTCCTATAGAATGAATTAACTTATGTCCTTTAGTAGAATCTAGTGCTTTTCTAAAATCTGCATTTGTATATAAAGCATTATAAGCTTCATCAAATAAATCTTGGTATTCTTGACTTCTTCTGTCTATTGCTTTTCCTTGCCAATAAACTTGCATATCAAAATTCCAAGGTTTTGTAGAATTTTTAGCTTCTATACCAGACAACAAAAAGATCCGCATTTGTTCAATTGGATCTTTATATGTCAATCCTGCAATCAAGCCTTCCATTGAATTTATAGAAAACCCTCTAAAATTGAATGGGTGTTCCATAAAATTAGATAATGCATTTGCTGGATATTTTCCACCGCTATAAATGTCTATTGTCATAATTACTTATTAGAATATTTAAGGAATTGTGCAACTTGAATATTCTAACCATTATATGATATAGTTTGCTTAAAGTTTCCTACCACTTTTTCCCACCAACTCTTTTGTGCTGAATATGTTCCAGAATTAGATTTGTCTGGTTTTCCGATATGATAGTGTTTAACAGTATTTCCAGTATCATCTTTAGATGTTTCTATACCTAAATAAACTCCATTAGTTATCATATCATATAAAGTTTTGTTATCTGACACAATATATTGGGCAACCTCGTTAAATGTAGTTCCTTGATCATTAATAATATCTATAGCGTCGCCCGTTGCATGTGGAGATGTTTTAGAACTATACCAAACAATATCACCATTAGCATTGACAAATTTCCATAGATTTCCATCCTAAACTGTAGCAGCCTCGACTTTATTTCCATTCTCATCAGCAAACCATCTACGTCCGGAAACCAATTTAACTTTTTTACCGCCTGCTAAACATGCAGAAACAATATCATTATATATAGTTATCATATATGAGTTCAATCCATTGGTTGTCATTGTTTCTTGTTTTGCATTATTATTATCATTAGTTTGCTATGTTTCTTGATCCTATACTGCCTCTTTAATAGAACCCGATGCTATATTATTTTGAATATATAATTCTTCAGCTGTTTTTTCTACATCTTGTTGCTAACCCTAATTTTTAACATATCCTGGAATTGGCCATTCTCGTCTAGTTAATGATAATTCAGTTCTCCATTGGGTTCCTTTTTGAACATTGTCCCTATCATATATCCATCTAATATTTTGAATAATAAACCAACCTGATGCAGAAGCCATTATTTTCTAATAAATCAAATCAGTTTCAGTATTAGCCTAAGCATAATTTAGCATTGGATTAAAATTGTCTTTTAATAGCATTGGAATTTTTTCTCCACGCATAATTTGCATATTGCATCCATTTAATGTTACCTGAATGGTTTTCTTTTTTAGCCATGCATTGCATAAAGTATTATGTCCATCTGCAGTTTCATAGAATTTATTAGTATTGCCAGACGCAAACATATTACTTCCAGTTTCTATTATTTCTTCTTCATCCCCATCTGATTGAGTTTCTGCTATTTGTCCGCCCTATACTGATTTATGCTAATCAACAAAGGATCCGTTTTCAGCTTGTGTGTATGTTAAATTTCGTCCAGGCCCTGCCATAATATAAAAACCATGTTTTAATTTATCTGCATTTACTGGAATAGATAAATTCATTTCTATTGTATTATCTTCCACTTTCTATATTCCGGTGTTTTTAATACTATAATAATTTGCATTAGACAATCCCAACTTATTAGTAATTGAATTATCATTTTTTTCTGCATATTTAGTTACATAAAATGAAGTTAATCCAGCAGTTCCAGTTCCAATATTAGATAATAATTTAAATTGCGGAGTTGCCGTTGCAGCCTTTTCTTTAGAGGAGCTTTCAGAATTCCTTCCATCTGAAATTTTACCAGCAGTCATTGCTGAATTAAATATAGCTAAATCTATTTCTTCATCAAGGCCAGACCCACCAAGCATCTAAGCAATATTAATAAATGATATAGCATAACGTGGATCTATCCAACAATCATAAAATGATTCAAAGTTTTTCCATGAATGCTTTGCCGTATTTTTAATATATTCAATAGTTGGGGAAGTATTTGTATTTTTCTGTTCTCCATCTGCCATACTATACCACATTTGGGCATCTTGTGTATTTTCTGGATCGCTAAAGAAAAAGCCTAAACCTAATTTCTATGCAACATCTATTAATGCATCTCTAGATGAGCCAGCAAATGAAAATGTCTGTGTGGAATCATATATCGCTGGAATATAAAGTTCTCCAATAAGTTTTACTTTGATTGTATCAGTCATTACTCCTTGATTCAATTGTGGAACTCTTACATTAGTTATTTGAAAATCTGCACGGTATGATTTAAGATTTCCATGTGCTTGGTTAATAAACACTGAACATAAATCCCCATCTTTAATTTGATTTGCTTTCAATATATCATTAAAACCACATTCAAGCGTGACTTCAATAGTAGGAATAAATCCAATAGTTTCTAATGAAAAATATTTAATATCTCCATTTCCATAATAGTGATCATTAATTCTTAACAAAGGATAAACAAAACCAATAGTATTTAATTTGTCTGGAGATAAATTTCCTTGAGTTTGATATGGGTCATCATTTACATTTGAACTTGAATCTAAATGCTATCCTGTTGATGGATCTATAACTCCATCTGAATCAATATTATCCATTACCGGCATAGACATTTCATCTAATTGAATAGTTGTTGGGAGATATTCATAAATTCTAGTATGTGTTGTATTCACCGAAACATCCTGCTAATTATTTGGTTTTTCTATTTGTTGGAATGTATTGTCGGCTGAATTAGACTATGCAAAAACATTTTTAACTGCACTCTCATCTCCAATATTCATAATAGCACTTAAATCTGGCGTAGTATTTACTGGCGGTTCTTGTTCTTGAGTTGTTCCATTTTTTATTTCTTCTAAAACTTTTTCCCACATAGTCTAATAAGATTTCACGTCTTCGAGCCATGTATCAAGATATGAGCCCCAACCAGCCCAATAAATATCGACTTCTTTAAATAATTCTGCACATAATTTTAAATTATCATTAGTATTATTAATTAATGTTTGAAACTATTCACGTTTTTTATCATTTTTGATTTTTGCTAATGCGGTATTATTATATTTGTTAGATGCTAAATTTTTAAGATTTTGATAGCTGATAAGTCCAATATTACTTATTTCTGTAATTGCACCCATTACTTCTGCCCCTCCATCTAAATTTTTCCAGCCATTTTTTAATGTAGTTTTAACATATTCAACAATTGTTTTTGTCTATGGAAGCACTGAAAAAACTGGTTTTTTTGCATCAGGACCAACAAAATTAGAATAATATGTGTTAGGGCCCCAGCCCTTTTCTGCTTTTTTCTATTCATCAACTTCTTTCCAATCTTTCCAAAACTATGTGCCATCTACACTATTTATGGTCTAAGCATTAGAGCCTTTATTTGGTTCAGTTTGTTTCCAAGTATTAAATTCTGCATATGCTTCATCATATGTTTTAGATTTTTGTTCTTCTAATTTATCTAACCAAATTTTAGGAATCATATATAATTTGTCTATATATTTTTATTATTTATAATTAAAAAAATAACTATATGTTTTTTGAAAATAAATAAAAAAATATCAAATTATATTTTAAATAATATGAGTGGAAATAATATTAATAGCTTTGCAGAAAATATGCGTAGAACTATAACAACATAGGCAAATGCATTATCTTTATTAGAATCTATCCAAAAATCAATTTCTACTAAAGATACTGTAGTGCAATATGACTATGAAAATCTAAAAGACAGTTCTATAACAACGTATCAATTGCCGAGCTATACAGCTGTAAATAATCGTCTCAAAGCGTTAGAAAGAAATATATCAAATCTATCTGCAGGAAGATCTACATTAGAATTGAATGACGGTTCAAGACGCCAAATAGTTTTGACAAATCTTCCATAGACACCAAATAGAATTACAGGAGTTCAAACGCCGACAGAATTCAAAATTGACAGCAATTGGTTTTTTGAAGATTTGATGTTCCCAGGATTGACAGTTTCTTTAGATTTGACATCTCAAATTGAAGATTCTGCTGATAGAGTCAAATTGTCTAGAATTATATTAGATGCAAATGATGAAAAAACTCAACAATTCTGGAATAATAATCTTGCAAATAACCAATACACATATGTTTCATTAAAAGCGGTTTTAGCATATAATGGAATTCAATATTCAGAAGATATTGAAGAAATTCAACTTCCATTAATTAGTAATACTATAGCCGGAAGTTTCCAAATTATGTATGATCCAGAAATTATTAATGGAAATACATGGTATACTTTTGATACATTGACTTACACAACTATCGATGAAAACGGAGAAAATATTGGTAAAAATAATATATTATCTGTTGGAGACAGACTTGCATATAATGACTCTTTATATTCAATTATCGAGGTTGATCAAAATAACAATAAAGTCAGATTGAAAATCCTTAGTGGTTCTGAATTCCCAGGAGTTTATTCTATTTTCAGAATATATCAAGATCCATTTAGGAATAAAACAATAAATGTTAGAATTGGCGCGCATGAATATGATTTAATTTATATTAAAGGTGTTAATGAAGCATTTAATTTATTATCTAATGAATGGTCAGAACCTATTCAATTTGCAACTGACGAATTAGTTCAAGATATTGATGCAAATATTAACTTAAGACAATATTATTCACAATTTGTTTCTGACTGGGGTGCGCAATGGATTGCAGAATCTAAAGAAAGACGACTTAGTGCATATTATGGACATATTCCAAATGCACCATCTATTGCAGCAACCGATTTACGTGTAGTTCAAATCAATACACAAGTAAATGCAGCTTTAGATAATAATGATTTAAAAAATCTTGCTTCAGATATTGAATCAACTAGAACATTAATAGAATCATTACAAAAAACTATAGCTTCATAGAAAACTGAATTATTGGGAGAAAAGACAGCTGATGAATATAATAAAGTTCAAGATGAAATTGCGCAAAATACTAAAAATTTAGAGATTCAACAAACCCAATATACATCTCTTGTTAAACGCTTCTAGTCATCGGTCCAAGAAAATAAAGCAGTAGTTGAAAATCCAAAATATCATATTAGGGGTTTCTTCCCTCTTCCACAACCAAGATATAGAGATGAAGAAAATACTATTCCTGAAGAAGTTATTGGTTTTGATATTGCATATCGTTATATTTGTGAAGACAATACTGGGGTGCAATTAAATACTTTTAATTATACCGATACTGATGGAAATACTATTATTACCGGAACATTTACAGATTGGATTTGCGTTCAAAGTACATTAAAACAAAGAATATTTAATTCAGAAACATAGATGTTTGATTGGAAAACAGAAAACGTGGCAGACGGGTCAGAGATTAATATTAACCAAATAGATATTCCTATTACTAAAGGCGAAAAAGTTGAAATCAAAGTTCGTTCAATTTCTGAAGCTGGATATCCAGATAATCCATTAAAGTCTGATTGGTCTGAATCTGTCACTATTTCATTCCCAGACAATTTGAATACAACTAATGCAATGGCAGAATTAGTTCAAGAAGTTAATGATGATGCATTACATATTGCTATTAGATCTGATTTAAATGCAATAGGTTTGATTGCTCATATGAATGATTCCATTGCTAATGAAAATTCTGTTAGTGGGGTTTTCTGTCACCATACTGCTGAAAATATTGCATATGAAGAATCTATTCCATCTGGAGGAGTAGAAACTATTAATATACAAAATAAAATTGAAGATTTGGAAGCCAGAATTCAATTATTAGAAGCATATATAGATGCACAAACTAATGCAGTAATGAATATTAATTAAAAATAATAAAGAGGAGTTTAATTACTCCTCTTTATTTTTATAAATTAAAAGTTATAAAATCTGTAAATTCTATAACAAATATTATATAGTTGTTTTAATATTTGTTTAAATTATAAATTTATAATTTATAAAAGAATTTGAATTTTTTCTAAAAATTTCTGAAATAAATATAAAAAGAAAATAATTTTTAAGAGGTGGTATCCTTAAAAACTATTTTAGAAATATAGTTATAATTTATAAAGCATTTTAATGGTTTATTATACAGGATACCACTTTAAGTATAATAATCATTTTAATGCTTTTATTATTTTATGAAGTTAGTTGAACAACATATTATAAGGTCTAATCATTAGTTCTATAAAGAACTTGATAATCTTTGTTTTCTTTCAAAGAATTTATATAATCAAGCTCTCTATAGAATTCGCCAATAGTTTTTTAAAGATAAAACATTCAAAAATTATTATGATTTGAATAGAGAACTTCATGATGAAAACTAGATTGATTATAGAGCACTTCCGGCAAACACTTCTCAAGAAACGCTAATGCTTGTTAACTAGAATTATAGTTCATTTTTCAAAAGTTTATAGAAACAAATTAAAGGAGTTAAAATTCCTGGTTATTTAGACAAAACTAAAGGAAGATAGATAGTTGTTTATAATTATTCAACAATATATGGCAATAAAGAATCTGGAATTATAAAACTTCCTAAATAATAATTATATAATTCTAGAAGTGATTTATGAAGCAACTATTAAAGAACTATTAAAAGACAACAAAAGATATATGTCTATTGATTTAGGAATAGATAACTTGGCTACATGCAGTTCTAATGTTTCTAAATCATTTATAATCAATGGAAAACCAGTTAAATCAATAAACCAATACTATAATAAAAAGAAGTCTAAACTTCAATCAGAACTAGAATTAAAAAATAAAAAGAAATCTAGCAAATAGATCCAAAATTTAACTTTAAAAAGAAACAACAAAATCAAAGATTATTTTCATAAAGCTTCCAGATATATTGTCAATCAATTAGTTAACCAATCTATCAATACCTTAATTATAGGCAAGAATGATGGATGGAAACAAGAGACAAATTTAGGTAAACAAAATAATCAAAATTTTACATAGATTCCTCATTAGATGTTTATAAACTAGCTGAAATATAAATGCTAGTTAGAAGGAATAAATGTTATTGAACAAGAAGAAAGCTATACAAGTAAAGTAAGCTTTTTTGACAATGATTTTATTCCAGTTTATGGGCAAAATGATGAATTATTTAAATCTTCAGGAAAAAGAATTAAAAGGGGTTTATATAAAACTTCAAATGGTTTATTAATTAATGCAGATATAAATGGTTCATTAAATATAATGAGGAAACACTTAAATGAAGTTTGTGATGACTTAATAAGTCCAGCAAATAGAGGGTTAGTGATGAACCCGGTTAAAATTTAGTTTTAACAAATAAAAACAAAATTAAAAAGTGTAAATAATTTATACACTATTTACACTTTTATAATATAGTTTTTAATATCATCTGAAAATCAAAGAATTTAAATCTTTAATATTTTCTGAAATATTTGTTTCTGTTGTTCCTTGAGTAGGTGCTTGTGCTGGAACTGTTTGACGCGATGCTTTGCTTAATTCAAATAAAATATCTTCACGTTGTTCAGGTGTTACTTTAAGTTTTCCTTTCTTCCATGCAGTTTCAATTGCACGTTTAATATAACGTTTTTGTTTACCAGACATTTCATAACCGTTTTTATGGTAAAAATCATTTGTTTCTCTATAATATTGAGCTTGACAAATATAATCTTTTACTTTTTCATCATCTGACATTTTTCTATATTCTTCATTTTCTTTTTGAAGTTTAAACATTGCTGCGTGTTTAATTAAATTGTCTCGGGCATCTTCTTTATCAAGTGCAACATCGTCAGAAGTTGGCATTTTGAATTGTCCAGGCATTACTTGATTAGTGTCTTCATAAACAAGCTTATCTTTTAAAAGCTCTTCACTTTTAATAAGTTTATTAATATTATTATTAAATTCCTGGCCATGCTCCATAATTAAAGCATCTAAATCATTTTTGTTTTCCATAATATTAGTTTAAATATATTTTGTCTTATTAATTAAATAGAATAAATTCCATTATCTATACTAGTAAATATTGCACCTTTGGCTTTTTTGTTTTGAGGATATAAAGTATTCCAACCCTTTGCATAACCGTTTGTTATTACTGATGTAAAATATGCAAATGGATTATTTGATTTTTCAGGATCAAATCCCCTCCAATATTGCAAACAATCCAATAATGCAGTTTGTTTACAATCCTCTTTATCTTCAGGTGTTTTGAATGTTTTCTTTGCAATAATATTTTCAACCATTAGCATTAACATCTAAATTGCTTCTGGTGTCAATTCATCCTATTCTTTTGATTTCATTATTTCTTTAAACAAAAAAGGATTAGAAACATATTCAGTTCCATCTTTTTTTGTTTTAATTCCTTCTATTGAAGTATCTATTATCATTATTAATTAATTTATTTTATTTACTTTCTATTTATTTTAATAAAAATAAACATAAAAGTTTTTTCAACAATAAATATCAAAAATAATTGAAAAACACTATGGGATTATTTGATATTTTCAAAAAGAAAGAAAAAGAACCAGTAGTAGTTCGTAAAACAACAACAGTAGTAAAAAAGAACACAGTAGTAGTAAAAAAGAACACTCCTAAAGAAGAGCCTAAAAAAGATAATGATGTTCCAGTTGTGTTGGAAAACAAACCAGTATTCACCAATTTAATTGTTTGCTTGGATCCTGGACATGCTGTTTCTACTCCAGGAAAACGATCTCCATATTCAGCATGCAAAGTAGAACCTGCTTTAGATTTTTATGAATATAAATTTAATAGAGAAATTTGTGATCTTTTACATGATATGTTAATTAAACAGGGAATTGAAGTTTTTATTACTACAGATGAAAATAGAGATGGTGATATTGATGTCAGTTTAACAACTCGTGCAACTAGAGCATGGAATAAAATCAAAGCATCTGGCAAAAAAGGAATTTTTATTTCTATTCATGCTAATGCAAATGGAAAAGGTTCTGCATGGGATAAAGCCAAAGGTTGGTCGACATATACAACAAAAGGAAATAATATTTCAGATCAATTAGCTAATTGTTTCTATGATGAAGCAGAAAAATTATTCGATGGAAAGAAATTAAAAATTAGAATAGACAAATCAGATAATGACAGAGATTTGGAAGAGAACTTTACCGTTATTTTTAAAATGGAACAATTCTCTGCTAAGAATGGAAAGCCGACAGTTCCTGCAGTTTTAACGGAAAATTTCTTCTATTCTAATGCAGATGATTGCAAATATCTTTGTTCAGATAAAGGTAAAGAAGATATAGTTAAATTACATTTCTAGGCTATTCTGGACTTCGCAGAGAATGTTTTTAAACTTTAATAATAAAATAATAGTTGAAATAATAAAGTGTCTTAGAATCAATATTTCTAAGGCACTTTTTATTTTTGGCAGTTATCTAAAATACAAAATAAATAATAAAAGGTTTAATGTGCTTTAATTAATATATGGCAAAGAAAACTTAGACAGAATTATTAGAAGAAATTCTTTTGTTATTAGATTAGACATTAGGTGAAACTAAAAAGAGAAATAAAGCAGTCGGGGAATCTAATGCTCCTAAAGGTGCAGGCGTAGTTAATGCAAAAGATGTTTCTGTTAAAACATTAGGTGATGCACTTAGTGTTATATCTTCTGCTGTTCCTAAATTAGCTAAAATTTCTGAAAAACAATATGATACTGTTGCTAAAGGTATTGAAAAACTTGCAACAGCTATAAGTTCATTCAAAATGGATAAAGATACGCTAGCAGGTGTAAGTAATATGGTATCAGCTTTTGTACAAATTCATAATGTTATTTCTGGAATGTCTGAAAAATTTATAAAATCTATTTTATCATTGAATCCAATAAAGGCCTGGATTCTTGGTAAACGATTAGGAAGATTTTATGGAATTTTAGCTAAAGGTATGGTTGGGGCATTTGTTAAGGAAATGGTAGATATTATTAATTAGGTTCCTCCTAATAGATAGGTTCAAAGCAAAACATTTAAAGAACGCTTAGTTAATTTTGGATTGATGATGGCAGCTTTATTGCAAATCAAAGAAAAATAGATTATGCAATTATGGATGATGGGCGTATTTCTTGGTCCAAAAATCGGAGCAGCTATTGGTGGATTCTTTAAAGAATTAATAGATAAATTAGCCGGCGGAAGAAATGGAGTGGAAAAAGCAAAAGCAGCAGCTAAAGTTGCATTATCTGTAGCAACATTAGTTGGAACCTTATCATTATGTTTAATTGCATTAGTGATATTATGGAAAACAAATGATTTAAAAGATCTTGCTGGGGGAGCAGGATTATTATTAGGCGTTGTTATATTTGCACTTGGAATTATAAAACTGCTCGGTTCTAAGTGGTTTAAACGTGAAGCAAATGAAGGATTAAAAGGAACAAAAGATATTATATTATTAATTGGAGGATTAACATTATCTCTTGCATTGTTAATATATGTTGCTAAAAAAACTAAATGGACTGATATGGTGCAAGGAATAATGATGTTAACCGCAGTAATGACATTTGCAATTTTAACAATATTAGTTCTTGGAAGCAAAAAATTTGAAAAAGAATCTTTAGATGGATTACAATCATTAGGAAAAGTTGTATTATTAATTTTAGGAATGACATTGGCTCTTGTTATAGTTACAAGAACTGCCAAAAAAACTAAATGGACTGATATGATCCAAGGTATAATTATGTTAGCCACTATTGTTGCATTTGCAATAGCTATGATATGGGTTCTTAGTCGTGATAGTTTTTAGAAGAATGCAATTAAAGGTATTTTAGGTGTTGGTGCAATAGTTTTAGCTATTATTGGATTATCTTTTGCAATGAATTTATTTGCAGATTATTTAAAGAAGATGGACGGAATTTCTTTAAAAGGCATAATAAAAGGAACAGTAATGATGGGTGCAATGATTATGGGTGTAGTAGCCGAAATATTTGCATTAGGCGCATTTTTATCAGGTCCATAGGCATTAATATTTTGGTATGGATTCGCTGCTATAGAATCTATTGCAATTGCAATTGCTAGTATATCTGGAGCAATGTTATTATTTGTAGAATTGCTTAATAAAGTTAATCAATTAGATCAAACTGCAATTAATGATGCTGTTAAAAAACTAGTTGATCCAGGTGAAGGAAATAAAAGCATGCTTGGGTGTCTTAAAACCATTATTGTAAATTTAATGAAATTTAATAAGGAACAAGCTAAAAACGTTAAACGCATAGGTAAAGCATTAAAACCAGTAATGGAAGCATTAAGTATGTTTGTTGATGTTATTCAAAAAATGGCAAAAATGGAAATTTTAGATCATTACGATGAAAATGGAAAACCTATTTATCGTAAAATGAAAGAAACCGAGTTTGTTGCCGCTGCTACCAACCTTACTACTGCATTTACAACATTTATTAATAATTTAACATCAGGCCTTGACACGTTAACAAATTTAGATGGTACTAAGAAAATTTTAAAGACATTATTTCCAAGAAATAAAAAGAGAAGTGGAGGTATTGGTAATGTAATTAGAGCATTATCTGATTTTGTTGATGTTATTCAAAAAATGGCATCTTTGAATGTTCCAGATAAATGGGATAAAGATGGAAATCCAATTAGTTATCGTAAATTAGATCCTGAAAATGATTTTAAAAAAGCTGCAATTAATTTATCTAGTGCATTTTCAACATTTTTAACTGAACTTGGAACTGGATTAAAAGGATTAGGTATTATATCTACTGGAATTCTAGCAATTGTTGGAGAAGAACTTGGATCCGTTTTATAGGGTATTGGTGCAGCATTTGGCCATATCATTCAAATAGCTGCTGGAAAAATACAAGTCGGAGATAAAGTTATAGATATAGACGAAACAAAATTAAAGGGTGCTGCTAGTACGGTCGTATCAATTTTAACTGATATTATTAATTTCCTCGGTCATTCTAAAGCAATAGCAGAAGCAGATTGGAATGCCGATAAATTTAAGGATACAATGGTAGATTTTATTGATGGTATTAGAGATATCGATATATTACAAAAAATTGTATTTAATAAAGACAATAATGTAAATAATTTAATTAACGGTTTAAATATTATTCTTAATTTCCTCGGTCATTCTAAAGCAATAGCAGAAGCAGATTGGAATGCCGATAAATTTAAGGATACATTAGAAGATTTTTGTGATGGTGTTAAATATTTAAATATTATTAAAAAGGAAATGTTTTTACCGGAATTTGTTGGAAATACATTAAATTTAACAAACGGGTTAAATGAAATAGTAAAATATTTAAATGTTACTAATTTTAGGACAGCAAAATCAAATTCTGCCGTATTTAAAGAGGCAATGAAAAATACAGCAGATGGTATTAATCATATTAAACCATTTTTATCAGCCACGCCAAAACAAATTGTTGATTTAGCTGCTGCAATGAAACAATTAGATGCTGAATTAATTGCTAAAGAAGAACAAAGAACTAAAGCAATTCAATCAGTTGCATCTAATTTTAAAGATATGGCAGCTGGAGTAAATCAATTGAATAGTGCAATGAAAGAATCAATGAGATTAACACGTTTATATGATTAGATGAAATCTGTTACATCTGGAAATATTATTTCTAAAGGCGTTAATGCTGCTGTAGAAGGTGCTGAAAAAATGGGAAATATTGTTAAAGACGCACTTACTAAAAATAAACGTGAAGAAGAATAGAAGCGCGAAGAGGAACAAAAGAAACAAGATAGAGAAGAACTTGCAGCTATTATTGGAAATGCAGTTTCTGCTGCTCTTACTGCTTGGTCAGAATCTCATAAAGATCTTACTGTTCAATTTAGCGATAGTCCTGAAAAAATATTTGGAGAAATTCGTAATGGCTAATATTCAATAAATAATAAAAGTATATAATTAAATAGAAATATTATGGCATCAAATAAAAATTTATTTTATAAATTATATTCAACATCAAACAATGTAGTCAATTCTGGATATACATGTAATTCAGCTATTGATGAAAATGATACATCATTTGATATTATAGGCAGTGTATCTGGTGGTTCTGCTGGAACTATAACAGATTCTAATGGCAATTCATTATCTAATATAGATTTATCACAGATTCATGCAAGTGGAATTACTCAATATACTACAGAAACCAGAATTCTCCAGCCTCATTCAGCAACCGTTCTCCAAGGACAAGAATTTGGGTTGTCAGCTGCATCATATTATTATGTTATTCCGAAACAATTAAAAGATACAGAAGGATATGAAAAATATATTGATTGCGATTTTGATGTGATTTACAATAATTTTGCACCAAAGCGTTTTCATATTCATACTGCGGCAGATGGACAAACTTCATTTGTTAAAGAAATTAATGATGCATTTAAAAAATACAATATTTTAGTTTCTGCATCTGTTCAAGATGAAGTTGATGAAATAGATGGTCATACTTATGAATATTTAGTTTTCTTATCTCAAAAAGAAGGTTATTTCTATTATATCAATAACTTGAAAGTAACAGTTAAATTCCAATCTGAAGATTTTCCAGATTCTCCATTTAAGAAAGGCATTAAGCAATTAAAGCAATTTATGTATGATTTAATTGAAAAATATCATCCGATGCAATTAGATCAAACTAATGAAGATGATGATAATGATGGAATCAATAATATTGTTGAAGGTCAATATGATCCAGATACTTATGAAGTTGATTGTGATTTATATACTTGGTTATTACATAATTATATTGTTGCTGTTAAAGATCTTGATTCATTTGAAAAAATGATTATTTATTTTAAAGAATATGAGCGAACAGGGGATGAAGAGTGGTTAGTTAAATATAATATTGCTGCTAAGAATACAGTTTATGATGATGATATAATTAATTTGTATTTAGATGATGCTGCTTTAGAAGCATTATATAATATAATTAATGATATTAAAACTCGCATAAATGAATTAAATGCATATTATAGAGATTTTTATTGGTTAAGAGAAGACAGACATAAAAGAATTCCATTAATGAAATATCCAAATGGTGCATTTAGAGGAATTGTTCTTATTCCAGATTGGCCAACCAAAACTGATGATTATGAATATGCCTCTCTTTGGATCAATCATATCAAATCAAAAGTTAAATTATATAGGCCTACTAAAGAACATCAATTCCTTCCAAAAATTTATGGAGTTTTGTCTAATGCAACTTTAGTTAAAGAGGAAGAAGATTTTAGACATTTGCATCCGGAATTTGGTTCTCTCGGTTTGGAAAATTCTGTTAGCTCATTAACAGATGGTTGGGATGATGGAAGACAACCAGAAAATCCAATTCAACATATGGTTAATGATATTGATACCGATTATATGGATCCATATCGTCCAGACAAAGATGTTGATGATGATTTAACATATATGGGACAAAATTATTATTCTAGAAAAAAGAATATTATAGGTTTGTTCAGATATTTGCAATGGGTTCATGAAAACGGTTTATGGAATAAAGTTGGTGAAGCATATATGATTATTGGAAAAGATGATGATCCGCAATCTCATGATTTGAATTTGCCAACCAGCTTAGTGGTTTATAATCCAAATCCAGATCCAATCAGAATTAAATATATGATATTCTCATGATATTAAAAACAATATAAAAGTGTAAATAGTGTATAAATTATTTACACTTTTTGTTTTTATTTATTAAAACTAAATTTTAACAGGGTTCATCACTAACCCTCTATTTGCTGGAGATATAATCTCATCACAAACTTCATTTAAATGTTTCCTCATTATGTTTAATGAACCATTTATATCAGCATTTATTAACTATCCTTTAGTAGTTTTATATAAACCTCTTTTGATTCTTTTTCCTGAAGATTTAAATAGTTTATCATTAACTTGATATGTTGGAATAAAATCATTATCAAAGAAACTAACTTTGCTAGTGTAGCTTTCTTCTTGTTCAATAACATTTATTCCTTCTAACTAGCATTTATATTTCAACTAGTTTATAAACATTTGATGAGGAATATTAACAAAATTTTGATTATTGACATTTCCGATATTTGTTTCTTGTTTCCATCCATCATTCTTTCCTATAATTAAAGTATTGATAGATTGGTTAACTAATTGATTAACAATATATCTGGAAGCTTTATGAAAATAATCTTTAATTTTATTGTTTCTTTTTAAAGTTAAATTCTATAGTTGCTTACTTAATTTTTTCTTATTTTTAATTTTTAATTCAGATTGAAGACTTGCTTTCTTTTTATTATAAAACTAGTTAATAGATTTAACAGGTTTTCCATTGATTATAAATGATTTAGAAACATTTGAAGAACAGCTGGCCAGGTTATCTATTCCTAAATCAATAGACATATATCTTTTGTTGTCTTTTAATAGTTCTTTAATAGTTGCTCTTCTATTTTGTTCTAAATTGTATATTTGATTTAGGAAGTTTTATAATTCCAGATTCTTTATTGCCATATATTGTTGAATAATTATAAACAACTATCTGTCTTCCTTTAGTTTTGTCTAGATAACCTGGAATTTTAACTCCGTTAATTTGTTTCTATAAACTTTTGAAAAATGAACTATAATTCTAGTTGACTAATTTTAATGTTTCTTGAGAAGTGTTTGCTGGTAGTGATCTATAATCAATCTAGTTTTCATCATGAAGTTCTCTATTCAAATCATAATAATTTTTGAATGTTTTATCTTTAAAAAACTATTGACGAATTCTATAGAGAGCTTGATTATATAAATTCTTTGAAAGAAAACAAAGATTATCAAGTTCTTTATAAAGGACATTATTAGATTTAATTATATGTTGTTCAACTAATTTCATATAAATAAAATAAAAGCATTAAAATGATTATTATTCTTAAATTGAGAGGCTGAATAATAAAACATTAAAATGCTTTATAATTTATAAACTATAATTCTAAAATAGTTTTTAAGCCTCTCAACTCTTAAAAAATATTTTCTTTTTATATTTATTCCAGAAATTTTTGAAATAATTTAAATTTTAAAACTTAAATAAAAGTACATTATAATTATATATAAAATATTAAAAATTCCTCCTTTATTTTTACTTCAAAACCCAAAGCTCTTTTTGACGTTCAGCAGATTCTACAATTTCCATAAATGGCCTTACAAATTCTAATGGACATCCAGCTACAAATGAAATAATAGTATTCATTTCTTTAACTGTCAATCCACCTGCTTTTACTTCTACAAATTTAATCAAATCAACTAATTTAATTTGATCATTGTTTGAATTCTTTAAAACAGACGCATATGGCATTTTTCCTAGACATTCATTAAATAATGTATAAAATTTAGGTGTAGGCAATAATACTCTGTCATCATCTGCTTGTTTTGGATCTTTATACTCAGCTGTCTCTGGAAGTGGCATATCACTGTCATCATCTTCAAATTCCTTAGTTAAAATACTAGATGGCAATTCAAGATTGAGATCTTCAGCTTTTACTTCTTGTTCTTTTTCTTTACTCATTTTTGTTAATTATTATTTTTGTCTTTAATTATTTTATAATTATAAAATATAAAAGTTTTTATGTGAAAAAGAGCACCAATTTCTTAGTGCTCTTTATTTTAATTAAATGATGGCATTTGTGGCATTCCTTGACTCATATTTCCCATCATCCTAGATTGGTAATCTTGCATTTGTTGATAATTAGCCATTTCTTGTTCTTGACGTTTGTTCTCCTCTTCTTGCTGTTTGTTTTTCTTTTCAACTTCTTCAGCAAACATCTCATAAAGATTATAAGCAAAGAACCAATCGCATTTATCTAAATCAGATATTGAAAAATGGGCTTCTTTTACTAAATAATAATACATATTTAATAATTGTTTGAGGGTATGGTTGAATCCTGTACATGGATTCAAGATTTCAGCAGCACTTCTAATTAAAGATTTTTCATAACCAGTTGAATTATAATTAATTCCAAATCCTTTTAGAACACTATATGTTGTTGAATATAATTTAACTTCCTCAAAAATTTCTTTAAATAGCTCATTATTAGTTTTTTCAGGCAAATCAAAGGTCGATCTTGAGTTCTACTTGGAAGAGTGATTTGAGTCCGTTGCGAAAGTAAAGCGGAACCTCTCGTTCAGCGCCTCCATTATCGATATATGTTATAGTTGGATTTCCAGCTGCATTAACAATAATATCACGAACTTTAGAAATCAATGTCCATTCATATGTGCCCCAATCTGAAGTTTTCTCAACTAAATCATAATAATAATCAACATTGAGATTTCTCCAATCAGGAATCAATAATGATGCATATGATAAGAAATCTTGATCAATATTATCACGACGCTGATTAGCAGCAATCATATAATCTTTCAACCAATCACTAACTCCGATTGTTGGCATATAAATATCCATTTTTCCATCAGTATCTTTGAAAAGAGATGTTTTGTCTACTGGGAATGAGAAACAACGTTTTTGCTCATTATAGAATTTCATCAATTTCTCTGGGAACTCTATAAATTTAACGTTTTCTTTCTTCATAACAATGTCATCTTTTTCAGTAATCTTAAGTTTGACATCATTTTTGCCAGATGGGAATGTCCAATCATGAATTGCAAATAGAATATAAAGACGATCTAAATCAAGAATATCTTTATATCTTGCACGCTTCATACTGTCTGGACCAAAATTAACTACGCAGCAACTTTCAAAAATTGCTTCCATTTTTTCCATAACATCTTGAACGTCGTCCTCATTCATTGCACTCCAACGTTTAATATCACCAAGAGATGCAGAACGAATATAAATACGAGTTCCAACTGGATAGAATAAACCTTTAGAAGGAAGAGATTCAACTGGAACAACTGCATTACCAATACCACGTTCTTCTGATTCTTTACGAATTTCTTCTTCGCGTTCAGCATGTGCTTCAGTTGCAGTTTTAGCTTGTGCTTTCATTTGCATACCAACTAAATCGCGTTGCTGTTCAACAGTAGGTTTCTTTTCTTCTTTTTTCTCTTCTACTTTTGGAGCATCTTCAGCTGGCATTGTCATTTCCGGAGTCTATACGCCTTCAACAGATTGTGCATAAGCTGCTAATTCAGATTCATCAAAATTATTTTTATTACTCATAATTCAATTAATTATTTTTGTTATTTATTACTCATTTTTATAAAATTAGAAAATTGGAATAGGTGTCAATCCATATTTTTCCATATCTTTGAATACACTTGCAGTCAAAGCTTTGGGTTTATTAGAATTTTCATATTCAGTTCCTTTAAGAATATTTGCAGCTTTCATATTAGCAAATATAGATTCTCCTGTAGATTGAATCATATAATCAATAGTATCTTTATATGATTGAATATCTTTAGGGAACAAACTTGAATTTAATTCTACTAAAGTGCGTTGACGTTGTAGTCTCTCATTAATATTAATATCATTAACATCTTTTTTAGCAACTGATTCAATTAACGGTTTCAAATTATCCTTTGCTTGAATCAAATCTGCAATAGTTTTGATTCCAAGAGTTTCACGAATTTTTCTTTCTTTAGCCGGAGTTATTCTGACAGATTTGCCATTATGGATCCAACTATAGAAACTTGGGACACAATCACCATCATCTCCACAGAAAATCTTATGAAGAAGAACTTCATTTGGATTTTCTATTTCAATTCCAATTTTAACATTTTGTGTAATAATATCTTTAATATATTGCTTTGATTCATCTACATTACTGAAGAAAATATCAACTTGATCTTCTTTGCCAAGCCAATCTTGCATTTCTTGAGTAATATAAAGGAATCTTTTACCTGTTTTACCTTTAACTATTGTATTGTAAACTGCACAATATTGATTTGTCAATGGATCAAAATCAATCAATTGGCGCAAATCTGCATCAGCAGAAACAATAATTAAATTATAGTCATGATATTTTTCAAATATCACTTCTTTACATAAAGCTGCCATATCATCTGCTTCGCTGTGCTCATATTCAGCTACATGACAACCTATATTTTTGAAAAGTTGCTTCAGATCATCTGAACATTTAAAAATATTATCCCAATTAACCCCTTCTTGTTTTTGACGGTTTGATTTGTATCCGTCCTCTCCAGGCAAAACATCCTTACGCCATGCATGCTGAGAATCTGTCAACAAAATCACGTTATTTGGTTTAAAAATATTAATAATTGAACAAACATCTGTGGCAAATTTATAAATGAATGATTGACAATCTTCAATATTGTCATATGTCATTTTAGTGCCATATAGTTGATTTATGAATAATGATCTAAAAAGGATATTACTCCAATCAAGACATAAAATCGTTTTATTAGTTTTCATAAACAACCTTGTTTAGTTTTTCTATTTATTATAAAATAGATTAAGATAATAGTTTTTAGCTAATAAAAATAAATATAAAAATAATTCAAATTAATTCATAAAAATGATTGCTTATGTTATTGAAAATGGTTATAATATAACAATTCCAAATTTAGGTTGATGTAATGATAGAGTAAAAAATTAAATTTACGCATATATGGTGAATTAGAATATAGTGAAGATTTGATAGTAAATAGCGAATTTAGTTATGTTAATAAACCAAATGTAGATCTATTAAATACTGCTTCTCTTGAAAAAATGCTTGCAACTATATTTAAAAATATTGATAAAAAGATTTAAACTCTAAAAATAAATAATAAAAGAAGATTTTGTATAATGTCAAAAACAAAAATTAGTTTTTAGGATATTAAAATTGGTGATATGGTTTTAACTACCAATAATAAAATTGGTGAAGTTATTGCTATTAAATCATACGCATACTTAAATGACAAAATTGCAAAGAAATCTCTTCCATCAGAAGAAGCTAATGAATTGCCATTTAAATTTGACAATAATAGGCACAATGGTGTATGGTATGCAACATTAACTGTTATTATTGAAGATAAATCTAAAAACATTCCAACATATTATACAGAAAACTTAGATTTTATAGAGATCAAAAAACTTCTTAAAGAAGAATCTAAAAAATCGTTATTTGATAAAATAAAAAATATATTTAAAAGAAAATAATGGTAAGAAATAAAACAGAAAGATGGGAAAACTATGTGAATGGTTATATATTTGCTAATTTTGAAAAATTAGAAAGATGGATAGCTAAACGTGGAGCTGCTGATAATGATGGCACAATTTATAACTATATTCAATTTCCAAAACCAGAAAATGGCAGAATTCTTACTAAAGCCTTTTTAGAATTAATGATTCAAATTATGGAAGTTGATGATGATGTGCGTGAAAATATTTTTGGGCCAGAATATAAAAAGGGTTCAGCAGAAATAATAGACGATGGAGAAAATTTGTCTATTGTCTGGAATAAACATTTATATGAAGATTTATTAGATGAGGCTGATGATGAAACTAGCGGAAGTTGGAATACTATGATGAGGGTATTATATGATTGGGACGTTTGGACCGGAGTTCCTATAAATCTTTCTAAAGAAGAAATTGAAAGACGTAAGAAAATTGATGCAGAATTGAATCGGTTGGCAGTTGCATTAAATGACCCTAAATTAGGTACTGCTCATAGAACTCCAAAACAAATGGAGGCAATTTATAATAACTACCGTTTTAAAGATATTGATGATTAAAAAATAAAATATATTATATATAATATGAATAAAAGAAAATTATATGAAAACATTATTAATAATGTTTCTCGTGAATTAAAAAGAGCGCTTAACGAAGATTTTCAATTTGATGATACTGAGATTGCTGACAAACTTTTTGAATTAGTTAAAAAAGACAAGCAAATTCAAAATATCGTTAAAAATGCCACGGCTGAAGATTGGGCTAATGTTATTCGTGGAATGGCACGTTTAATCAAAGCAAAAAAGATTGGTGAAAATCCTGTAAAAATCGCTAATATTGTTCAATTAGCAAATGCAATTCTTAATCGTGGGTTTGATGCTAAACTTCAAGAAAAATTATTAGAATTAGAATCTGAAGATGTTCAATATACTTCAAATTTCTTAGCTACTGAAATACGTAAAGCATTTGGAGAAAAAATTAAAAGTGATAAAGAAAAACCACAAGCTCTTGAATCCAAAAAGGCTAATAAAGGCAAAGGTTGTTCAGAAGGTGAAGGATGCAATGAAGATGAAGTTTGCCCAAAATGCGGAAAAAATCCATGTCAATGCGAAGGAAAGCAATGTGGCGAAAGTTGTGAATCTAATAAAAAGGTAAATGAAGCTCGCAACTATAAAAGAATCGGCAGATTTACTAAATTCTTAAATGAAAACCGCTACAAAGGCATTCGACCAGGTAGAAACCTTATTTAATTATAACAATGCATAATTAATAAAAGATCATCATGAAAATGGTGGTCTTTTATTTTATAAAATAAATAATAAAATAATAATTATATAAGGTTAATTATGGCTGTACAATCAAAATATTATCAAGTAACAAACCAAATATTATTAGAATATAAGACGGACCAGTATGTTATAATTAGAAATAGTACTGGGTCTAATACCGATTATATAATGTATGAAGGTGTAGATGGAAAACAATATTGTTTATTAAATGACAATATTCAATCTGCATTATATTAGAAAGATGATAAATTTACATAGCATTACGGCGGTGTTGATTCATCTATTGATGTTGCTAATAATACTACCGAGGATCCTTATGGGCATAATATATATCTCGAGAATTCAGAATTCCAAATTGGCAGGTTGATTACAGATTCTGATGGAAATGAAGAACGTGAAGATCAAATTTACTATGATACTATACGTCTTTATATTTTAACTGGGTATGTAATGAATAATATTGGTGGTTATTCTGTTAAAGTTCGCGGCAAAGTTATTAAAGTTTCCGGAGAAAATGAGGCTGGAGATAATATAGTTAAACGGGTAGATGATTATGTTTATTTGTTGAATTGGTATATGCCTAAAGAAGAATTAAAAGATCATATTCATTGGTTAGAAAACCCATTATATTTAAATAGTAAATTCTATGACAGATATATTGAAATAAAACTTCCATCTGCACAAGATATTGCTATTAATAAACGCAATATTGATTATGTTTATAGATACGTTGATGAGGATAATGAAGTTTATTATTTACGTGGAAATATTGATAGATATTCTAATATAATTGTTGAATTTGCTACTGTTCAACAAGATAATATTACTTTAGAAGACAAATCAAATTCTTTAGGGCCATCTGAATTCATTTTGGATGCTAATAAAGAAATGTCAATATACCCAGAATCAAATTCTAATAATATTGGTGTTAAATTATATGAAGATGTTGCAAGTCATTCTATTATATATTATCCAACATTTGGAGATGGAAATAATATAGAGCCAATTAATTTAGATATAATGGGAAAAATTGATACTGGTGAAATTCCATTAATTAATTATAGCGAATATGATTCTGCTAATGAAAATATGGATGATTTCATTGAAATGTATGGCAATGATTATGATAAAATTCCTTGTAAATGGATAATTATTAATGAGTTGTCTGTAACATACATATATGATAAGATATATCATTTAGATGATTCTAATACAAGTTATGAATCATATACAGATTTCTTTACAAATACTATTGATTATAGTTTTAAATCTGCAAATGATGGAGCCTTTTATATTTCTAAATTTGTTCCATATATTAAAGAACGTTTAAATGCAAATTGCAAATCAATAGTTGTTCAATATAATTGCCATTTATATAATAGAATGAATAATACTGATATTGTTCGTTCAGCATCAATGACAATTAAAAATCCATATAAGTATGTTTTAACTCAAATAGATACTTCAAATATTATTAATTATAAAATAGTAAATAGAATAGAAAAACAAGAAATGAATGTGAATATGGTCGGACAACAGGCACCTAGTCCGCAAATTATTCGTGAATTTTATAATGTTACTGAATTAGTAGTATCTGATGGTACTAGCAATATTTATGGACAAGGACAAATGACTCTTAGGTTAAATAGAACAGGTTCTAATTATATGATTAAATTATTCCAACTAAATAGAGATAATACTAGAACCCCATATGATTTATCTGGACCATATACATATAAAATGGTATTTCCTGGCTTAAATCAAAATATAATTAGTATTTTTCCAAGCTTTGACAATATAAATACTAATTTAATAAATGGTTCTTTATCTTTTTATATTAGTGGAGACAAAGCTAATTAGATTATGTCAATTCCTGCATCAGAAAGATATTTTGCAATTATAATTGATAATAATGGTGTAGCAGAAAACTCAACATTATACGAAGGCAGAGTAGAGTGGTTAGCATAATGAAAGACTATATTAAACATATTTTTTATATTATTGCTGGTTATTCAATTTGGATTTGGAATATTATATCAGGAAAAACCAAATATCAAGCTAAAGAAAGATTAGCAATATGCAATTGTTGCATACATAATAAAAACGGGATATGTGAAATATGCGGGTGTGTATTAAAGGCAAAAGTCAGGGTTGATTTCCCGCTAGATGAAAATGGCAAATCAATAAATGGATGTCCTGAAAAAAAATGGTAAATCAATAAATGGATGTCCTGAAAAAAAATGGTAAAATAAAATATTAATTTTAGAAAATGTTTACTAGTAAAAAGGCATAGTACTTAAATAAGGATTTTGATAGAATTTCTCCTATTACTAATATTGATACTTTATATTATGAATAGGCAGAAAAAGATGGTGATAATTATATAATTAAACGTAAATCAGTTGGTAAGCACTTGCCTGTTAGATTTGATGTGTCTACTTTAGATGAAAGATCATATGCTGATATATCTGTATCTAATTCTAGTGTACCTATAGAAGATACTTGTCTTGGACATGAATATTTAGATGCGTGCGTAAATATAAATTATAATAAAGAATTTATTGTAAATCCATCAAATCCAGAAGATAATAAACCAATATATAAATTCCAACAATATAAAATATATGCTAATGATTATGTTAATATTCAGGAGTTATTAAAATATTATGAGCCACGAGATTAGTTTTCAGCTAGTATTGGTACAATAAATTCTAGTTTAGATAATATAAATTCAAGTATAACTAATGTAAGTAATTATGTGGCGGAAACATCTGAAGTTGCAGTTGCATTATTAAATGATTTGTCAACACATACAGAATATTATAAATTGATTAGTGATATAGGTGGTGTAAATAATGGAATTTATAATTTAATATATCAACCGAATACTGATGCATCATGTTTAATTAAAGTATAGTGTATTTCAACTAATACTATTAAAAATATAGTTAGTTTAGATACTGCATTTAATCATAGTCAGGATGTTTCAGTAGATTAGTGGATTTTCCATTATGATGTAAGTTCTAATAAAATAATATATTTACAAGACGAACATGGGAATGAAGGAAACTTTGATTTCAGAATGGCACATAAAATATATAATGATAATTTAATAAACAGTTCATTATTTATAAATAATAAATTATATTTTGAGCCATCTAGTAATATATTATTTGAAGGCGATGGAAAATTTGAAGGAAACCAAATTTTTAATTCATTTAATATAACATTTACAGGAAATGCGTCAAACAATATTATAGTAAATTCAAGTAATGTGTCCATATCTGGTTCAGGAAACAGAATTTACAATTCTATGAATGCATAGACTTTAATTATAAAAAAATCAAATAATACCATTATAAATTGCGAAGATTCTTCCATATTAGTTAATGGAGATTTAAATTATATAGTAAATGTCAAAAATCAAAATGTAACTTTAGGAGACAACAATACTATAGTTGGTGATACTGAAGGATGTCCAATAAATACATCTACATTTAATAATAGTAAATTATTTTTATCTAATGCAGTTTCTACTGCGTTGTCTTTAGATTTGACTAATTATAAAACAGTATTTGGAGATGCATCTGTTTATTTTGGTGGTATTGCAACAACTAATAAATATTAAAAGTAAAAAATAGCTTTATAAATATGGCTGAAAAAGATGATAAAGAAATAAAGATTTTTAAATTAAATAGAATAAAATTTGCAGAATTATATGAAGATGCTTTAGCATATATTAAAGCAACATATAAAGCTGTTGGACAATCATTTAATACAGCATCTCCATTTGGACAATTGCTTCAAGTGGTTCTTCATCTTGGTAGAATGATTTTCTATTATATTGAAGATTCTATTACTGGATTAAATATTAGAACAGCGTATAGACCTGATCAAGTTAAAGGATTAGCACAGTTAGCTGGGCATGATACCGCTAGACCAATTGCAGCTAGAGGTGCATGTCAGATACACTATTATGACAATGGAAAATATGATTTAAATGGGCAAGTATGTTATATTCCAAATAAATCTACAGTTGTTAATAAACGAAATGGTTTAACGTATACTGTGTTTTTTGGTGCAGATAATGGAAAAATAACAATGAATTCTGGTAATGTATTAGAAGCCAATTTAATTCAAGGAGAAATTAAATTACAAACGGCGACAGGTTCTGGAGAGCCATTACAATCATATAATTTTGCTGAGCGTAATTATCAAGAGGTGGATTAGTATTATTTGAATGTATATGTTAACGGAGAGCCGTGGGAAATTCACAAATCTATTTTAGATTTAGGATTTAATCAAAAAGGGTGCATTGTCAGAACAGGAATAAATGCAGGAATTGATGTATTTTTTGGAAATGGAGATATGGGTGCAATACCAGATGAAGGTTCTAATATAGTAATAGAATATTTAGTAACTTCAGGAGAAACTGCAAATATATCAAAAAGCTATTCAACTGAAAATGATTGGGAATTTGATGGAAATGGAATTTTGCCAAATGGGGATACTATTCCTCTAAAAGATAATTTTAAGTTAAGTTTAACTACTGATATTATATTTGGAACCTATGGTGAAGATCTTGCATTAACTCAATTAATTGCTCCACATACTTCTAGATCATATGTTCTTGCATCTGAAACTAATTATAAATATTTCTTCCAAAGAATGAATATGTTTTCTGATATAGAAATTCAAAGAGGATCATTTACCGTTAATGGAGAATCAGTAATGAAATTAGCAGCAGACAGAGCTAGAGATGAATATAATGCATTTCACCAAACATATTTGAATGCTGTATAGACATGGGGCAAAGATAGTGAATAGGCTGTTGCTGCTGCAAAAAATGATGAAAAAGCCATGCAAATATTGCAATATACCGAAACTAAATTAAATGATAATACATATCGTGATAATACTGTTTATATCTTCTTAGTTCCAGATATTAAAAAACGCATTGCCACCTCATCTAATTATTTTAATTGCGACGAATCACTATTTATATTGTCAGAAGATGAACAGGCGAATATTATTAATTTGATTAATGCATCTGGACAAAGAATTATAACAGTTGAAAACAGAATAGTTTAGCCAAAAGTTGTAAGATTTGCCGTTAATGTTGAAGCAAAAATTTGGGATAATTATGATGAAGAAGAGGTATATTCAGCTGGATTAGATAAATTATCTGAATATTTTTTAAATAGAACTAGAAAGGATATGATTCCAATTTCAGATATTGTAGCAATATTTGAAAATGATGTTCCTGGTATTGATTCTGTCAGAGTTTCATTCTCAGCTGATATAAAAAATACAGAAATATATGGAAAAAGAAATGGAAAGCTATTTGATGGTATAGATGAATTTGGAGATATTATATTAACTAGAACTATTACCGATCATAATGGGCAATTTATTACTGTTAAAGATATATTGCCATTGATTCGTGGTGGGTTTACAGATAAATATGGAATTGAATATAGCGCAGAACAAAGTCAATATTCAATGTCAGCATATAATATTAAATTTGCTGTAGAAAAAACATCAAATCGTCAAAGAACATTAATAAAATATACTCCCTTAACATAATATATGATAGATATTTATAATAGATTAGGTTCAGATTAGACATATATTCCATAGGTAGAAACAGAAGATGGAATTGAGCAAATACTATCATAGATTAAAATGATATTAGGAACAGCACCATGCGATGTTCTTGGTGCTCCTTATTTTGGTGCAAACATTAAAAAATATTTGTTTAATTTAAGTTACAATCAATAGGAAATTACAAATTTTGTGACTAATATTATTTTAACAAATATTGATTATGATAGACAAAAATATGCAGTAGATGTTAATGTTGAATTTGGAAAAGACCAATATAACAAATCAGATTATGCAATTATTAATATTAGCATAAATTAGATTAAATGCTTAGGAGTAATGGTAAGTCAATAATTAATTTCTATATCATTTAGAAACATTCTAGTGATATTAAAATATAAAGATATAAAAACAATAATAAGTTCTGAGAAAGTGTTCCAGAACTTATTTTTTATTGATTAAATAAAATAATTTTATTGTGCTGAAATAATACTTTTGAATTCAGCATAAATATTATCTATATTTGCAATTTTTCCAGATTTTAATTCAACCCATGCAGTTCCTGAATCTGGTTCATCTAATATATACCATGCATGAGTTTCAGAAGCAGGTTGAACAGTTGCATCATATATATCATTTTCCAAGAAATTTATAAAATCATCTACTGCTTCTTCATATGAATCATAATATTCAAAATTAGCTTGTGTGCAAAAGCATGTATAAAAGTCTTCGTCCTATAATATAAATTCTTTTATTTCTTCTAAATCTTCATGAGAAAATTCATGTTTCCCAACTCGTTTGCCTTCATTAAGAGCTTTCTTTACCTACTTTGCAACAGAAGACATTATTGATTCATATAATTGTTTCTTATTCATATTTAATTAATAAATTTATTCAATATATTTATTAAAAAGAAACCCAATGAAATCACTTCATCAGGTTTCCCAACAAATTATTTTAACAACATAAACATGAACATCACTATCAAGCAAGAATGCTCAATAGTGAATCTTTATCAAGATTTGCAAAATCTATATCTACTTCTCCTGTATAATTTTCATCAACAATCTGGAATCCAGCTTCTCTAAACATTTCTTCAGCATCAACAAAATACTCAGTTTTTGCCATCAATGCATTTATATAATCATCATTATGAGTATTATTACGTCCACTAACAATACTATTACCACTATGAATTTCCATCAAAGTGATTTTATTATTGCCAACCAATGCAACCTGCATTTCCTTTTTATTCTCATGCTCTACAGTTGCACGGAACTTTATATCATTAGGATTAACCATGAAGTTCTTATATGCCTCATATTTAAAATCCTCATCAGATTGTCCAAAGAACAATTCAAACTTAGATTTAGATTGGCCATGGAATTGATTAATCTTAATAACTGCCTTTATATCTGCAGGATTAGCAATCTTAAGAACCTCGGCCGCTTCTGGAGCTGCATTAGTCATATCACCAGAATAAACAACATTCTGCTCATCATTATAGAAACGTGAATTCCAACCGATTTTATGCCCATAAATATCTACTAAAGACAAATCATAGTCATTAGTTCCCCACTCATTGCGCCAATAACAACCAATAAGGTTATTCTTAGTCAAATCAAAAGAAGTTCCAAAAGGATAGTTTCCAACAAATGATTTCTCAGAAGAAGGAAGTGCAATATGCATTCCAGAATAAAGTTTGACAACCTTAGGAGCCTTTTTGGTTTCTGCTGGTGTTCCATCTTCATTAAGTGTTACTACTACATCCTTTTCAGAATTAGCTTTCAATGTATCAATAATGCTATCCTTAAGGATATTATATATTACAGCTGCATAAAATGCCTTATCTTTTATATCTTTAACTGTTATATTAACAGCATCATTTATTCTAAGGAATTGTTTTCCATTACAAATAAAATACAAATTATCCTTTGGCATCATATAACGCTCTTTACATAATTGCATAAGAGCAATCTTTTTGTAAGTTGTCAACTCACTGAGGTGCTCCTTGATTTCCTCTGCAGATTTATGTTCAGAGAACAAAGTCTGCCAGAATCCAGCCTTAAATGGCTTATGATGCTCTACAGCAAGTTTTCTCAGTTTGTTAATAACTGATTTATTATCCATATATGGATTGTGCTTGAATGACAAGAACAAATTCTTGAAGCGCAAGAATATAGAAGAAAGCTTAACCAAATCCTTTTCACCCAATTTATTAAAGTTAAATGGATTTCTAGATATTCTGATAGCTTTAATGGTATCATCATTATTAACAATCATTGTATCACCAGTTGTTTTGTACATAATAAGTCTAAACAAATTATGTGCATTCTCTGGCCATATATTCAATGCATCACAAATATAAATCAATGCTTCTCTATTTTTAATAGAATCCACATTAATCATTTTTCCATTATGAACATGCTCAATAACATAATCTGCTACTACCGGCATAGTATCACCTTTAAGTGCTACACCAGAACAAAGCATATTCCAACAACGATTAAATAAATCATCAGCTGAAATAGGCATAATCACTTTAAAATTCTTAAAGTCGATAGCTGGTGCATCATTCTCACCATCATTAGGAACATAACCATTGCCCAATGCAAAATCTGTTCCATATATAGTCAAATAATGAAGAACTTGGTCAAGAGCTAATTCAAGCCTAGTTTTAGATGTAACATCTTCCCAATTTTTATAAAATGTAGCATTAGGATTGATAGTCTGTTCTTTTAAGAAAGCAAGAACAGATTCATTGCAAACATCAGAATGGACAAAATAACCAACTTGAGCTGCAAGCTGATTAACTGTTTTGAACATATCCTTAGATGGAGTATTTTCTACTAAAGCTACATTAAAAAGTTTGATAAGTTTCGTATTCATAGTTTTCATGTTTATGTTTTGTTGTTTTTATTTATTTTGATTTAATATTGTAAAATTACAACTTTTTTCTTAAACTAAAAAATAGAAATTAAAAATTATCTGCCAAATGCATTCATTTTATCTTGCAGTTCTTCAATACTTGCATATGCAACTATATCGTCAAGCACAATATCCGAATGTGAATCAGTTATAAATATCTTTTTCTGATCACTATAATAACCAATAGCAAGTTCACCGCGATTTGTTTTAATTGCATACATTTCATATGGTGTCAATGTATTTCCACTTTTAATTGTAATTTGTAGTGTATTTTCCATATTCTAATTTTTAATTCATTTAACATTTTAAATATTATATATGTTGTTTATAAAAAGTTTCAATAAAAATACAATAAAAATAAATAATATATAAAAAAAGTATGTTTTAAATAATAATTATGTTAACAACTGCGAAAAGTATTCAATTGTTAGATGCAAGTGGAATGAATATTTCACCTATTACTGATATAACATCATTATATTATGAAGTACAAAATCCTAGTGATAATAAAATAATATCTAGAAAATATGTATATGATGCATTTCCAATAGGTGTCAATATTGATTCAAGTAATTTAATTAACATTGGCGAGCCTGCTAATACAACTGACAGACATCCAGCAGATGGATCATTATATGATAACGGACAATTATATAAAATTGTTGACGTCAGCAATAAAGATATTTTAGTTTCTAAAGTTGATACTGATATTATTCCTGGAACAACCCTTAGAGAACTTAAAGTAACTAATTATAATTTATCAAAAATTTTATCATATTACACTCCACTTGATTTAATGGATGCAAGTTATGGAGAATTAATAGAAGATATTAGTGTAATAAATACAAGTATTAAAGATGTAAGTAATAGAATATCTAATCTTAGAGAATCATTAGATGCAAGCAATGCGACATTATCAGAAATTGTTAATTGGCGTACTCATAATGCATTAATTCCTAATAAATTTTATTTAATTGTTGATTATTTTGTATATGAACCTGATTTGGACACAGGTTGTATGTTGTTGCCAAATGAAGGATATTTTAACGGACCAACAGATTCCAACTCATTAAGTTTATTAATTAAAGCAAATGATTTCGGAAATTTAGATGGAAAACTATATGAAATGTATGATCATTCCAGAAATGCATTAAAAGTTATTGGAACATATAAAATTGAAAGAAATAGTTCTGATATAGATCTTATTCATATTACATATATGAAAGATCAATATGGGAATGAAGCCCCATATGATTTTTATAATTTGAAATATAATAATAAATTTACATTTAATAAAGGCAGTGACAGCAGTAATTATTTATTAATAACAAATTCTATTAAAAATAATATAATTAAATCAGACCCGTATTCTATTGAAAAACAAATAACAATATGTTCTAGTAGTAATGGTCCAGCAATATATAATAATTATATTGGTTATAATAGTATAATTAATATAGATGATGCATCATATAATAATACATATTTTTATAATAATATTATTTATAATGATTGTAGTATTTATATTAAAGGAAATAGTACTGTATGCCAATGCAGCAATTCAATAATAGATAGTAGTAATATAATTAATTTAAATGGTGATACAGTAAATAGTACACGATTCTTATATGTTAATTCTAATAATATTATTAATGTAAATTGCACAGCCAATTCAAATTTTATAATAGGGTCATCAAATAATATTACGATGTATGGTCAAACGGGTTATAACAATGTCACAATATTAAATAATTGTAATGGATCTATAAATCTGTCAGATAATATTATTGTGGATAATTATATAGATACTGTTACAAATAGTTCATTAAATACAACTCCGAATTCTGTTTATCTATTTGGACAAGACGTTTATGCAAAATCATTCAATATATTGCAACCGCCTGTTGAAAGAACATTATTATATTTAAATGATGATACGGTTACTGCAATTTATGATGACATTATTACATAGTCTGTAATTATTAGTGCAGTAGGTGATAAATCTCTAATAAAATGCGAAATAGGAAATAATGTAAGTAGTATTGATAATGATGCATTCTATAGTTATTCTAGTTTAGCTTCTATAACAATTGGTAATAGTGTCACGAGCATTGGAGAATATGCTTTCCGTGGTTGTAGCGGGTTGGAGACTATAATATGTAGACGAACAACACCACCTAATATATATTCTAATACATTTAATGGTATAGATAAAACAATTATTACTATTTATGTACCTGCTGAATCAGTTAATGAATATAAAGTTGCACAAAATTGGTCAGAATATGCCGATAGAATTCAAGCAATTCAATAATAAATTATTATATAAATCAAAAAGAGAACTAATTTATTTTAGTTCTCTCTTTTATTCTGTACCAATTGTCATTTATCTGTTTTCCATGTAATCAAAAACTTGTCGAACTCTGATTAGCAACTCATTTACAAATTCCTTGTCAATTTCTTCAGGCAAATTGCAATTTTTAATTGCTTCGTCCATTTCTGCTTTTTTCTTCTCACAATAATCAATCAAATAATCATATTCATATTTGTGATTTCTGATATCAAGCAGAAATTGTCTGTCACCAGCTTTTTCTCTATCAACATTCAATTCACCAGTTTTTGCAAGTTCAATACCCATTTGAATCAGACGAACGCAATGCATAATATTCTTAGAATCATAGTTCTTCTCAAGATTAGATTCATAACGTGCTTGGTTGCGTTTCTTTTCCCAATCTTTATAATCTTTGTATTGTTTGCAATGAGATTGGAAACCGTCGTCATTATAGCTCATCCAACAAATTGGTTTGTCACCTTTAACAATAGAATCAAGATGAACATAACATGAAGAACCATCCTCTTTAACTATACCATGATAGCCTTTAGGTTTAATTTCTTCATTATACAATTTAATCCATTTTGCAATATTGTAGGTTCTATTTGCTTCTTTTCCCCAAGTGACATTTGGCAATAAAGAATAATACAAATTAGTATCAAATTCATTAATAACACCCAAAAACTTATCGCCATCATCAGTCATCATAAACTCTGCAAACTCTTCAGCGGTTTTCCATTCCATATGGATATGTTGGCCCCAATCATAATAAACACCATACATTTGATCCATATTAGGAAGGTGGTTCAATCCGCAATAAATTTGCTTAAGTCCACGTTCTGCCAACCAATTCTGAATAGGTTGGGTGCCTTGCTTTCTAAAAGTATAACAGAAATCAATAGGCTCTTTTCTATCAACTATTGGATTAACAATCTTTTTGTTAAGCCCGCGGGCCTTGTGAATTTGTTCTATTGAATATGAAACCAATGCCTTAAATGCTTTCTTAGACAAAAACTTATGTCGATTCTCAAGAATAATATCCATAACAGGGTGTTTATATAGAATACATCTCTCAGGAACAAACAATGCTTCCAGCATATTAGGGTTGGAATTCAAAAGCAATTCAAGAAAACGGCCGACTTCATACCAGACATTATCGTTCTTTTTATCTGCGATTTGCTCACAATAATTAGAACGAAGTCCAAGAAGTCGTTTATTATCAGTGATATATACACCGCCGCTGTCAACATCAGAAGTTTCTACATTCAATCCGTATGCATGAGAACCCCTAATATATTGGTAGATTAGCCTACCAGAATTTTTAATATCTTCAAATGTTTCTTTCATATTAATGTGTAATTTTTCCAGTTTTAATATATTCGTTTTTACATAATTCTATCTTTTTCACGCTCGTGATTATTTAAAATTTGTTTAATTTTAAACAAATCATGACTAATATCATTCAGTGTTAATGCAATAAATAACAACACGCCAATAACTATTGAACCGAAAAAAATAATAAATACTTCCATAATATAATTAATTTTTTAATTAATATTCAATTTTCCTAAATTCTGGCTTATATGTCATTGTAATTCCAGGATGCTCAGTAGGATCATCTGATGGAACAAACATTACTTTATCAGTATGAATCATTTTTCGACATAATTCAGCGTCGGCGCCGCTATCAATAAATAATTCTCGATTCCAATATAAATCTCCGTCACATTGAAATACTTCATTATAAATTATTTCATTGATTTTGTCAATAAACTCTTTTCGATTTTCAGGACGATTATCCAGAATTTTATTCAATTTGTTACAAGTACGTTTAAAAGTTTTCATAATATTGTTATTTTTAATTTCAATGCAAAATTAACACTTTTTATTTAAATTAAAAAATAGAAGTTAAAAAATAGGTCACTTTTTCAAGCAACCTATTTCATTATTAAATATTCTAGAGTTTTTCTCCACAAAATGGACAGTATTTAAATTTTGTTTTAACTTTACGCCCACATTGCGGACAATATAACTTTTCTAAATCTTCTTTATAAATAGGTTTCTGAGATTTTGGGAGAAGCTTGATCTCTTCAGTTGCAAATGGCCAGCTCTCAATATCTAAATCTATTGTAGTAAATCTTTGATTTGAATACCCACCTTTTTCTACACGTCCAGTTTCAGTTGGTTGAGTTATTTCTTTACTTTTAACTTTAGATTTTGGATTGTTTGAATATGCAGAGTCAGTAGTGCCAATAGTTGCATCTATATTGTATATTGTAGAATAATTGCAAGAATAAGAATCCATTGTTGCAGCATTAGATGTTAGAGAAGTACTAACTAAATCATTTGTTGAACATGTAATACCTGTATTGTTCCAATATGGTGCAGAATTAATTTCAACTTTTCCATAATATCCACAATATGGTGGAAGATTTATAAGATCATGTAATCCTCTATTCCAATTATAATGTTGTTTTTCTTTATAGAATTTTACTTTAATATCACCATTATTTCTAATAGCGTGTTTAACTTCTTCTACATTAGCTTCTACTTCATAAATGTCAAATCTAAATTTCTTAGCTTCATCTAAATAGCGTTCTAGCCAAATCAATTGACCCGGCCGAATAATAATTTTTTCACCAAGAGATTTCCCATTAACAAAAACTTCAGCAGCGACAGTTTCTGTAGTTGGATTAAATAATTTAATTTGGAATTCGGAATCTTTGTCAAGATAAACAGTTCTTCCGTAAGAAGTTTGATACTCTTTTAAAAGAGATTTGTTGACAGCAATAGCTGCCATGTTTGAATAATTAGTTTTTTTCATAAGTCATTTAAATTTATTTTTTATAACTCAACTATAATATCTTTGAATCTTTAACAATTCTCAAAGGATCTAAAAACAATCCCGATACTATAGTTTTGAAATTTTAAATTATATAATTATTTATTATAAAAGTTTAAATTATAAAAAATTTAAAAATTTCTGAAATAAATATAAAAAGAAAATAATTTTTAAGAGTTGAGCGACTTAAAAACTATTTTAGAATTATAGTTTATAAATTATAAAGCATTTTAATGTTTTATTATTCAGCTTTCCGATTTAAGAATAATAATCATTTTAATGCTTTTATTTTGTTTATATGAAATTAGTTGAACAACATATTATAAAATCT